CTAGCTAAAAGAGGAACTTCTCTCTACAATTTAAGTGAAATTAGTAAGTTAGAGATTCCAAAGATTTCTCTAGAAAAATTTAATGAAATATGAAAATAATCATACCTGCTAGGGAAGGATCTAAGGGGTTTCCACACAAGAATAGAGCGCTTTTTAAGTATACTGCTGAATCAATCCCAATTGAGATTAGAGAAAATGTTTACGTTACTAGCGATGACTCTAAGATACTTGAGATGGCGGCTACTGCTGGTTTTAACTGTATAAGTCGACCTATTGAACTAGCACAAGACAATACTTCAATGAAGGCAGTAGTCGAACATGCCTTGGGTTTAATGGATGTTTCTGAAGACGAGTTAGTCGCAGTATTATATCTTACTTATCCTGAAAGACGATGGGTCGACTTAATAGATGCAGTTGCCTTCTATATTATGATGGAACCAGCAATGCCAGTAAGCTCGCTTCTCTGTAAGAAGCCTGCTAAAACAAGCCCTTTTCTATTAATGTATGATTTTGGTCACCGTGGCAAACAAATAATTAAACATGATCTATATCGTCGACAAGACTATCATGAATGCTTCGAGCTATCTCACTTCATCGTATTGGTTAGGCCCAAGAACATAAATAAATTAAATAACAATCTCTATGATAGCGAGACTCTTTTTTGGGAGATCGAAGATAAGATTGATGTAGATTATGAAAAAGACTTCTTAAAGATTAATGACAACTGATTTAGTAATAGTAACAGAAGCAAGCGATAAGTATTTTAAATACTCTATAACTAGCACATGTAGCTTTTTAGAAAATAACAAATGGTTTAGGGGTCAATTGTACTTTTTAATCAACTCACAAAATCCTTTATCTAATGTAAATAAAGCAATACTTTTATCAATTTATCCTGACATAACTTTTATTAACATTGAAACTTCAAGACTTTTTAAGTTAGTTGAAGCTAAATTTCACAAGTTACATACATATCCAATGGCTTCAATTCAGGATCTAAGTAAGATTGCTGCACTTGACTCATTTAAAGAAAACGTCTTTTATTTTTCTAACTTTTGTCTCTTTCTAAATGATGTATCTTCAATCTTTAAAACAGAAGGTGACTTTATTTTTTCAGAAACAGTTGAGCTTTTTTATCTTAAACGATATTATGTTGATATACCATCTCTTAAATATAGCATAGAAAACGTTAACTCATTAGGACTGGGTCAGACGCATTCGTTTATATGTAATATGCTAAAGTCAACCAGCCAATGTAAACAAATATCTGAAAAACTATTTAGTTCAAAAGAGTTTTTAGACAGTAAGTTTATTCAGCTTCAACATAAATTAAAAACATCAAATTGCATATATTTTAATGATCTTCTCTCCCAGGAGACAGCTAGAAAAAACCCAATCGTTCTTTCACCAAACCGCTCAAATTCAAAGATAAACAGAATATGGTTGAATAAAAGTAATGAGTACAATCGGCAAGCAACGCAAATTCGTTCTAATTTCGTTTACAATTATTTAAAAATAGTCGACTCTGGTCGCGAGAAGACACAAACTGCTGACTTTACTAGAAAAATGGACGCTGTAAATAGACTGCTTATGGAGTCTTCTCGCGAATCTAGTAACTATCAGTTAAATAAGTCAAAACTTATAGCCAGCATAGCAGAAACCGACAATTTGATCGCTAATGGATTTACTGAAACTCAACCAGTAAATGGATACGATACTGCTTGTGTAATTGCTTTTAAAGGAAGACACCGTATAGTTGAATTAAATGTTGAAACGTTATGTAAACAGACAATATTACCTGCAATAGTCTTAGTTATATCTAATACTGCTGATGCACAATTTTGTAAAGAATTAAAAAAGAAATACGATAATGTGTTTTTTACAATTCATCAAAACTATCCAATTGGTGGAAAATGGCAAGCTGGCGTCACTTACGCTAAGCGTTTAAATGTTAAAGGTTTGATGATACTTGGATCAGACGACTTACTCTCATTAAACTATTTTTCTGAATGTTACTCTAGTATAGATGAAGGCTTTGGTTCTAGTAGAAATGGGTTTGATTTAGTTGGAAATCGTTCATGGTACATATATGACCTCGATAAGAATCTTTATTTTCTACAATACAAACCTGAAGTGCCTATCTTTTTAGGAGGAGGTAAGATGTTTTCTAAGAATTTTTTAGATAAAGTAAATTGGCAGATTTTTAAAACACTTAGACCTATTCACCTAGACGATTTTGGATATGACTTAGTTAAAAAACATGGAAACAGTATGAAATTAGTCTCGTTAGACAGTTTTATATTAAGCATTAAAGGTTCTTGGGAAGTTATAAACCAAACAAAACAAATACTTGCTGCTTCTAGTAGAATAACTCATAAAAAAATTGAATTATTGAAAAAGGCAGAATTAATTAATAGTTTAAAAATAACTAACATAGATGACTACCTTACGTGAAATATTAAATTTTTTAGGTTCGGAAACTCAATTTAAACTCTTTGGAGCGACTCTTGATTCTACTATTGAAAAACCTTCAAATTTATGTGAAAATAATAGTGTCCCATTTCTTATTTTTTGGGTGAATGACAAAAACGTAGATAAAATTAAATCAGTTAGGACAGGAATAGTCATTTCTCCACAAATAATTGAATTAGATTCTTTTAATGGGGCAATCATACTTTGTGATCGACCTAGGAAAGCATTTATGGATGTAGTTAGAAAGTTCTTTTATGAAGATCATCAAACGCATACTGCTAGTTGTATAGGACAGGGTAACTTCATTGATGACGACGTAAAGATAGGAGATCGAGTAAGAATCGGTCATAATAACGTTATTCATAAAGGAACTATAATCAGTGACGATGTTAGTATAGGTTCAAACAATACAATCGGCGGTGTTGGTTTTGGTTATGAATTAGATGAAAATGGAGAGTATGAACTTGTTCCTCATATCGGTGGAGTAGTAATTGAAAGAAAAGTTGAAATAGGAAATAATAATTGTATAGATCGTGCAGTCTTAGGTAATACAATAATTGGTGAAAATTGTAAAATTGATAATTTGGTTCATATTGCGCATGGAGTAAAGCTAGGTAATCACTCACTAGTTATTGCTAATTCAATGATTGCAGGCAGTGTTAGTATTGGAGAAAGGTGTTGGATTGCCCCATCAACTTCAATAATAAACAGTTGTACTATCGGTTCTGATTCAATGACAGGTATCGGATCGGTCGTGCTTAAGAGTGTCGACGATTTTACTTTAGTTGCTGGAGTACCTGCCAAAAAATTAAGAGATTTATGTGTGGAATAAGCGGAATATTAATTAATTCAAATAGCGTCTTTAACGAAGCTCATGCAAGTTCACTGCGAATCATGAAAGAGTCGCAAGAGTTAAGGGGACCTGACTTTAGTTGTGAAGTTAGCGGTGACAGATTTGGGCTTGCTCATAATCGTCTTTCTATAATAGACCTTAGTGAATCTGGAAATCAGCCAATGGAATACTTGAATCACTTATTAGTATTTAATGGAGAGATATACAATCATTCTGAGTTAAGGTCGACATTATTAGCAGACGGAATGACTTTTGATGGGTCTTCCGATACTGAAGTCCTGCTTAAATCTTTGGTCACAAGAGGAGTTGAAGAAACTCTTAAATTAATCAATGGAATATTTGCTTTCTGTTTATATGATAAGGGTACTGGTGATTTTTATTTAGCTAGAGATAGAATGGGAGAAAAGCCTCTTTTTTACTATATTGATAACGATGATAATCTTTATTTTTCATCTAATCCAGGTGCTATTGTAAAGGCATTACCTCAAATTGAATGGAAATTAGATCTAGAAGCAGTCTGGCAGTACTTTTTGTTGGGCGGCATATTCACTAACTTAACTCTATTCAATGGAATAAAAAGACTTGATTCTGCGAGTGTGCTATCCAGTTCTAGTGATTCTATTGAAATCAAAAAATACTGGTCACCGTGTTTTAAACAAAGAATCACCGCACAAGAAGTAGAGGATTCTATTGAAAAAGCGATATTAAGTAAAACAATGTCAGACGTTCCAATAACTCTATTCTTAAGTGGAGGAGTTGACTCAAGTCTAGTTGCAGCTATCATTAAAAAAATAGATGCAGTCCACTTAACTTCACCAGAAGAGAGTCATGCTCGAGATATCGCTAAGCTTTTTAAGATGGACTTTTCATTAGTCATTCCTCAAGATTTTGATATACTTGCATGTTTAACACACTATGCTGATTTTTCCGGAGAAGCAACACTGTCTGGTTTTATACCATATATCACAAGCAAAGAAGTCAGTAAAAAATACAAGGTTGCACTGAGTGCAAATGGTGCAGACGAGCTCTTTTTCGGATACACTAGAATACCTACCCCAAACATCCCAAAAAGTTTCTTTGATAAGCGCAAAGCCGCAACTAGACTCAACATTGATGCACCGTCCTTTTCTGAAAGAGATCAAGTATTCAACATATTTAGACACCCTAGTAACTTTAATGTTCCTGGGCTACTTGATGAGAGAACTGAATCCGCTGTTTTTGACTTAATTTCTCCAATACTCTCTGAGCTCTCTAGTGATTTTCCTGAGACTTCAAAATATCGATGGTTAGAATTAATGACCTATGTAAAGGGCGATCTGAATTCTACTCTTGATTTTTCAAGTATGGCAAATTCCTTAGAGGTTAGAGCACCTTTCCTAGACCATGAATTAGTTTCAGTGGCTTTAAGTTTACCTGAGAATCAACATATAAGCAGTCGATTTGGAAGAAAACACTTTTTGAAGAAAATGTTAAATGATAGAGGAGTAGCTCAACACCACTGGAACCGTGAAAAGATTGGGTTTAGTTTGATAGACACATATCTAACACAAATAGATTCACTAAAAGACTGTGCTGTTTCTGAACTATCTGAAGACGGCTATTTAACAATTTCATGTATAACAGAACAGTCAGGTAGAGACTTAGTATACCTTAGGAGTGCAGCACTAGGTTTCTGGTGCTGGAAAAAAGTTTGGATAGACTCTGGTCTAGTTAAAAAATAATGATAAGATGAGTATATTAGTACTTTCACCACATACTGATGATGCAGAACTAGGCTGTGGTGCTACTATTTCAAGACTAGTAAGAGAAGGAAATAAAGTCAGAGTTGCTGTCTTCTCTATGTGTAAAGAGTCTTTACCTAAGGGTCTAGCACCAGATACATTAAAGACTGAATGTATTGAGTCTTTAACATCATTAGGTGTTCTAGAAGAAGACATTTTATTCTATGATTATCAAGTAAGAGTATTTAATTATGCTAGGCAGAGCATCCTAGATGACATGATAGTCTTAAAGAAAAAATTAGAACCAAAACTTGTTTTTATTCCATCAGTTGATGATTACCATCAAGATCATAAAACTATCGCTGACGAAGCAGTTAGGTGTTTTAAGAATAACTGTTCAGTGCTTTCATATGAGCTTATTTGGAACAACACTAGCTTTAAGAATCAAATTTATTACGATCTTTTAGAACAAGACGTTCAAAATAAGATAACTGCCCTTTCAAAATACGAAACTCAAAAAAATAGAATATACTTTCAAAACAATTTTATTCAATCTCTTGCAACTGTTCGTGGAGCACAAAACGGGATACGTTATGCTGAGGTTTTTGAAGTAATTCGATACAAAATATAAATATAATATGGGAACTGAACTAGATAATAATTGGTATAATGAAGTATTTAAAACTGGAGGCAGTGAATACATGTATTTTTTAAAATATGATAAGACTCCATGGTACCCTGTTTGGAAAATAATAGCGGCTAGGATAAAGGAACTGGGAGCTATTAACATATTAGACATAGGCTGTGGCCCTGGTCAATTTGCAGACTGTTTATTAAGTGAAATAACTAACGCAGATGCATCTTCAAATATTCTACCCCAACTAAACTATATAGGTATTGATTTTAGTTCTGTTGCAATTGACTTTGCTAATAAACTAAATCTGCCTGCATCCTTTATCGTTGCTGATGCTACTAGCTATGATTATTCTCAAGTAGACTATGATTTAGTAGTCACTACTGAGTTTTTAGAGCACATTACTGATGACTTAGGTGTATTGAGTAAAATAAAAAAAGGTTCAGTAATTTTAGCAACGCTACCTAATCAAGATTCAGAAGGACACGTCAGATTTCTTTCAAAAAATACAAATACTGCTAAGTCTCAAATAAAACAAAGGTATTCTGGTCTTTGTAAAATAGTTTCAATAAAAAAGTTTTCATATGTAAATAATCGAGACAATGCTGATTTCCTAATTGAAATGATAAGGCTATGAAAGTTTTAGTAATAGTCCCAATGTACAATGCTTATAAGTTTATTGAAGAGTGTTTGACTTCTATACTTTCTCAAAACGTTGATTCTAGAGTAATCGTAGTAGATGACGCATCCAAAGATTTTAGCAAAAGAAAAATAGCTATGTTTAAGGGAGTAGAATTACTAACAAACAGTAAAAATATGGGAACCTATTATTCCATAAATACTGCGCTAAAACACGCAGAAGCTGATCCTACTTGGACTCATTACTTAATACATGGTGCAGACGATGTTTCTTACCCAAACCGGTTTAAAAGTCAACTTAACTACTTTAATAAAAACGGAACAGTTGCAGTCGGTTGTAGGTTTGTTAGAGTCAATCATCTTAATGGAACAAATAAACCTTCCAATCCCCAGACAAACGAGTCAGTTTTAATCATAGATAGAGCAGTCTTCAAAACCTTAGGTTATTATGATAGTACTAGATTTGGCTGTGATACTGAATATAAAAATAGAATTAGACTTGCTTATCCTAATGGAATAGCTCAAGTAAATTCAATACTCATTAAGTCATATTTACATGAAAATAATTTAACTAGAAAAATACCAATTGGTGGTAAAGAGAGAAAAGATTATGTTAATGCATTTAATAAAAGGCATATAGAGATGAAAAGGTCCGGTAACTTTTACAATAGTTTTTAAGATCTTTAAAAATAACAAAACAATAAAATGAAAGTTGCAGTAATTGGACTTGGCTTCGTAGGCTCTGCGATGTTTGAAAGCTTTAAACAGAAAGGAGTGACTGACCTAATTGGTTATGACAAATATAAAAAAATAGGTTCTCTAGAGTCGTGTCTAGATTCAGATATAATCTTCTTATCTCTACCGACTCCTTATCAAGAAAGTACGGCAGAATACGACAAATCAGCAATCGTCGAGACTTTAACTTTTTTAGCAATTGAAAGTTTTACGGGTTTAGTTGTGCTAAAGAGCACAGTTGAGCCTGAGACTACTGTTAATCTTTCTAGGGTATTTTCAGGTCTTTCTATAATACACAATCCTGAGTTTTTGACCGAGCGTACCGCTCTTGTAGATTTTAATAATCAGTCTCATATTGTGCTAGGGACTGGACCTTCATGTGGAGGAGGACAGTTAAAAAAAGCAGTTGATTTTTATTCTAAGTTTTATCCAGATGCTAAAATATCTGTCTGCACTTCTACTGAGTCTGAAAGCATGAAGATCTTTGCTAATTCTTTCTATTCAGTTAAAGTTCAGTTCTTTAATGAGATTTATTTACTTTGTGAAAAGATGGGATGTAACTACGAATCAGTTAGGGACCTTATGTTAGAAAACAATTGGATAAATCCAATGCACACGCAAGTGCCCGGCCCAGATGGACTCCTAAGTTATGGAGGTTCATGTTTCCCAAAGGACACAAGTGCACTACTTAAGTATATGAAAAAATATGAAACTCCATTTAAGGTCTTGGAGGCAACTGTATTAGAAAGAAACGAGATGAGGCCTGATAAAACTAATATTATAAGCTAATGAAACTTGGAGTATCCTATATTGTGTTTGATGGAATAGAACTCCTAGAACACTCAATCAAACAGATAAGAAAACATGTAGACTATGTACAAGTAGTCTATCAGACTGAATCATGGTTTGGCCACAAGATAAAAAACGAGGACCTAATTATTCTGAACTCTCTAAAAGTTAGAGGATTAGTCGACGAGTTAAGTAAGTTTTCTAACTTTACTCCATTAAAAGACAGTATAGCTAATTCAATAGCTAGAGCAAAGTCATATGAAATGGAAAAGAGATATTTTGGTCTAAAGAGTGCTCTTAAAAAAGGCTGCACTCATTATCTTTGCATGGATGTTGATGAGTTTTATGTAGAAGAACAGTTCGCGATTGCCAAATCAGAGATCGAGAAAAAAGATTATAGTTTGACTGCTGTTCGATTCATAAATTATGTAAAACTTCCTACCTTACATCGAGGATATGATCCTTCTCGAGTACCTTTTATCTGTAAAATCAACGAGTCTTCCAAGATGACTAATCGGTTTTTCGTAAAGTGTGATCCTACTAGAGGAATATCATCTAATCCAACCACTACTCATGAGTTTGACAATAATATCATCACCATGCATCACATGGAAACTGTAAGAAAAGATCTTAAAACAAAGTATGAAGCGACCACTCGGGCACTATTCAAGAGATCAAGCGCAAGTACTCTTATCAATAACATAAATAACGTTAGTCACGCAAATCCTGAACTAAACTTCAACAAGATCATCTTTCCTGCCCTAGCCAATATCAAACTTAGACCTTGCGAAAATATATTTAAAATACCATACGACGAATGGAAAAAGTAAAGATAATCGGTGAGATTGGACTAAATTATGCATACGGTAAAGATACTAGTCTTTTTATAGGTAATGTCAAGCGGCTAATAGATGTTGCAGTTATTGCTGGCTGTAGCTATGTAAAGTTCCAAAAAAGAAACCCTGACTCCTGTGTACCTGAAGCAGAGAAGAGTAAACCTAAGTTAGTTCCTTGGAGAAAAGAAGAGACTACTTACTTACAGTACAAAAAAGATATTGAGCTTTGGGAAAAGGAATACGATGAGATTGATGATTATTGTAGAGAGAAAGGAATCAGCTGGTTTGCATCGGTCTGGGACAAGGATTCTGTTGATTTCATGCGAAAGTATCACACACAACTGCCCAACGGAAAACGTGGTGTCATGGTAAAGATACCTTCTGCCCTAATAACTGATCTCGACCTTCTTACCTATGCTAATGAGTGTTGTGATGAAGTACTTATTTCTACTGGGATGAGTAAACAATCAGAAATAGACTCAGCAATAGTCGCAGCGCAACCTGGCGTAGTTTTTCACACTAATTCCACCTATCCTTCGCCTAATCATGAATTAAACCTTGACTATATTACTTACTTGAAACATATCTCTAGTGAATTCGATAGAAAGTTCGAAGTTGGCTATTCTGGTCATGAGTTTGGACTCACAACAACTGTCGCAGCCTCAGTAATAGGCGCAACTTGGATAGAACGCCACATAACTCTAGACAGAACCCTTTGGGGTAGCGATCAGATGGCCTCAGTTGAGCCTCAAGGTCTAATTAAATTGGTAAAAAGCATACGTGACGTCGAATCATCTCGTGGAGGATATGGCGCTAGAGAAGTTTTACCTTCTGAGATGCAAAAGAGAAAAACACTAAGAGGAAAATAAGCAAAACCAGTATGTCTAGGAAAATAACAATCAAAAATGTGCTTCAATTTATCGAAGGAAACGCTAAAATGTTTGGTGATTATATTGACCTGTTACCTCATCATGAAAAGGAACAAGTAGTCTATCGTAGTTGGGTATGCAGAGAAGACTGTATTAAGCTAGGTTATTGCAAACAGTGTGGGTGTTCGGTTCCTGGCAAACTTTACGTAAAGGAGTCATGTAACGATGGTGAACTTTTTCCTGACCTAATGGACGCAACTTCTTGGAAAGAATATAAAGAGTCAAAAAAAATAAACCTAGATGAAATACTTCATTGATATCGATGATACTATACTTGAACTAATAGTAAAGACAGATTACTGCACAGCTATCGCAATTCCAGAAGCAATTGCAAAGGTGAACTCACTATACGAAGAAGGTCACCATATTGTTTTGTGGACGGCTAGAGGAACTGTTACTGGCAGAGACCTTTCTCAACTTACTAAATTACAGCTAGAGGAGTATGGCGTTAAATACCACGAGCTTAGGTTCGGTAAGCCTGCATACGATGTTTTTATAGACGATAAGGCAATAAATGCTAGAGAATGGTTAAAGAGCTAAAAATACTCGTCCTAGGTAACGATCCTCAAATAAATCAAATTGACTTCAGTCGACTTGACCCCAGTGTGATCACGCTTGGCGTTAATCGAATCTGGTTAAAGCACATACCTAATTTCTTTTTCTTTAACGATTTTGAGATACTCAAGGAACTAGAAAAGAAGCCTGAGGTAGTCAAGGCACTAGTCTCAAAATCACAGTGTTTTAGTAGCGACTGGTTAAATAAGTCAAAGAAAATAAAAAATTTACCAGACTGGATTAAAGTCTACGATCGACCCAATAAAAAGTCTCTACCTGATTCAGTAACAACTGCTATTTCCATATTTAAGTCACACTACCTCAACTATCGTACAGCGACTTTTTATGTTGCGGGAGTATCTTTAAAATGGGCAAATCCTAGTCATTTTTGGAAAGAGCTAGATTATGATTCTTTAAATAAACATGATGAAACGTGGTACGATCCTAGGTTTAAGCTAATGTTAGAAAACTTTAAAAATCTATCTACTAAAAATAACAGCATAGTCTCAGTACACCCCGACTCGCTACTCAATAAATACTATCGTTATGAAGGTATTGAAAATCTCTACGTAAATTAACCTGGGATTGCAGAAAGTAATTTAGTGACAGTCGTTATTGCTGCGATTAGTGCAATCACAGGTGCAGGTACCTTAAATTTTAATTTTGTTGCTATCATTAGAACAGTAGTCAACGATGACAGCACGACATTCAAAGTTTTAAGAATGCTTTTCTTAGTCTGCACAGCCACACCTAGCGTATATGCTGGATTAGGGACAGCTGGCGGTAATGCAGCTGGTAATGCAGCGTTTGCAACAGTTGCTGTAACTTCAGCTGGAATAGAGTCTAGTGCTTCTTTTGCTATTTTATATTCCTGTTTCATCTTGATTATTTCCTCTTCAACCATTGGCTCAAGACTCTTTTTTACACCATCAAGCACAGCCTTTGCGTCTTCTTTTGCCTTCTTTTCTGCCTCTTCTTTAGACATTCCTCTCTCTATGTTTTCCTCTTTATCAGCATCAATCATCTTTAGGTATCCACCTAAATTTTCATCCTTCTTAATTATGTTTTCTATTACCTTGTCCTTATTTAACCCAGGTATGTCTGTACCTAGGTTACCTAATTCTTTGATTCCTTTTATTTGTTCTGCTAGTTCTTCCATTACTTTGTTTTTGTTGTTTTACTAAGTACTACACCTGGTAGTAATTGTGGAATAGGTGGCGCTCCTGAGCCTGGGTGAGTGTGAGCATTAAAAAGCTTTAAAAAAGTCTTACCTTTAATCAAATATTCAGCAATTGCTGCTGATGATGATTTACCTAATTCAATATTTGGAGAATCAATAATTACCTTATTATCAGTCTTCATAGTTATTTGATTTTCTTTGTCTATATTAATTGACGCTCCTTTTACTGAAAGAGTGAGTCCTTTACTTACACTAAACCAGATCTTTAATTCCTGGTCCCCATCGAAAAGAACTATATGACTTCCTGCATACTCAGAGTTTAGTTCTCCCTTAACGTCTTCTGCTAATTCTTGTAGAGCAAAATATTCAGGTGAATATGGGTTACCGTTATCAAAAACAACTGCAACTACTGAATTCAGTTTAGGTATAGAGACAGCTCCGCCCTTACCTGCTTTCCCAAAAACAGTTCCCCTATTTTTAGGAAATGCCCAAGGTATATCTTCAACTGGAATTTCGTCATATATACTTGCTACTCTTACCTTTGCCCTACCTTCTTTTCTAGGATCTTCGATATCCACAATTATTCCTAAGAATTGTTTATCTAAGAGGTCATCAAAGTCTCTAGCCGTTATATCGTGATTTCTACTCATCTGTTATTATATCTTTAGATTTAATTTAGTTTTAATCGTATACGTCTCCTAAATTAGTCGGAGAAGACGGTTTTTGTTTGTCTGGATATACATCACCCAAGTCTTTTACTGGAGCATAGAGAAGGTTTGTAATAGGGTCAGTCACCTTGTTAGTAAGACCACCTATTGTCTTTAATCCATTTGAAACGGCCTCTATGCCTTTAGCTGCCGCATTACCTACAAACGGTAGACCTACTACTGAGTCTAGTACACCAGCACCAGCAGCTAAGATTTTTGCCTGTCTCCATGGATTATTCACCCTGTTCTTTGTAGCATCATCATAGAGTTTAGTTCCATCGTAATATCCACTCTCTTCCTCAAAATAACCTACCTTTATATCAAACGTACTAGTGTTAGGCGTGCTTTTAGTAGCTATCTCCATTGGTTGTGGTCCACCTGCAAAGCTACCACTGAAATCAAACTCACATTGTCTACACTTAAATTTCATGAATCCAAACTGTTTGATGGTACTGTTTGCGTCATCCATTAGACCTAGCCCGCTCAGCGACGATGATATTTTACTAGCAACTCCGTTTATTGCTGCTGTGTTTATACCTAGTGCGTTTGCAGCATTACCCGCTAGTCCTGGTATTTCAAACCTCATATTTCTAGTTTCTGCCACCCAAACTTCCATCGTAAACCATCTTAAGTTTTCAGGAACCCTGGCAAGCATTGCCTCTTTGTCATATATCGCTGCTCTATACAGGTTTGCAAGCTGACTTATCCGTAAATCTACTGCCTCTAGCGTCTCAATCGTTAGAATTTGATCGTATTTCTTAGCACTAGTCATGTCAGTTGCAGCCTTATACATCTTATCCAAACCTCCAATGCTTTGAAAGTACCAAGGTGTTTTCGTAGAAATGTAATCTAGCGATCCCTTGAATGTAGCTAGTGCATCTTCCATGTCGTTTCTACCAATTGACCCCAAGTAACTACTTGCAGAATTTGGATTAGCCGTGCTTCCTTGTGCGAATAGTGGGCTGGCCCATAGAGAGTTTACAGTTAAATTATCAAGTCCGTCAAAGCTAAAATCTATACCAAAACTTAGGTAAGTAGGTTCGTCAAAGGGATCAGTTACATACCCTCTTCTAAATCCATTTACGCTTCTAGCTACATTAAAAAAGTTAAACATTTGGTGTCTTTATTTTTTTAGAAGCAACCCATTCTCTTCGAGCTAAGATCAGCTCTGTGCTAAATTCTTTAGCCTCTCCATCGAAATAGTATTTTGCTCCTTTTACCCAATATTTACCGCTTAGCTGTACATCAGGCACCTCATCTTCTGCCTTACGATTACCTTCGTTTGCTGGTTTTCTTGGATCATTCTCTTTTCTAATCTGGTCAGCAACTCTCTGCGTTATTATCACCGATATCACCGATCCTCTGATCACCTGAAAATTTATTCCAGCCAAAGATATTTTAAGCTGTATCTTTTCTAATTCCTTTAGATTTATATCGTTTGCTATTTTAGCATGATTCCAGTTTTGATGAGTGTTACCGTACTCAATATTCATCCACTTTTTAAGACCTACATCAGATAATCCCTCAGGCTCAGGTAAAAGTACCTGGTCTTCAGCGAGTCCAACCGTGTTTGTTGGAGCTACAAAATAGTCTACGAACTTATCAGCCGGCTCTCCCTCTAACGTATAATCGTAATAATAAATCCTCTTCTTGTATCCACTGCTCTTTAAAATTTGACCTTGGTCTGAATGTAGAGAAAGTCCTACTATGTAATGAGGTTTCCCTTTGCTGTTTTGCATAGTAGTAAGAAAGTTTAGAGTAGTAGAATCGCTTTCTTCTGATTTAGAAAGTGAGCTTGTATCGATTGCACCAGCATCAAGGTGAGTATTAAAAGTACTGTCTGATTCCATTTGCATGAGCTGTACATTAACGTTTATATAGTTTAAACAGTATTCTTTGTTAACAAATGAAGTAAAAAAAGAGTCTTCATCCTGATAAGAGTGACTAATTACGTCTTTTATAAAGTTAGCAGGGCTAGTGTTAAAGTTTAACCACGTCATTGAGTCTGCTGGCTTAACTAAGTTTTCAGCAAAACCTATTTTTAGTTCCTCTGCCACTTTAAATAGAGCATCCTTTGAGGTAAGGCTAGCATAGCTCTTAGAGACGTTGTTATAGAATCTAGGTATGAACAGTTCCCCTTTTATGACGTATTCTATTCCACCTGATGCTGAATCAGAATTTCCTTTTTTAGTCGGTATAGATCGAATTGAAGTTATTAACCAGTCTTGGCGTAACGGCTTAAATTTTCCATTAGCTACTTTCACATAGGAACTAACTATCATATTTGTTTTAGGAAAAGAATTTCCATTAAACTCTCCAGACTCATCAACGAAGATTAGAGTCATACTTGGTAAAAAGTTAGTTTCATCTATTATAAACGAATCTATATTAAGAACGGAGTAGCCATTTATTTGTATGAACGGCTCGTCTCTACCTGCAGTTTGCGCAGTACTTGGTCTATGATTGGGCTTTTTCGTAAGGGCAAGTGACTTAACATCTCTAGAGTCGTCTAGATCAGTCAGTTCTACCAAGCTTAAGGTTGGGTCCAGTGTAGTAAGTATGATTTGGTCCAGTGCCATGTTATAATTTAGTGTTATTGTTTAAGTTAGTTATCACCCTATCTCTACTTAAAGATCCGCTCTTATTAGATTCACTAGACTGTGACATGCTTCCACCTAGCACAACTAGACCGTCTCTAGTTACAATATTTTTTACTCCAGTCTTATTAACGTTTGAAGGAACAAGTTCCTTTACCTTTTTTCTAAGAGCATCAAGTCTCTTAACATCAGTATTGTTTCTAGGTTTAACTAATTTCTTCTCATTACCGTTCGAGTCGACAACCTCTCCTTTTTCAGGAACTGTCTTGGGTCCAACTGCACTTTGCATCAATGTATCCATCGGTGGAGAAAAAATAAGCTCACCAGGCTCAAACGAAAAAGGGTTAGATATACCGTTAAATTTTAAAAGAATGTCCCATAGGGAACTGTCTCCATATACACGATTTGCTAAGGTATCTGGTCGCATTGCCTCTTCCTCTTTTATTATGATTGGACTAAGGTTTAAGGATCTTGTTGGATACACAAAAGTAGCGCTTATTAGGTCGTCAATGACATCCCCAACTGCAGTTGTAAACTGCTTCTTTCTAGATACTATTTTATTTACTAACATTTCTTTTAATCTTTTGTAACTCTATTATAGAAGTAAGTAGGTAAGATATTCGAGTTTGCAAAGTTACTTCCATATGCTCTCTCTACTGCAGGTTTAAAATAATTGGATAAATTAGTAGACTCAGTGTCCCTGTCTTTTAATTGATCTGTTTTATATGCTTGCGAGTCAGTTGTTGTTGTAGTAGAGGTAGCTGTGCCAGCCGGATCAGTTGCCGCTGCTTTTATTTCTTGTGTACTTACAGGTAACCCATAATAACTGTTCATCCTAAGGGAGTTACTCTCACCGAAGGTATTTGAAGCACTTGAAGGTTGTGCTAACATTGATGCAGATAGAGGTCCTCCTCCCAAGTTAAACATAGATTCAATATCTTGTTTTGCACGTGGTCTTCCGTGCGAGAGTGTCACAGTAAACTTCATGCTTGTTGGGAACCCATCTTCGCCAAGTTCATCACCAAAGACTAGGGTACAGGTATCTAGACATAGATTACCGACCACCGCAATTGGTTCCATCGGGTTACCTATCATCATATGCCATTCACCTACTGCTCTACCATCCAATAAAGCTCTCATCACTAGTGGTTTTTGAATCACTGAACTTAGTCGTGAACCTACAAACATTTGACCTAGTTTAGAATCCTCAGCGCTACTTGTAAGTGCTTTTGTAATATCTTCTAAGCTTGCAGAAGCAGATAATTTATCCCCCAAGCTGTCTACCCAAGCCTTAAGATCTTTTGCTGCACCTATAAACTGAGCACCAGTTCCACTAATGACATCGATTGCTCCCTGTACATTGTTTCCCTTCTCAATATTATCTGTATTAAAACCTGGTGCTAAGAATCCAGTCTGCTGAAAATAACGTACACTTCCTCCCCAAAATGGAGCAGAGCTATATGTGAGTGAAAGAAAATTACTAAGCAGGTCAAGGAAGGCAACTTTAGGGTTTGCCCCAGACCAGGTCCTAAGATTGTATTCAAAATCAAGAGTTATTGCTTTACTCGTTGTTCCAAAGCTAAGTCCTGCACTTCTCATCTGTGTTGTATTAATCATATTTACTGGGCCTAATACTCGATTCCAATAAGGACCGTTCTCCTTATATGAATCCCTATCATAATCCTGCAAATTTTTATCCATTCCGCTTGCAGCCAGTCCATTGTTTTGAGAATTTCCCAAGGTTGCAATTAGAGCTTTTCTTAGGTTCTCATTTTCCTTTGGTATTCCAGCTGCGTCAAGTAGAGCCGCCACTTGAACCTCGTTTCCTTCAACCTCCTGCACCTTTGCAACTTTGTCCTCCCATGGAAATCCCCAATCTAGCTTTAATATCTCACTCAACTTGTTTCCAGTATCCACACCGAACCACGTGACTGCCTGAGCAAGCGGTACAAGCGGCAGGTTTTCTTTCGCTATCATTAAATTATCTTCTACTGGTACTGGATATCTTCTTAGTGTGATTAGTCGATTATTTGGTATCTTTCCATAATATTTACACCATAGAAAATCAGTGATCGAATATGGATATGGATATAGTGGTCCAGCTGAGTTTTTAGCATCTCTAGCATTATCATTTGCCCACTCTACAAGTTTAACAGCAGACGGGTTATGACTAGCACTAACGTCAGCGAGTCTAAGGCTTTCCGAGCTCGTAAAATTTTCAAGATTGACTGTGCTACGCTCATATTTTAGTTTATATGGATCGAGATTAATATTACCAGGGTTGCCAGTTCCTCCTCCAGGACCAGCTACTGCCTTTGCAAACTTAGAATACCTAAATACATTAAACGGATTGAATAGAGATTCAGTTGCAACTATTCTAATTGGTTGATTTGCAACACCGTCGACTGCTCCATCGACCTTAGTGTTATAAGCTTGGCCGTTAATTAATCCGCTAGCTGCAATTTGAGCAGAATTTGTTTGTGCTAAATCATTTACGCCAGGCATTATAATTTCTTTTTTTTATTTATTAAAAAACAGGACTAGTCTGAAAATTATTTCTCTTTCAAGAAATCTCCAAAATTCATTACCTTTTGACCGAACTTTTTGCTTTTCTTAGCCGTCTTCTTATTTACCTTCTTACCTGGGCCAGCTAAGAATAGCGGATCCACTGAGTCGACTGGTAGGCTGCTTGGAGTCTGATGAGTTTGGCCAGGGGCTTCAAGATTGATTACCGGAGAGCCTGTATCAGCAATAGAAAGCATGTCTTCTCTTAGTGGGCGTTCTCTACCAGTCTTACCTTCTGCCGATTTGAAGAACTGGGGACCTTCGCCTGCTTTATATTGACTCAAGCCTAGTGCATCTGTTCTAAGAGTCTTGGTGACTTTCTCTACGCCTTTATCAAAGTCTCGACCTGCCTGTTTTCCACCTACTACAGTTACTCCACCTTTAACTATGCTTAATATTCCATTAAAGATCGCCTTATTTGATGCAGCATTTTTTGCTGCAACTGCAGCATCTCCCCTATCGTCTATTCCAGACAATAGACCCGTCATAATTTGACCTAGTCCTTTAATAAAATTCCTTAGCGGACTCTCTGCTATTCGATCAGCCTCACTAACTGCTAATTTAACTCTAGTGTAGAGAGGTAGTCGAAGATCGGGTTTTAACTGGATTCCTTTGAAGTTACCCATGTTAATGTCCTTTGAAATATAATAATTTCTAATCTCTCTCTCTTTTTCTTTACTTATATTCTCAATCTTAGTGACTGCTTGAGTCTGTTCCTTTTCTGAAAGTACACAGTCTACTTCGCTCTCTATGTATTGTACAATCCATCTTTTACAAAGCTTTAAATAGGAAAGTTGACTCTCTTCTGAGCCGCTCTCTTTCACTCTAGGTCCAGCATTGAATTGAGAATTTATTGCTCCGTCTGGCATTTCTTGCTTTATAGAAAATTCCATCCAGACTGCATTCTGTTTTTCAAGAGCCTTAAATAACTTGTAATAGTCTCCTCCTGGAGGAAGTGCTTCACCGTTCTGTATCTTAGGTAGAAGACAAGAGTTCAATGCAGAAAAAAGTTTGTTCTTAATCATTGACTTCTTTTTACAAGTAGGCTTGGCTGGAGGCGGTAAAACCTTTTCTTTTTTCTCGATGGCTGGCTGAAGTACCTCCCTTGCACCAAGTGCATCGATCAGAGGCTTCCAATTTATTTCTAGTGATTCTCTACCTTCATCAGTATCGGGAATCTCGTCGATCTTATCAATATCAACTTCTATTGATTCAGCGACTTCTTTTTTTATCGCATCCTCAGTTGACTTAGAAAGCTTTTTAATAGCCTCTTTGATTCTTTTGGCTATTTTGATGTCTATCTCTACCTCATTACCTTCAGTATCTACCCTCATTAAGTTACTGATTTCAGTCTTAATCAGTGTCTCTACTGTACCATCTTCGTATTCTATTTCAAACTTATTACTTTCAGTACCTTCATCTACGTTGCCGATGCTCTTAATCTTAAAAGTATTCTCCTCTCCCCTTTTTCTTAAGTTATTATCTTTCTCTCTAATTGAAACTAGTGTCGCTGTCTCCAAGTCAGTTTCTGGCTGACTGTCTAGATAATTAAATATAGTGTAAAGCTTATAGATTCTATTGATGGCTAGAGACTCTCTAGACTTTAAGTTATAAAACTTCTTGAAGTCTTCTCCGTGTTTAAACCTTTTCTTTTCAGACGATATCTTGTTTAAATTACTTCTAAGGTTCTTAAGGTATGCTTGTAAAAAAGGAATCTTACTAGATTCAGTCATCTGTTTTATTAATCCCGCAAGCTCATTGGAATTTTTAATAGTGGATATTTGATCCTGTTCGATTCCATCTAATGTTTGACGAATTGCTTCAAACGATGTTGTTCTAGCTAAGCTATCATTAATATCTCCACCTATCTTCTCTTTTACTATTGTGAATAGCGTCGATAATTCACTAGGCTCTTCCTTATTCTCAGCATCATCGTCTTTTACTGGTGCACTAGATACTTTCTTTTTACTCTCAAATAAAGAGTTATGATTCATCCATTGGTTTAAATACTCAGCAAAACTCATAAGTCAATTCTTTTTCTTATTTATCTGCTTTGTAAATCTTTCATATGGTATTATCCAAAAGTCTCGCTTAACCTTTCCCTTTAGGTAGTCATATATGGAAGTATCCTCCTTTTCGTCAGGATGTTGAACCATTGCATTCTTTAAAGGTTCCTTTCCTTGAATGTACTTTTTATAGTTTTTTCTACTCTCATGTTCTGACATTTTACCTTAATTATTTTAGGGTCGTATACTCTCCCTTAACGAGGTTAATATGTTGTGCCTTACCGTTTTCATGAATGATTACATGTGAGTGTAGCCATCCACTGGCACCTATGTTATAACCTACTCTTAATTTAGTTGAAGTCCCAACTGCCAGTGCACCGTCCTTTCTACCTGGCGAGTGGTAGTGACCTACTACTATCTTGGTGTTTAGATTTCTAAATTGCTGTAGAGATCCTCTACTTCCACTAGCACCTATATCACCATGCTGACCTAACTCCCAACCATTAACAATATAACTATCGCTTCGTCCTAATGTTACGAAGTGAGGATATTTATTATTTATCACCCAAGGTATCACACCATTTGGTGCATCTCCGCTTAAGATAGCGGCAGAGTATTGCATGTATTCTAGTGAGTTCTTTGGAGTAATTGCTTTTCTCCAATCCGTGTTCTTTAACCACCTATCCAGAAAATCATCGTGATTGCTTCGAACTATTACTGTGTTGTAATCCTCAAACACTTCAAGTCCTTCTAAGAGGTCTTCTATCTCAGTACGTAGAGAATTAGTACCCTCCATTTCTTTTTGATACTGGATGAATGGATCCTTTTCTTCATGGTGACTAATCGATTTACCGTCAAATACGTCATGTAATACTACGTGGTCTGGATTTATCTTTTCCATTAATGAAACAGTAGTATCAAACACCCTCTGATCATGATGACCATAATGGATGTCTCCCCAAATTAGAGCAGAGACCCGATCCACTTCATCAACTCGACTCTCGCCGTCTTGTAAACTTACCTTATAGAAAAGATCACAGAAATTTCCATCTTCAGTAGCTGTGACCTGTCTCATGAAAAAGATATCGTTTCCTTTTATCTCGACAACAACAAAACCCAAAGTATGGTGAAACTCTCCCTTCTTGCCTGCTCTAGAATCAGTATAATTAGTTACAGTACAAGCACCAGTAGTCAACATCATCTTAGGTACGCTACCTTCTAGTACAGGTATCATTTCCATCTGTACTTTAGGCGAACCGAACACGCACGAGTTTATTCCGCTCATGCCCTGTAGACCAGTCATTGGGTTTACCGCAGTAGGCTGAATCTTAATGTCAGACATGATTGATACATACTTGTGAATATCATGGCGGTTTGCGTCTAAGTACTTCTCTATTCTCTTAGACCAAACATCACAGCCTTCATCAGTAAAAATAGATGTTGGATTCCTATATCTGCCAGCAATAACGTGGATGTCTGCATTTATAAAATCAGCGTAGGTCTCCATATTTAGAATAAAATTATCATGGACTGGGGTATCGTTCTGTGCCCAAGTTATGATAAATCTCTTCTTTCTTTTATTAAAAGATTTTGCTTTTGCTAGTTTTAATTGAGGTGATTCCTCTTGTGTCTTAGTAGTAAGTCCTAATTTAGATACCCATCTTTCTACTGTTCTGCTTGAAACGTCATAATGATCTGCAAGAGAAGCTATTCGTTTTTCCCAAGAGAGTTCTTTATTAAAGTAAGTTTCGCTAATTTTAATCTTGTCATTTTCTGTTAATTCTTTAAATCTCATAATTAAAGATAGATTTTTTTTGATAGTATATTATATCAAAAAAATCAAAGAAGTTCTTCTTTATTAAAGGTTTTATCAGATAGCCTAGGATCGGCGTTTTCACTGACTGGTGTTGAGACTCCAAGTTCTTTTTGTAAATTAAAGAATTCAGAATGTATTGGAGCTGGTGTTAACTTTTTAAATTCATTAAAATCAGAATTCATAATGGCTGCTAATACTTCTTCTGATTTTACTAAACTTGGCATCTCTACCAAGTTAAAGTCCTTTGACATCCTAATTGGAATATTTCTTTTTTTGATATAATCAAACTGAATTGCATAATCATGTAGTCGCCTACCACTTGTTCCCCAAAGTATAGGAGAATAGTCAGATGAAAGAGACTTAAGCACATCATCGATGAATCCGCTGTTAATTATTCTATAGTCTTGTATAAGAGTCGGGTTGGCTTGCTGAATTTTACTTAACATGATATTAAGAAACTTCTTAGATATAGGAGAGCCCTTAGTCTTTTTGTTTGGATGAATAGCAATCAAGACAACAGGTTTACCGTTTTTATTCTTTAACTGCTCAGCTGCCTGCAAGTGCCCAATAGTAATAGGCTGAAACTGACCTACCATTATGTTTACTTTTTTAGGTCCTTTTGTCTCTTCTAAATTAGCATGTTCCTTCTCACTCAATAACGGTGCATCGTCTGGTGAATCTATAAACTGATTAAAGCTTGGAAATAAACCTTCATATATCGCATCTCCTAATACTAAATTTCTTACTTTTTGAACTATTAAGTTTAACTGTGATACTAGATCAGGCGTAAAGAAGCCAGAACTAGAACGTTTTCTAGTCTTTCTAAAGAAATTTAATAAGACTTTGTAGATCTCAGCATTGATTGTACTCTTTTTTATCAAAGTAACCACTGCCTTATCACCAATTAAAGGTATATTTAATGCAAATTCTGCTCTCTGTAAGTATTCAGGTACTTCTAATTCAAGTCCACCATACTTAACTGAGTAGTCCGCAATGAAATCTGTGTAGATCTTATTGATTAAATTTATGTATTTCTGCTCGTAATTTGATCCATCTTCGCATGCCGATCTTAGTTCGTCAGTCTGATACATCTCGAAGTGATTCATTAAGTCGATAACAATTAACCAGATATAATCCTGTGAAATGTTTTTGATTGGACCAGTTTCCTGCTTTTTCTTTTTAAACATTGGATCTATTATCTTTGCTAGATATAAACTCTCCTCACCTTTCTCCAAGCCAAAAAACCTAAATATTAAAGTTTCGAACTCCCTATCTCCAAAGTCAGCAGTTTTTTCTGGACATAAGATCGCAATTATGTGCTTTGAGAATGATCTAGTTTTAAACTTTTCCTCTAACTGAGAATCTTCAGAATAAACAAAGTTTAAAATTTCTCTTCTCTGTTCGTCATCTAATTTACCTTCAAAGATAATCGGTGGTGGTTCTACGTCTAGGTAGTTTGCCCATTTAGTTAATTGCTCTAGTGATTGTACTGTTTCTATAACGTTCCCTGAATCGTCTAGTCGTTGGATATAGCAGAGTATCAAGTTGTTTTTCATAGGTCGCCCTACCGCATTGTTGTGATCTCCTCTATTAAAGTATTCAAAACCAAAGAAAAAATTAGATGGAATCCTTTCTCTTTTTGGTTGAGGCATTCTCTCAAAGAAGCTAATTGCTGGATTGTAATACTGCATCAATACACGATCTACATAAGTTATCTCTCCGTTTTTTTTGAAGTATTTGAAAGAGTCATCACTAGTCTTCTTTACTCCAAAAAAAGCGCCGCTTACTTTTTCGCTTATGATCACATAGTTATTTAGGATGCCATTTAAAAAAGCATCTCCCTTCTTTTCTTGAAGTTCTTTAAGATGGTTTATACCTGACATAGTTTTATGCTTCTTGTTCTTCAGCCGGCTCTTGTGGTCGAGTATTAGTCGGTTGCTGTGGTTGAGTTTCCGCAGGTTTTGTGACTTGCATTGATTTTCTAACAGTAGGTGAATCTATGCTGATTGAGATAGTTGCAACATTATCTGAATCCTCAGCGTTTTCAGTAAAATAATCAATTACTTTTTTTAAGTTTATATTATTTGGTTGATCTCCAAAACCACCTGCTTTTTCTATCTTACTTCTTAAATTTTTAGTAGCTTTCCAGCTGCCTTCATAACTTATCGACCAACAGTAGAATCTAACTTCTTCCGCTTTACTGTCATAGTAATGTTGTATGTCTTTTATTCTTTGAATAGCTCCGTTTGCATCTTTATACGTAGTTGCTCTACCCAAGTAATCTGATGGGACTCCAAACTTAACTCCATCTGAAAGGGCTTCCACTAATTCTTCTATTCTTTGGATAACAACGTCTGTTTCATATCCCTTAAGTGGAATAGTCATTACTTCAGCTTCGTTTACAAACTGTGAAAACTTTTTAAACTTTGGCATTAGTGTCTATTTTTTATTATTTATTAAAAACGCAATTAATTATTTGCTAATTGGGTTAACACAGTAATAAACCGATCTTCACTCAACTGATCAAAGTTATTCTTAAACCTAATTAAACCATTGTTTAATTTGTCATCTGTTATTACTTCTATGAATTCACTAAATAACTTATCAAATAGATTTTTTTCTGACTCCAAATTCTCAAAATTTTCAAAATAGTCCTTCTCTCTTACTCCAGTGTTGATTTCAGCAGGTCGGCTAACATATAGAATTTTGCAGTTTTGCCACAGTTCACTATTCAAGATCTTTCTAAACTCATCAATAAGCCTGCCTCTATCCATTCTTTCTCGATAGATGGACCATACGTATGCTGAGAATATACAACGATCAAATACTATTACTTGGTCTTTTAGAATAGACTGATTAAGTTCTAAGATGGTTAAAACATTTGCGATACTAAAATAGTGTACACCCGGACCATTTTCTTGATCTCTTAAGCCTAGTGACTCAATATATTTTGCAAATTGAAACTTATAGTAGTGGATCTTAGGATCTTTGTTTTCTTCAAAGAACTTTTCCATTAAAAAAGTTTTACCGCTGTGTCTGTGCCCTTCTATTAGAATTATCATATCAACTTTATTTTTCTTTTTTCATCAACTTTAAAATCAAGAAGTCTAAATACATTTGACTTATCCACAAAATAGAAATTAACTTCATATTTTCTACTCAATGACTCGAAGCCAGTTCTATACTTTATAATCTGTTCTAGTGTATCCTCGTAGATATCCACCTTCGTTATCTCTGGGTATTTTTTTAACTCCTTTAATAACGTATCAAACTTTTCAGTGACCCTACCTAAACAATAGATTGCATCAAATCCGAAAACCGCCTTTTCTATTACTTGATTAACATAAGTTCTAAGTTGTTCTGTCCTGTGAGTTATAAGTATTGTTCTACTGTTTATATCTAGTACCGACTTTTGCCAATCGTCTAGTACCGGTGAAATAAATTGAATATTATGAATAGACGTGTCCATCGATAATGGGTGATCGTAGAATGAGTATGGCGTTGGGAATAAGAAATAGCCATCTGTTGATTTTTCTACATGCTTACTCGCAGTATAGCTAGGCATTCTAGCAACAGTTTCATCTAAATCAAATACTGATATCTTAGTTAATTTTTTCATAATAATACTTATACTATATTTTATTGATAAATAATAAAAAGTTTTAACTTAATAGTGACTAAATATCTTACATTATTTGAAGATTTTTCTAAAGAAAACAATAAGGCGAGCTTTGCTCCTTCCTGGTCAGACCTTAGAGATACTGTACAGAGCAGACTTCCTTTTGCAATCATTATATTTTTAAACAAAGAAAGTTATCTACTCACTAAATCAACAATGCTTGCTGAATATAATTGCATTTATCAAAAAGCGTTTCTTTCTAAGAACGGACAACTTGTTGCATATCCATCAGTCTTCATGAAATTAGACGAGTCTCAACCTTTTATAGAGAGTATACCTAAACTGTATGAAAAGCATAAAATAAAAGCAATGGTAGTCGGTAAACAAGGAGGAGAGTATGTTAGCTACTATTTCAAAAACGGCAGTTCTGCAGTAATCGGAAACGAAATACTGACCTCTATAGATAAGGACGATATGAAAAATGAAGATCATTTTCAGCTAGGTTCCAATCTATACCGCTTTGTTGATTTCGTAGGATAGAAACTTTTTATGTTTTCTAAGTACAACTCTAAGTAATAAAAGATATTGAGGTACATAAGATGAACGAAGAGACCAAAAAGAAAATAGCCAAAAAGTTTAGTGAAAGTCGAGCAACTGTCTCAACTGAGATCTATGAAAACATTGAAAAACTAAGTAATCTTAAAACTCTTAAGATTGCTCAAGTAAACATGCTTTCTCTTAGGCAACGTCTTCTTGAAGATAATCATACTCTGTTAGAGAACATTACTACATTACGCAAAAAGTTTAGGGAAGAGAGGTCTAGCGAAATGGAAAATCTCTCTAAAAATTTACAAATTAGATATCAGTCTAATGAAAAGACAGTTGTGATTGAAGGTAAAACTTCAAGTACAAAGGAGTCACTAGAGCTTTTTGAAAATCAAATTTCATTCTATAGTGAATCTATTAAAACAATCGACAGCATAATTTTTGGAATAAAGACTAGGCTAGACATTGAAAAAACATTGGGTTTATAAATTGTGTTAAAGTTTAAGGTCACTCACGATAAAAAATTCATAAAGCTCGTAGAGACAACTCTAAATCAAGAGAGAACTTCCCTGTTTAGTTTCTTTAAAAGAAAATCAAAGAAGGCCGCTTTTAATGTTCTAGTTGATCGTGGTATTTGGGATGGAATGGACTCATTCATCACTAAGGAAGGCGAGGTTGCAGTCGGCTTATGGAAAGAAATTTATAATTTCTGTGATAAGTACAATTACTCTTGTGAGATTGAAGGAGCAGACGGCTTTGTTAATGAATCTATTTCCAAAGAATTATATTTAAAGTACATTTCTAATCTACTTGAAGGAGTAATCGACGAGCATGGAAATCAGATAATACCTAGAGACTATCAAGTAGAAGGAGCATTTAGAGCAGTTAAGTATAAATTCTGCACAGAAGAACTCGCTACATCTGCTGGTAAGACACTAATCTTCTATATGTATAATTCATTTCTAAGAGATGGAGGTAAGATAAACAAGGAAAATAAAAGTCTAATCATAGTACCTAACATTTCATTAGTTGGTCAGACTGCAGATAAATTCAGGATGTATGCAAAACCAGGTAAGGAATGGAACGTTCTATCAATAGGCGGAAAAGATAAGTTTACAGAAGAAAAATTTAACAGAGCAGAAGTAGTTATCTCTACCTATCAGAGTTTAGTAAACCTTCCAATTGAAGTGTTTAGTAAGTTCTCAGTAGTTCAAGTAGACGAAGTCCATACCTCTAGAGGAAACTCCATTAGAGACATACTTCTATCTTGTATTAATTGGGAATATCGACTTGGTCTTTCTGGAACAGTCAAAATAGACGAATCTTTTTCTGACTTCTTTAGGATACAGGAAACAGTCGGTCCACTAGTTATGGTACTTTCTGCAAAACATTTAATTGATAATGGATATTCGCCAAATATAAAGATAGAGATGGTACAACTTAAATACGATGAAAGCAATCAAAGTATTCAAAAGTACTGGCACCTAAAAGAAACAGGTAAAGCGATGTATAATAATCCCAAAGATTTTGGGAGAGACATGTTAGCCATTGAAAAAGGAATAATCTTTGAGAGTAAAGAAAGGTTAGACTATATTAGCGACCTCTGTAGAGAAGTAAACAAAAATACTCTTATCTTATTTTCTGACGTAAAGAATGGTTATGGAAAGATGATTCAAGCTAAGCTGCTTGAGTGGAACAAGAACACTTTTTATATTGACGGTGACGTTGATTCACTAAATAGAGATCAATTCAAAGCTGTTCTTGAAGCTCAAAACGAAGTAATAATCGTTGCAAGCTACGGAACCTTTGCTACTGGTATAGACTCTAAGAACCTTCACCATATTATCCTGGCAGAATCTATTAAAGCAGAGATAACACTGAGGCAGGCAATAGGCAGAGGCATGCGTAAGCTTGCTGAAAAGAATAAAGTAATAGTGTGGGACTTGATAGATGAACTTGATGGATATTCTATTCGTCATGCAAAGGTGAGAAAGGAGATTTATAAGGAACAAAAATTTCAAATCTCCGAAAGTATAGTATCTTTAATAAACTAACAAAAACTAAAAGAAATGCAAGTAGTGTGTATAAACGATACAAAGCAGCCAATCGGTGGACAGGTTGTTCGTGGGCAAGAATACGAAGTATTACGTGAATTTATTAATAACTTTGATCAAAAAGTGTATATCATAGTAGGAGTAGCTAACGAGGGGAGAACCTCAATGGGATTACCATGGTTAGGATATAATGCGAATAGATTTGCAGACTTACAGGCACTACAGCATACACATGATTACTCCCACAGTGAATTACAACTATAAACTAAATTATAAATGACAAAGGATCAACAAATAAAAACATTATCTCATTGCTTTGATGAAGTTATATGGATGGCAATAAGATATGCTGATGGAAGACATACATACGCTCCAAGTATGGTACGTGATGCAATCAAACAATTTCAGAAAGTTAATCCAGATTGGAAACCTAAAGTAGATGTAACAATTGAAAAACCTACAGAAGATATGATTGGTGGAATATCATTTGAATCAGACTATTTGTGGGACTTAGTACAATCAAAATCAGAATAAGATGAAAGGACAATATGTGATAATAAGTCTTACAGACATGGACTTTATGAAAAACCGAGAAGGCAAAATCAATTACTATGATACATTACAAGAGGCTGCTGACATTTGTGGCATGTATGAGTTTGAAAACGCATGGGTAATGCAATTAATTTACAATCATATTGAAGAACAATGAAAATAGACAGAGAAGATTTTGATAGAAAAGCACAACATATTGTAGATACTGTAGTAAAACCACAGGTTGAGAAGTATGAGAGAGTAAAAGAAAGTGAAGAAGCTGCTGCTAATCTAGCTGATCCTAACTTATGTAAAACAGACAATTGGATAGCAGGTGCTAAGTGGCAAGCTGAACGAATGTACGCTTATGATGAAATCAGAACTATTGCATATAATGCTTATTGTCTTGGTCAATTAGATGAACCTACAGAAGGTAAGTATAATCTTTGGATACAACAATTTAAAAAGAAATAAGATGAAACAAACAGCAGTAGAATGGTTTTATCAAAGGATATTAGCAAAAAATATTAAAGAAGTATTTGAACAAGCCAAAGCAATGGAGAAGGAGGAGAAACATAAATCAATTGACAAACAAGTAAGTATTTTAAAAAGTACACTTGAAGAAATGATGACAGGATTTGATTCTGAAGAAGATAGAATAGATTTTATTCTTGATATTTGCAATGGCTATAAGAAAAGAATTAATAATTAAATAAAAAAAAGATATGAAACAAACAGCAGTAGAGTGGTTAGAAAACCAAATGAAAACATCAAAATACTTTTACAAATTAATGGAAGATATAAATAGTAAAAGTACAATAGCACAATCTAACATTTTTGAACAAGCCAAAGAAATGGAGAGAGAGCAGATAATTGAGGCTTATTGTAATGGAGATGATAATATATCTGCAAAACAATACTACAATGAAACCTTTAAATCAGAATAAGATGAAAACAGCAGTAGAATTATTATATGACTTTTTATATGAAATGGAGGACATTAATGGGTTTGATGCAGGTGACTTTAACCAAGAAAAAGTATTTAAATGTGCAGTATAGTGCACTATAGATAATCGGAATATATCCGATGATGTATATATAGGTTCACAAGTGTATTGTATTGCACTTTAAAACAAAACTATAAAGGATAAGTGGTAAAAGTTACCACATTAATTAAATAGAAATGATATGAAACAAACAGCAGTAGAATGGTTGTACAATAACCTTAAATCACATTTTGAACACAATGGAGATTTACTTGAAGTAGTACAAATGAGTTTTGAACAAGCAAAAGCAATGGAGAAGGAGCAGATAAACGATGCGTGCTATGAAGGGTATTATCAAGAAGGAATGTATGATACTAGAGCATACTATGATAATAAATATAAAAAATGAAAATGAGTCAGTCTACAATAAATATGACTTTTTCTAATTTTTTATTATTTGTTTAATTTTTCATGATTTTCTATCTTTTCAAAGACTTCTTCTAGTTTTTTAATTATTGGATGCCTAACGATATCATCTTTAGATAATTGAGATACTCCAATTTCCTCAATCTCTACAAAATATTCAATTAGAATTTCTAAAGCACTCTTCTGTCCCTTATTTACAGATTTCTGTTTAATGTCTCCTAAAAATACCATCTTAGAGTCTGTACCTATCCTAGTCAGGAGAGTATGTAAGTGATCTTTTGCTATTTGTTGAGCTTCATCAATTAAAATGATTGAATTATCTAAAGTTACACCCAATGCGAATTTGATAGGTAGAATTTCAATATGTCCGCCAGCTTTAAGAGAGTCAGTTGCCTGTTTTCCAATCACTTTTTGAAAATTAGAGATGAATGGATACATATACATCTCCATCTTTTCTTCCAGTGTTCCTTTTAGGTAACCTATCTCCTCATCCTTAGGTACATTAACTGATTTTATTAAGATAATCTTTTTATATGTGCCGCCATCCTCCTTTAGATATTTTAATGCTCTAGCACAAGAAAGGTAAGTTTTACCCGTTCCTGGAGGACCTGTTATAATTGAAATATCATGGTTTTCAATTGCGAGTAATGCATCCTTTTGCGCTTTTGATTTACATTTTATCTCTATTTTATTTCCAACCATATTTGAGTTTAAACTTAATTGACTTCTCTCTTGGCTCCAAGTGTCAAACTCTTCTTGTTCATCCTTGTTTAATTTAGTTTTACGATTTGCCATATTTTAATGTATTTTAGCTGCAATTATTACACCTAGTATTATTTTAACATAGTGTAATTGAAAGTTTAAGAATCCACAGACTGCCTGTTGCTGTTTTTCAGTTAATTCAAATTTTTCAAAAGATTTAATATTTAAGTTATTAAGAGCAAGCTTTACTTTTGACTCTAACGATACATTATAAATTTCTAGAAACTCAAAAAGAGTCGCGTTAAAATCAAAATCATGTAAGCTAAATTCGTCAAAGCTATTAAAAAACTTTTTACTATCCCTTATTGTTTTCATTTTATCTGCTATCTTGACAGAACCAAGCGCATAATCTAGTTTTTCTCTGGGCGCATTTAGTTTCTTTATCTTACCTGACTGGGTTGCTAGCCATTCAACGTCGTCTTTTCTTAAAGAGATTGAAACACTCGAATCACCTTCAGAATAATAAAAGTCAACTCGTTTCATTAGGTCGCTATTACCTATTTCACTTATTAAGATTGGTGATATTCCTAATTGATCTAATGCTAGACCCGCATCTTCAATCGTCATCTCATAGTCGTCAAACGGGAAGTATGACATAAATGGGATAGACTCAAATAACAGTGTAGTCTTGTCATAGACTAGCTTTTCCTTAGCCTCTCCCATATCCTTTTATTTTTTTATTATTTATTCTAAAAATAAAAATAGGTAGAAGACAAAATTATAAAAAACATATTTTTACACTTTATTAAACTATTAATGAAAAACGAGTATAAAAAAATATGGAAGACCTTGAAAAAAAAATAAAAAAACTAGATTTAAAGCAAAACGCTATTAAACTTTTGATCAACTCTATATACGGCGCGTTTGGTAATAAGTGGTTCTACTTCTATGATCCAGACATTGCACAGTCTATAACTTTACAGGGGCAAGATCTTATTAAATTCTCAATTAAAGCAGTCAACCACTACTTCTTAGAAAAGTGGCACCTAGATACTGAACTACATGAGACGCTCGGTCTATCAAAATATGTCATAACTAAAGTAGAAGACGAAGCTGCAATCTATACTGATACTGACTCTATTTATGTTCAATTCGATTCAGCAATTGACTCTATTCAAGGCGCAGACTTTACTAAGGATGAGATAATGTATCTCTGTATCAATATAGACAGGTATCGTCTTTCTAGTTATTTTGATCAGTGTTTTGAGAAATATGGTAAAATTTTTAATACTCAAAACCGTCTTAAGTTTAAGTTAGAAAATCTTTCAGAACATGGAATTTGGTTAAAGAAGAAGAATTATACAATTAAAGTAGCCTATGAACCTAATCCAAATTACGAAATTATACCTAAAGAGAAAAGATATTTAGTGATAAAGGGTCTAGAACCAATAAAAGGTTCCTATCCTATTTGGGCTAGGCAAAATCTAGTCACACTTACTGAATTTATCTTAGAACGAGGCAAGAGACTTAATATCGAAGACGATATCATTCCTAAACTACAAGCGCTTAAAGATGAAGCTAAGACTTTAACTATCGATGATCTTTCATTCAACTACAATATTCGAGTATATGAGAAGTATGTGACTAGCGAGGCCAGACTAGAAATTAAAAAAGGTATCTCAATATATCCTAGAGCATCTGTGTATTATAATCATCTTTTAATAAAAACTGGTTTAATTAATAGGTATCCTAAAATTAGAGAAAAGGACAAGATAAAGTTTTATTATTGCTCAGAAAATGATAATGGCTTTGATGTATTTGCATACGTACCTGGTTCATTTCCAGCAGAGATAGCAATGCCTATGGATCTAGATTCTCAATTCTTTACTCTAATTGTTGAACCTGTAAACCGTCTTCTTACTTCAATGAGGATGAGTTCACTAGACCCAAACCTAAAGAGAGCAGTTGCAGTTGTGAAGGCAAAAGGTAAAAAAGCAGAAGACGCTACTAACCTATACCCATTATATTTAGTCAATCAAGATTCTTTAGAATATGAAGAAGTTCCTGAAAAGTTTTGGAGAATACTAGGAAACCCAGATGCTGATGTATGCGAGGCAGATTTTCCAGAGTACTTGACAATTTTAACAAAATACGGGCTAGACACAATAGTTGTCCCAAAAATGGAGCTTGAAAAATACATAAAACGATTGACTAAGAAGAAGGAAAAAGGTATGGAAGTTGAAGACTTAGTTGAAGAAGAAAATGTTTGATTTTTTAGTGAGCTACAGTATACATGATTTTGTAAAAGACCTACTTAAGAAAAAGTTTCCAGGTTCCAATTTAAAACAACAGATCTTTGATGCTGGTGATAAACTAAATTTTGCCTGTCCATTTTGTGGTGACTCAAAGAAAGATCCCAAAAAGAAGAGAGGTAACTTGTATCTTACTACTCATACCTATAAGTGTTACAACGACGGCTGTGGAGCAAAGGCTGATCTTAATGGATTCGTCTCAGCATTCGCTGGTAAATATTCACTAGGTATTCCATCCATCTCCAATGAAAAACCAAAGTTTGAACTACTGACTCACTCTAAGAAGAGAGGATCGATGTTTGAGAAATTTATCAGCCTAAACGCAGGTTCACAATTGATGAAACTTACGGAGTTAGCTGAAAGGTTTTCATTAAAGCCGTGTTCCGAAGCTAAGAGCGGCTCTGCCGTCTACGATTTTATAGAATCTAGAAACCTTGAAGTATTGCCCGACTTTAATAAGATTGCTTATTTTGATTCTAAGGACGATAAAGTATTTCTTTTCAACATAGACTATAAGTCAGACCGAGTATTAGGATTTGCAATTAGGCGACTTGGAGAATCATATGGTCCTAAGTATCTGATAAAAAACTATGCTGAGTTTAATAAAAACGGTCTAGTAAAGGGCATGAGCCAAGAAGTAATACACGAAGTAGATTCTCTAAACAATTACTTCAACATTCTTAATATCGATTTTACAAAGGATGTGATCGTTACAGAAGGTCAGATAGATGCCTTGTTCATTTTTAATTGTGTCGCCACTACAGGTGTCTCAAAGAGCCGATTGCTATTGGAAAATCTACTCACCAAGAGAAACGCTAAGATCTTTTTTGATAATGATTTGGCAGGAAAAAGACAGTCGATTGAATTAATCAAAAAAGGATACTCTGTCTTCCTTTGGTCCAAATTTATTTCTGATCTAGCTAAGAATTACCCAAGTAATAGAATACAGCTCAAGCTAATTAAAGACATCAATGATGCTTATTCTATGCTTGTAAAGATAGATAAAAAGACAAGCATAGAGTCTTTTAATATTCTCATAAATAAGTATTTTTCTGACTCTGAGTTAGACATGCTTTTCATATGAATCTAAAAAACGATAAGGAATGGAACTAAGTAAATATCTAACAATCATAATTCCCTGTAAAAACGAAAAGCGTATTATCGAAAAGACACTCGACCTGTTAAATTATCAAGTTGATATACTTAACGTGAAAGTTGTTGTTTGTGATGCATCAAACGATGGAATTACAAAACCCGATCTATTGAATAGATTAGAACACGAACATAACACCGATGTATTTGATTTACAGTTAGCTGATGGTGGTCTGCCTGCACGAGCAAGAAACAACGGGTTTAAACTAGTAGATACGCCATATGTCTTGTTTATTGATGCTGACGTCTTTATCTTGGACCCTAAGTGCATCAAGAGAGCATTTTTAAAAATATACAAAAATAAATTAGACTTAGTTACCACAAAGTTTAGAAGCGATAATGGCAAATATAATTACATATATCGTCTCTTTGATATTCTACAAATAATTTCAAAATGGTCTACTCCTTTTTGTTTAGGAGGATTTATGATGGTTAGATCAGAAACATTTAAAGACCTTAAAGGATTTGATGAGGAGATTAAAGTTGCAGAAGATTATTATTTCTCAAAACAAATTAAACCAAAAAAATTCGGACGGATAAACAATATTGTGTTTACACCACCTAGACGATTTGAAAACAAAGGATTATTCTATATGGTCAAACTTTTTTTCGGTTCATTTTTTAATCATAACAATAAGGAGTATTTTACAAAAGATAAAAATTATTGGTAATTGAAATTAGTATTAAAAAATAAGTAAAATGAAAGCTTGGAAAACTGTAATTATGAGTGACCTTCATTTGGGTGCAAGACAATCTCAAACTAACAAGATATTAAAGTTTCTAGAGGAAAATGAGATGGACACCCTAATCTTAAATGGAGATATAATTGATGGGTGGGCTATTCGAAGTAATAGCAAATGGACCAATGACTGTACAAAGATAATTAGAAAGATAATAAAATTGTCGGAGGGTACTACTAAGGTAATCTATATTAGAGGAAATCACGATGACTTTCTAAAGGACTTTATCCCATTTAAGTTAAACAACATTAAAATTGTTAGAATGTATAATCATATTGGTGTAGATGGCAGAAATTACTATTGTTTTCATGGAGATGTATTAGACTTTATTATCATGAAAGCGCGATGGTTAGCCGTAGTCGGTGGATGGTCATATGATCTAGTCATAAAGTTAAACACGATCTATAATAGAGTCAGAAAAACTTTTAATTTAAAATATCATTCACTTGCAAATGACATTAAACAGTCAGTGAAGGGAGCAATTAATTTTGTTTCTGACTTTGAGATTGGCGCACGTGGCCTAACTAGAGAAAAAGGATATGATGTTGCAGTCTGCGGCCACATCCACCAGCCTAAGCTCGAAGCCGACTATATGAACTCTGGAGATTTTTGTGAAAACTCAACATGTCTAGTCGAAGATAAGAAAGGAAACTGGAAAATCTTAACTATCTAAATCTCTTGTTATTATAAGAGATAAATAATCAAAAAATAAATCTTATGAATAAAATCATGTCATTAAGACAATTCGCTTCTAAAAAAATAAATGAAGACGAGTCTGCAGAAGAGATGATAGTTGTTGACACCGCATTATTGGATGAACTAGTTGAACTTGTTGGTTCTGAAGAAGAAGTTGAGCAGGCTGCAATAGCTGCTCATGCTGAATTGGAAGAAGCATTTAATAACGAAGATCTTGAATTGTCTGAAGAAGACATTCCTGAAAACCTTGCAGTCGCTTCGTTAGTATTAAAATTGGTTGAACTTGGTTCTCTTGACCCAAGGGATGCAGACGACTTGATTGCAAAATACATAGGTTAAGTTTATGGCAAAGGAGAAAAGGGACATCCATGACTTTTTAAAGCCGCAAAACGGCAGGGTCAAGCAGGGATATTTTACTCCACAAAATCCAGACAAGTATACTGGCGACCTTACTAAAATAATTTACAGGTCAAGCTGGGAGCTAAAATTCCTCGTATACTGTGATAATAACGATAGCGTTATTGAGTACGCATCGGAGCCAGTCGGCATACCTTATTGGAATCCTATACTTAAGAAAGAGTGTACCTATTGGATCGACTGCTATATGGCGACTAAGAATCTAGAAGGAAAGATAACTCGATGGCTGATTGAGATCAAACCCAATAAGTACTTAACTCCACCGGAAGAACCTAAGCGACTTACTGAAAAACAAACCTTAAATTACGCTAGACATGCTAAACAATACTTGATAAACACTTCAAAGTTTAAGGCAGCTCAAGTGCATGCAGACAAAAATAAAATGAGATTCGGTATAATAACTGAAAACTTTCTGTTCAATAAGGTGTAAAAGATATCGTGAAGACTTTTGAAGAGATAGAAAAAAATGACGGGCGACTTACTTTTGAGCAAGTTGCAGAAGAAGGGACCAATACAAATAGGTCAAATCTTTTACCTGGCAGGTTTTACCAGTTTACAATAGTCCCACCTGCAGTAGATATGACTGCCGACTTTATATCAGCATATACTAGAGGTAAAAACTATATTGATCTAAATCCAATCGGTCTAGTCTTCTTTCACGAAAACTGGCAGGAAACAACTATTATGTTAGACTTAAGAGTAGTACCTCCGCCGATATTAGAAAAGATACTTCATATCTATTGGAATTTTTCCTTAAAGCACGGTTTAAGTAATCTCTTTGATACTACTGGTACTCTTCGACCTTTGGCTGAGAGACAAGTAATAGACCAAAAATTCTACATGATTACACCTAGTCTGATCTCAGAGCTATCGGGTGCAGATAATCTTTATTACGCGATAAATAAGTATAGCATGGACGATATCAGTTCAGCTAGGTTGATTGACTGGAACCAGTTTGGAATGTTAGTCAATCCTAGGCTTTCTGATAGAGGTTTATTGCCGAGTCCTATAAACTTAGCTAAAGTATACGAGGACTTTTTAACAAATTCATTAAACAGATAAATATATGGCTGGATTTTTAGACACATTGAAAGGAAGAACTGGAGGAGCTTTGGCCAGTTTAAGTAAGTTTGGTACTCGCCATGAGGATCTTCTCTTAAAAAACTCACAAGCAATCGGATTCATTGAGGGTCAGTTACAGGCTAGAAGCTCTAGGCTAAGCTCCAATGACGAATTGATGAAATTTTCAATGGCTATTGCTGATACTACTTCTCAACTAAGAACAAAAGCTATTGCTTTTTTTCAGTTAGATTATGTAGTTAAGAGAGAGCGCTTACGGGATGTTGCATCAAATGGAGAGATAGAATTCATCTTAGAAACAATAGTCGATGACATGGTGGTCTATGATGAAGAGGCAAGGTTTGCCTATGCAAAAGACATGACAGGCAAGCTTCTATATAGAGGAAACACCAAAGAAGATCGTTTACACTATCAAGAATCTGTGATTAATAAGTACAATGATAACTTTGAAAAGATCTATACTGCTTGGGGATTCGGTGAAGGTATCGCTGCTTGGCAGTATGCCTTTCAATTCTTAGTAGAAGGACACCTTTCTTTTGAGATCCTATATGATAACTTAGAAAAACCAAAGGAGATAATAGGTTTTAAAGAGATCGATCCTGCAAGTATCGCTCCTCAACTACAAAAAGATCCTAAGGGCAAGCTTTTCTTACAGTGGGTACAGTACGATCCAACTAGTGGTTCAACTAGAGTATTGAATGATTCACAAATAATATACTTATCTTATGCCAACCACTTTAGGACAAAGCGAGTAAGTTTCGTAGAGAGATTAATTAGGTCGTTCAACTTATTAAGAATCATCGAGCATAGTAAAGTAATTTGGCACGTAATGAATGCGCCAATTCGTCTAACTACTACGGTTCCAATTGGAAGTAAAAGCTTTCAAAAAGGCCAAGAAGATGTTCGTGAGTTTTTAAATCTGTTTAAAGAAGATATTAGTTTCAATGGAGATACTGGTGAATTAAGTGTTGACGGTAAACCTAATATTCTTTTCTACAAGAATTATGTTATGCCAATAAACGATCAGCAACAGCAGATAAAGATAGAGGCTTTACAAACACCTGGACCAAACCTTTCTGGTTCAGAACTCCTTAACTACTTTTACAAGAAGTTGAAGATGGATTCTAAAATTCCTTATTCTCGTTGGGAAGGACAAAGCGGAATGGGTGCATTTACCCTTAATGCTGAAGGTATAACTAGAGAAGAGGTAAGATACCAAAAATTCATTAGACGATTAAGATCAGCCTTTTCTGAATTATTAGTAAAGCCATGGTATCTACAAATGTGTTTAGACTTTCCTGAGCTTGGTGATGACTATAAATTTAATAATGCAATTGGGATTAACTATAATAACGACAATATCTTTGAAGAGGCTAAGCAGAACGACATTGAGGCAAAGCGTATAGCTGCATTCCAAGCCAAAAAAGGAGTCATGAAAGACGACGGTACACCGTTCTTCTCTACTGAATACTTAGTTAGAAAAGAACTTAAACTTACTGAGAGTGAGATTGAATCAAATCAGCAATGGTTTGATCAAAAACTTGAAATTGAAGCGGAAGCAGCAGCTGCTGCACCTGCCGCTCCAGCTGCACCACCTGCACCAGGCGGAGCCGCACCAGCTGCCGCAGGCGCCGCTGCTGAGGCCGGCGGTAGCGAGACCAAAGAAGGAGGAGAAGTAGGCGCAGCTGGTCAACTTTAATAGTTGATAGTTTATTTGTATTATAATCTAAAACTATATTTATGAAATCACCATTAGACATGGCTCAAGAGCTATCTGATATTCCTAAGGCTATTTATGACAATCAGTTAGAGCTTATTGAAACAAGCGATTTAGTAGAGTCAAACGAAAAAGCTATCACCGAACTTGAGATCGAAATAAAGTCACAAGTCCTAAATGCAGTAGACGATGCTGGAAAAAAGATTTATACTAATGATGAAGCCAGAAAAATGGCATTCATTAGCGACTGTAACGATAGTGCAGACTATTGTAAATTGATTGAACTGCGTTCTGACCTTTCTAAGCAGATACAAATCAAAAGAAGCAAAATTGAGATGTTAAGTAATCAGCAAAGAAACTTACGACTTTTTATTCAATATTTTTCTGGGATAGATTCTAATAATTCTATGAACCTTTCAGTGTATTAAAAAATTATAAAATGTCAAATAATTCAAAAATAAGGTTTGTAGTAGTCGGTGCCGGTCATATCGGAAAGCGCCATGCAGAAATGATACGAAGAGATTCAGAAGGCGAGTTAGTCGCAATGGTAGATATTAGATCCAAAAAAGAATGTGCAGCTGAAGATTTCAATGTGCCTTTTTTTACCACGATGGAAGAACTTTTTGCAAGTGGATTAGAATTTGATGTCGTCAACATCTGCACTCCAAACGGTTTACACGCTGAACAGTCACTAAAGGCTTTAGCAGAAAAGAAAAATGTTGTCTGCGAAAAACCAATGGGCTTAACAAAAGAAAGTTGTGAGAAAATCCTTTTCAAAGCACTCCAAGAATCAAAGCAAGTTTTTTGTGTAATGCAAAACCGTTATTCACCTCCGTCTGAGTGGATTAAATCAGTAATAACTGACGGATTACTCGGCGAAATTTACATGGTTCAATTAAATTGTTATTGGAACCGTGATGATCGTTATTATAAGTCTGGTGGCTGGAAAGGAACAGCAGATTTAGATGGAGGAACACTCTTTACTCAATTTTCACACTTTATCGATATCATGTATTGGTTATTTGGAGATATAAAAAATATTCAAGGAAAATTTGCAGACTTTAATCATCAAACTACAACAGCTTTTGAAGATTCAGGATTTGTAAGCTTCGATTTTATAAGTGGTGGAATGGGAAGTATAAATTATTCTACTTCTATTGCAAACCAGAATTTAGAATCTTCAATGACAATTATTGGAAAAAATGGGAGCGTAAAAATTGGCGGTCAATACATGAATGAAGTTGAAGTTTGTGCTATTTCTGGATATGAAATGCCTGTTTTAAAAGAATCAAATCCTGCAAATGATTATGGACCTTATAAAGGTTCTGCTGCAAATCATAATTATATTATTTCAAACGTTATAAATACTTTAAAAGGCAGAACTTCTCCTACAACAAATGCACTTGAGGGTATGAAAGTAGTTGATATTATTGAAAGAATCTATAAAGTAAGAGATAAAAATAAATAGGTCAACTGTTAATCGTAAAACGCAGCGATCTTCTCTTTTATCTCAGGGATGTCTATCAACAAAACCAGAATATCTCTATTTGAAACTGAATCTGGATATAAAGAAGGTTCAATAGTAATTCTTCTTTTTCTAGTTTCACTCACATAGCTATAGATTTGGTCTTGCGCCGCTCTACTTAGGCTTACTGGATCTACATTAAATTCAAATAGGTAATTATCTAAGTTTAAACCAAAATTAGATTCTCCTAAGACCTCGCCTTTTCTAGTAAATATAGTCATCATTATTTGTTGAATAGTTGCTTCAAGGTCGTCTGTTACCTCTATCTTGTTGGCCTGGAATTTAGGATCGTTTTGATCCCTAAAATATATGTCCCTAAGTTGTGCCATTTTCTTCTTTTTTTATTGTCGATGTAAGAACATCCAGTCAGCTGTGTTCTCACCTTTCATCATAGTTAACACAGTCTCCATTTCTTTTTCAGCAGTAGTCACTACGTTTTGATAGTTAACTGTTACTCCACCAGGCAAAGCATAATTAAATGTTTGGAGAAGATGAGATAACCTTACTTTTGCATGTGCACGAACGTATCTTTGAAACAACTCGTCTTCATATAACTTGTCTCTATCTAGTTTTTTAAAGACTCGAACTACTGCTGCAGTTGCCGGCGATCTTCCTAATACACCTAATAGCTTAGTGTTTTTGTTATAGTCATATGCGATAGTATCAATTAACATGGCTTTACTTAAGTCTAGAAAGGAAAACATTACTGTCCTGTACATAATACTTTCTCCAATGAAAGGAGTCAAGAATATTTCAGCACCTATAAATTTCTGTTCTGCAAAATCTCGGTCGATTGATCCAAATATAGAGCCGCCTTTTGCCTCCTTAAAATCTACAACAAACTGTACACAGTCGGGTAGTATTATTTGGCGCTTCTTTTTAAATTGAGGGGTACTAAATAATTCTTTTGGAAGTAATAGATATTGAGATTCGACAGCATGTCTCCAGTTGTCATAGAAATAACGACTGTCGTTTTCAAGAATTCTAGTTATTTCTTTTTCAGGTAACGAATAAGGCAACGCTCCCGAAAAAGTAATCTCATCAATTATATCAGCTATTAGTTCTTGTTCTGTCATCTTGTTTTATTGGTTTGAACCAGTCCCACCACCATCTTTTTTATCACTAAATCTTACACTAGATTTATTGATGTCTACCTTAAAGTCAGTATCTCCATTTGATCTACCTAATGCTCTAAGATTCTTCTTACCTATAACTTCATCCTGTTTACCTGCCCTAGCCATTGACTTTTGTAAAACCTCTCCAATGGCCCTCTCTTTAATCTTCTTCTTCCAATCGCTGTGGAATATCATATTCATAGCCCTAGTAATATCTACCTCTTCTAGAGTACCTGAGTACCTACCTGGGTTTCTAGCGGCTTTTTCGTTAGCTAATTCTTGAGCTATAGCAATGATCTGAGTATAGAGTCCAGATAAGGTACTTTGGACCATACCTTTAAAATTACTAGGGTAAACGACTTCTCTAGTCGATTCATTAGTGAAATCATTATATGTCTTTATTTTTCTATTCATCTTAGGAAGTAGCAGGTTGAGCTGGTGCTGCAGGCGCTGGTGTAACTACTTGTGCAGCTGCAGCTTTAGCAGTATCAGCTAATACTTTTTTTCGATCTTCAATTGCCTTTTCCCACTGGTTTATCTGGTTCTTGTAATCTTGAATTTTCTTAGAAAGATCAGTTAGAGTTACATCAGTTAACATTACATCAGTCTCTTCACTAACTGCGCCTTCTTTAGACGTAGTAAAGTTTGTAAAGTTTTTAATGTATCCCATCTGTTTTTCTTTTTTTTATTTATTTCTTTTTATTTTTGACTCTAGAAATTGCTTATATGTCATGATTTTTCTTTTCTTTTCTTCTTTAGGATTAGAACCAAATGTACTAGTCATTCTACCGCCTGCTAAAAAAGGAGAGTTATTCCAATGGGATGGTACTGTTGTACTTGCACCTGCAGTGTACATTAGATGATTAAACCTTTTTTCGTCAGGCGATGGGATTATGTAATTTGCATCGGTTCCCATGGTGTTAGCACCATACCATTCGTTAGTCGTCCTCATTGGTAGTTTTAAATAGTAGCTGGTTCTGTTTCTTGTGGAAAATCAAGGTCTGTTGCAGGCTGATCTAATGAAAAATCATTAGCCTTTGCTTCAGGTCCTGCGACTGGTGGAAAGTCCAAGTTAGCTTCTTTATCTAAATCAAACTCTTCTCCTCCATTTACCTCATTTGCTAAAGCTTCACTGTTTGCTTCAATAAAAGTGTTAAGTCCCATACAAACTAATGGGTTTATCTTATCACAACGTTCTATAAATTGAGAAACTGTCAAATTCATTGGATTAAAAGCAGGAAGAGCAGTTTGTTGATTGTCCATAGGCTCAGTCATAGGCTCAGCAATAGGCTCAGCAATAGGCTCAGCCATCGGTTCAGCAATCGGATCAGTGTTGTCAATTTCATCAGTGTTGTCAATAAATTGATTCATTGATAAAATTTTAGATGGTTGCTGCGTCTGCATATGTGATTGCATTCCTTGATCATCTTGCGGTTGATCGTAGGTCTCGTATAGTTTTCTAATAGTCATAAAATTCTTCATTTGATAAAACTTATTTTTATTTAGTTTATTTATCCTAAAACTTTTTATATTTTACTAAATATAATATAATAACACAATACCTATGAAAGAAGATAATTCAGAGTCGATTAAGGAAAAGCTGAAGGCATCTATAATACAAAAAGCAGATGCAATTAAGGATAAGATACTTTTAAGTAAAGGATCGCAAGATTCAGATTATTTGCAGATATTGATAATGGTGGATGACGAGTTAGATGACGTCTTACTTAATTGGGAATCAGAAGCTCTTAGTGCTATTTCTTTTGGAGACGATGACGAAGACTATTAGTAAGGTCTTCCATTTTAGTCGCAGCCTTATGTCGCGTTTTCTTTTTTAACTTAGGATTGGCTCCATATATCGACCATCCATCTGGTCCTTGATTTATTCTTGCAAGATCCATGAATTCCATGAAATTTTCTATTATTCTTTTCATCTATTGAGGTGATTCATTAACACTCCGCCAAGTGCACTTGCATCTATTTCTAATCCAATTATTTCTTGATCAGTTAGCGTAGCATTTTTAGTATAGTCTACTGATAGAAATCCAATAAACTTTTTATCTATGCTTCTAATAGCAAAAAGATATTGAGAATAGGTCCCGTTGTCTATTGCAAAATACTTTAATCCGTGTGTAGCACAAGTCTCATCATTAAAATCACTAATGCTTATTAATTCATCCTGTAATAAATGATTTATTGATTTACTAAAGAGATTAACTGGGATGTTTTGTAAGTTTGATTGTATTGAGTTAGTGCCTACACTAACGGTTTCATAAAAAATACTGAATTTTGCAATAGACTTTCCAGTAGGATAAAAATGACCACCGTTATGAAACTGTGCAACCCATACTCTATCTGCTGAATAGACTTCCTTTATTTCGTCTATTTTAGCAACAACTGCACCGCTTACTTTACATGCATCTATTATCATGTCCTCCTTAGCCGGCTTCCTATTCAGTATGTTTTTTATTATTATTATTATAACGGGACCAAGTACACCAGTTATAAATGCTACTACTATTGTTGACCAGTTTTCCATACTTCCTTTTACATTTACCTACAAACTAAAAAATCATTATCTTTTTTTGGATAATAACTTAAAGTAGTAATACTGGCTTTATTTTTTCTTAAGTTTACCTACTCTTTCAGAGAGATCTTTAACTATTCCTTTTATTGATTCTAACTCAAGTATGTCTACTTTTTTATTTTTACGTATCTTACTGCTACCCGTCTCGTCAACTATTATTTCTTGTGGATTTTTTCCATAATAACCGGTATGGAAAGAAGCTGCACCATCATTAGCACTTAGGTCAAGATCTGTTGCGTCGTCCTCATTAATTTTTTTAGAGATTATAAATTGTGAAAATGTTTTGATTTTCATTATACTTTACTCTGATTTATCTTTTTAATCTAGACTCATTTACATAGCTAGTAAAAGACTTTATGATTCTTTTAGATTCATTAGATTCTTCTGGGTTTCCCTTAGCTTCATCTTTTTCATCATCGTCTTCGTCAGTTTCTTCTTCTTTATCTTCAGAATCATCGTCTTCTTCAGCTTCTTCTCCTTCTGGTATATCCATTTGATCAGATTGTTCTGGGTTAAACCCAGTAGGCGATGCTGGAGTAGTCTCATAACCACCGTTTACTGGTCGGTTTGGCTTTAGTTCAGGCTGATCATATGTTGAATCATCAAATCCGTCTGAGAAGTTTGAGGCAGCTGAAGTTACGTCCTGCAAGTCCTTCTCGGTAGCTTCACCGTTAGAATACTTATCAGAAAATTCAAAAAAGGTTAAAACTCTTCCTGGCATTTTGTATAATTATTTAAGTTATTTATCTAAACAGATAACTTAAAAATAAAAATAACATGAATAATAAAGAACTTAGAGTGACTGATGACTTTAGATCAAACGATCTTAGCTTAGAAGAAGGAGGAGAGACTATTAAAATAATCATGAAAAATGGTAAAATATTAATTTATGATAAAATAAAATCAGTAAAAGCATACTCTGAAAAAGCTAAAAAACATGCCGGCGTTGCTGAAATTTGGCACAAAGATGAATGCTTATATAAAATAAAAAAATAGATATGAACGAAATAACAAGTGTTTTAGGTTTTGATCTTGATACTATTCTACTTGATTCCGAAGGAAATGAAGTAGGTAAGGGATACACTACAATTTTACCAGAAGAAACTGATGAGTTACCGATCTTTTTAAAAATTATGGTTAGGAATACTTCTAATTTTGATCATTATGATTATGGTCTTCTAGAAAAAATAAAAGCAGTTAGAAGAATTAACAGTTAAATATACAACCTAAAATAAGTTTTAGATTAAAGACTCCAGTTTGGATTAGCAATAATTAACATACTGTCTTCAACTCTAGGAAGTCGACCAGTGTCATGATAGTCGGCGTATTCAATTTGGTCTTGGCTGAATCTTTCACCATCAAACATAATGTATTCAGCATCATCATCGTTACCTCGGTGGCTGTATCCTTGACCTTTTACTGAATCTGAAGCAGCTTGATCAATAGAAGGCTTTGTCCATCTATTCCAAAATCCCTCTTTTACTGACTTATTGAACTTTCTAGACTTCTTGATTGCTTCAGCCTTTGACATTCCGCCTGCAATATATTGAGCAATTTTAGCGTCAGCAAAGTCAGTATCGCCATCTTCATCATTGTCTTTTTTCTTCTTGCCCTCATTTAAAAAGCTTTCAAATGTCTTTATTGCTATATTGTCAGCTAGTCTAGGGTCTGATCCCATCATTCTTACTGATGATTCTCTACCTAATTCATTGATAAAAAACTCAGAGACCTCTTGTAGATCATCTTTTGCTGTAGAGATATGATCTGATGCCCAATCATGACCATTAGTTAATACTCGATCAATTGCAGCTTGGTCCATTTCTAGTAAAGTATCGACTGTGCGTTTAATTGTATATAAGTTTGCAGTAAACATATAGTTGCTTAATTCTTCTTTGCACTCTTCAGTTTTACCGCAGCCACATGAACATTCGTTTAGTCTCATTTCTTTTTTATTTTTTAACAAGCTTACCTTCGAGCTTCTTTAGCTCTTTAGCAATTTCATCAGCTTCTGGTTTTTTCTTCTTTGTTGGTATACTCTTTACTTTAGTATCAAGCATCATCTTCTCTTTCTTCTTGCTCTCATTTACAAACTCATTAAACTTTAAAAGTCGGCCTATTGATTCGGGCATAGCCTCCATAGTCGTCATTGCCTCTGCTTCTGCTGGAAGAATATCTGTATCTGCTACTGGAGATACAATCTCGCCAGACTTAACATTAGTAACATCAATTTCTCTAGTAAATGATACTTTTATCCTTTCTCCACCTAGCTGTTCATTTGGTGCAGCGATCTCCTCTTCTATTGTATTTCCACCGTCTATTCCTTCTAACACTCTAGTCATTATTTCGTTAGTTAGTGTTAGGATTAAGACATTACCTGTCGCTTCAGGAATATTTTTACCTGCGTCTGCATTGAATAGAATAATTTGTACAGGGTTGATCATCGTCTCATTACCAATTTTCTTGAACTCAGCAGTCGTTGTTAATGATCCTTGTGTCTTCAAAATATCTACATCAGTCCCTTTAAGAAGAATATGTAATTTACTAGTTTTGTTAATTTCCTTAAGATTTACGTAGAACTCTTCAGGTGCAGAGACAGTTGTGCTTGGCTCAGGTGGCATCATCGAACCGTCGTCTTCAAATATCTTTTTAAAGTCAAAATATTTATACATGTGTTGTATTTTTTTTTTATTTATTCATAATAAATCTTAGAATATAAATTAGAAGCTAAATCTATTATCTTTTCAATCGTCCCATTCTTTCTAAGCTCTTTAAAAACTAGGTTTTCTACTGAATACTCTCCAGAAATAGTGTCATATAATCCAAATTTACGATCTGCCATTATCTTTGCCTTAAGCCTTTCTAAGTAATCTAAAAGTTCTCTAGCATCTTTACCAGCTGTTGATTTAGATCTATTCTCTATCTCATTAACCTCCTTTACTATTACTCTAGTTTTCTCTTTAACATCCCGTTCATCTACATTTGGAGGACTGTAAAACGGTACAATTATCCACCTATCCCTTAATAAAGAATAGAGACCCGATGCTTTGTGTTGTGCTTCAGTATGCTGAACATAACACTCAACATCATGACCTTCGATGACTACTGGGTGTCTTAGATTCCAGACAAAACGCTGTCCGTCTAATGCTTTTCTAACCAATTCAATGTCTTGGTTTACCTCTGCAAAATCAACTATGATGTGTACGTCTAAGTCAGAAGCATTTGTCCAATTATAGTTAGCCAAAGAGCCAGTCAGCTGAACGTCTACTGCTTTGACTTCAAGTTTTAGAGATTTCCAAAAGTCACTAGCTATCGCCATCAATTTTTCTCTGATTTCAGGTTTTATCCTAAACTGCCCACCAGTCTTTTCAGATGCTTCCCAAACCTTAGGACAAAGCTCCTTGTGATATTCAAAATCTTCTAATAAAAAATTTCTAAAACTTACTGCTCTACTCAACGCAAATCTTTTGTTTTATTTATCCTCTCTAATAAATAAACTAGTATGAAACACATAATATCATTCGATGAGTTATTGGAAGCAGTTCAGCATAATGCGATTGTTTTAATAAAAGGAAAACCTAAAAAAGGCAGTCGACCTCTTTATGCTGCACACGTTTTGAATTCAATAGAAGTTAGACCCGGAGCTGAGATGATGTTTCTATCTGATGTATTCTATCGTATTGAATGGAATGATGGAAGATTAAAAGGTGATAAGATAAGTTGGAGAGACGAATCTTCCCTAAGAGAAACGCTAAACTTAAATTCTCCAGGAAGAATTAGCGTAGTCAAGAATAATAACAAGACTCCATTTCATTGGCTCACTGCTCTACATACAAACCTAAGAGATGCACTAGACTCTGTACAAGGAAGAATTGACTTTTCCGACTATGATTTTTAGTTTGTTTTAAATTATTGTATTTTAATAAAAAAATAATGATAAAGGCTATGAAAGCTATAACGCTAATGCTCATACTGATTGTACTAATTAGTTGTAAGTCAAGTAAACAAGCAGGCTGTGATGCATACAGTAAAGTTGAACACTCTAAAAAATAACATATTGGATACACAAGATGATTTGCCATTCCCGACAAACTGGGAAGAAATTAAGGCAGAAGTATTGAAGTGGTCGGTTGAGACTACTGAGCTGCCATTACCTATCGATGTTTTGGAATACCTAGAGGAAAGATATTATTCTCCCTATAAAAGGAATAAACCTTTATCTAAGGAACGGGTTCGTCTAACATAGCGTCTGCACTGCTGTCTGGCCCAGTAAATGCAGCGATCTGCGACACATAAATATCGTGTATCTCCTTTGCACCATTTATCCTTTTTTCAGAAGTAGGGTCAGCACATACTTCATATCGCCTAGCAAAAAGCTCAGCAGCCTTTTCCGGAGTAGCAGCATTAGTTATTGCATCCTTAATTAGAACTTTCTTTTGCGTTGCTTTATCGAAGTAAGTCAGTGTAGCAAGCTCATCCATTATAAAATCTATTTGAGTATCGACGGTGTTCCACTTGGGTTTAGCCATTAGCTTAGCCTTACGAGGTCCTCCCCATTGGCATAAGCCAACATACCCTCCGTCTGGTGATCTTGCATTTGGGTCGAATACTGATTCTTTAAACATGTTACCGACAACAGCTGCCGCTGCAACAGGCGATAGCCCTTTGTCTGAAAGCTTACTCATTATAGCAATAGCTTTTTCTTTTGATTTCTCAAAAGCAGAGCCTTTGCTAAAATACGTCTCGTTTAACCTAGTCCATTCCCTTCTTTCTAATATGTGTTTCATCCTTCGTTTTCTTTTTCTCTCTTTTCCTTTTGAATATGGTGAGTTGTATAACCAGCAATTAAAAATTCAACGCTTGTCCATAATACTAGATCTGACGTTGACATGTTAGAGTGATTCTCTAACATAAAAAAAATCATTCCCCATTGGCCAATAATAAAAGCTAAGCCTGATTCAATTCTCTTCTTAGAAAAGAATGAAATCGTTGAAGAATACATTTTTCCAAGTTCTCTTATTATCCATTTAATGTTTTCCCAACCTAAAAAATATCTTTTCATCTTTTTCTTTTATTTATTCATCCCCAAGAAAATCTTCAAGAGAAGTTCCAAGTTCGTCATCTGGTAACCAGCATGCAGTGCCTATTGAATTCTCAGCACAGCGTATAGTAGGATCCATCTTAAGCTTTACCCAAACTCTATCTATCATTGGGTTTTGTCTGCGCCCTTTACCTGAATATAGATGACCGAGCCTTTCAACTAGTGCTCGATATATCTTAACTGTCAAGCCCTTACCTCTAAGCTCCTCAGGAAGACTTATATGAGGCTGATACAGAGCATTCATTACTACTTGAATAGTCAGTTCTAATCCTTCTAAGGGCTCGCTGTCCCCAGGTAGGATGACTCCAAGATACATCAGGTTGTCGTCCTTACCAGTCGTGACAAATTTGATGTCTTTCCACTCGATACCATCTATTGCAAAGTATTCTCTGCTTTCTAATATAAACTTTAACTTCTTCATTTTTATTATTTATCCCAACCAGATTTTTATCTTTACTTACGGTTTAGAATTAAGGACAGAACAGGTTAGATAAATAATCTAAATTATTCAGTTAATGATAAAAAGCTTTGATCAGTTCCTTACTGAGGCACTTTCACTAAAGGACTCAGATAAAGGCGCGCATTTTTTAGAAAGAGCAGACCGGCGATTAGCTAATCTTAAAGTTATTGGAGTACAGACTGGAAAATCACAGACGTTTGTTAAATTGGACGAAGAAACTACTAGTCAAATAGAATATTTCTTTAGGAAAACTTTGTCTACTTTAGCTGAACCTGCTGAGAGTGTGCTCTTTAGGGAAACTACAATCGAACCTACAAAGATTGGTCTTGTCTTGATGGCTAGGCCTCAAGTTATCCTACCTGACGGTACTAAAGCAACTCCAGTATTTTCAGTATATGAAAGATCTGATCTAGATAAGACAGTCACTCGCGAAGGTACTAATTTTTGGATAGTAACGATTGGAACTGACGTACAGACTATCTTGTTACATAATAGCGACGGCAGAAACAGCAGTCAGTTAGATACAATAATAGATCGATCAATAAAACACCTAGTCTCGTCTAGGGAAGCAGAACTTGCTAGGCTATCTAGAGTATCAGGAATTGACTTTAGTTTAACGAGCGAGATAAAGTCTGCTCATCAAGTATCGACAGATGTTGCACGTAGAGGATTATTAAGTTTAGATCTATCGTCACCAGAAGATTTTCGTAAACAGACCACTGACAAAATAAAAGAGTTTACTGAGAGGGTTGCTGCTGATATTGATACTGAGTTTAGATCTGGTGACTTTGGTGTAAGGGTTGAGGCTTCAAAGCAAATGACTGTCTCAAATAGAACGTGGTTCATGGAAAGAAACGAGAAGTTTGGAGTATGGGGAGCTCTACCTGTTCTAACATCTAATCTAGTTAAAGGAATCACAGGTAACGAGATATGGTTAGAAGTAGGAGACAAATGGGTTTATTGGTTAACCACTAAACCTGATGGGACCGCAGCTGAAGCAGCATTTAATGCACCTAGGCCTTCAAACCGGAGAATAATCAAGAAAGGAGACACTGTTAGTTTAGCCAAAGAGACTGGCAAAGGTGCATATGTCATAAATACTGGTCTTGTTTCTGAGATTGCAATCGACTCAACTAAGTCTAATTATCCATACTTTAAGACTGAGAATTGGATTTCAAAAGAAGCTATTGATGCTGTACGAGCGGCTGATATTTTTAGGAGAAAGGAACAAGTTGTTGAGAATAAGGCATTAAGTTTCAAAGATTGGCTAGCTCTTTAACTTCTCTTTTCAAAATTAGGGTTAGATCAGTTAATTAACTACCAACATAAAATAGATGCCAAGGCTCTTTTTTTCTAATTACACCATCAACTGTGTAAGTTACCTTAAACCCATATTTTTTACAATTATCTGCAACCCAATTTTTAACTTCTAAATTTGTATCCCACCAAGTAGGTTCAGTACTAAATATATCAAAAGCCTTTCCTGTGTGGTGTTGAGAAAAACCAGGAATTGTGTTATACTTTTGTGTGTCATCAACGCCTCTTGTTTTAGCCTTTGTTCCAAAATTATCTACTTGGTCATCATAACTTCTATAATCAGAAACAATGTCTACAGGAAACCTAACGTTAGGGTTTAATACTTTACAATCTTTTATTAATTTTTCAATGTTTTTCTTAGCTTCACTATCAACTCTACCGTTATCTGGTTGTATATCACCTTCTTGTTTAAATTCTTTATCAATGTGTGATTGAGTAATGTCAATACCGTACTTTGTTTTTAGTTTATCTATTGAAGATTTAATTTTTTCAGGTAATTTTTTAGAATTTGTAAATTGAGTATCGCTCCCTGGTGAAGATGTATTACTCACGTCAAGCGAAGATATAATACTTTCACGACTTGATGAATGGTCCCAGTGCCAAGCTTCACTAGCAAGCGGTCTAAAATTAAACTTAGAAGCGTTTATTTTCAACCAGTTGTGCACAGCTCCTCCCTTTCTACAATTTTTTACATCAACTGCACTTCCTTTACCGTGATTAGATGTTCCTGGTCTAGCTGCTAAATTACCCGTTCCTGACTTATACTTATTCCAAGCACACCATTGAGTAAAACCATCAGCACAACCTCTCTCTTTACTACCCAAGTCTCTATAACCTTGACTAACTTCAATATTAACACCTTCTAGTCTAGCAGCAGCAACCATATTATTAAAATCAATAGCTGCTTTAGAATTTAATCTTACTTTAGAATCGCCTTTTTCTCCAGTAGGCTTGTTAAGTACAGTCAGCTCACTATCAGGAATGGCTCCATTTGAAATTTCTAATAGCGACATACTATCTAGCGATTCATTTCTAAACTTATTAGGAAACATCATTCTTAACTCGTGACCCATCGGAATATCTTTCTTGTGTATACCGAATACTTTTTCTTCTGGACAAACACTTTTACCGTTCCACTTGAAACCGTTAGTACAGGCCCAACTCTTCATCAAGACTGTGATTGGCTGACCTGTCACAAAAGGAAATCTTATTTCTGCTTCGTTATCGATCTCTTCGATCTTACCGTGGACAGACTTTACTCTAATCGTTCTACCTTGTCTTGAGGTAAGTATGATCGTTTCCTCTCTCATCCAGCTTTCAAATAGTGCAACATGCTTCATGAATTTATTTATCTCTACCTAAACAAAAAAGGACCTCACTAGAGATCCTTCAGTAGAGCCTGATTTTAAAATTTATATTTTTGTGCCGCATGTAGGACAGAACTTCCAGCTCTTTGCCTTCATTCTGGTTCCGCATTCAGTACAATAGTTTCGAATCTCATTTACTTCTACCTGCTTTTGTGATTCAGGTAGGAGAGTTATTCCTACTTTGTGATTTATCCAATAGTTAAAGCCTGTAAAGTCTGATGAGAATTCTTGAGTTGAAGATTCTCCGCTCTCGACCCTACCTGTTTCCAAACTACCTGCTATACTTGCGTTTGCACCAATCGTTTGAGTAGAATAATTTACAGTAGTTCCTCCAAAAGACGGAGTGCTAGTCGTGCCCGTATAGACAGGATTAGTTGTCCAAGTCGGAGAGTCAGTTAAGAGGAGCGAGTTTACAGTCGTGCTTGGACCAACTAGATTGAACTGGCTTACTTGTTGAACTTCATCGTAGAACTCAACTATTACTTTACCGTTTTGAGCTATTGCTTCTCTAGACTCTAGAGAATCGTCTACTTCATAAGTCTCAAATAGAAACTTATTAGACTTGTCCAGCCATCTTTCTAAAAAGACTCTTTCTCCAGGCCTAATGACTATGCCTGCAGCGGAGACGTTTATGCCGTTGACTAAGATTTTAGCCAGGACCTTGAAGGTTTTTGGGTTGTATAGTTCTATTTCAAAATGAGTTCCATCCTTTAAATAGACTAGATCGCCTGTGTAATGCTTAAGGCGATTTCGATTTACTGCAATATTAGCAGTGGGCGTCGAGTTAGACGCAGTTGAATTTGATGTGTACATATTTTACCTTGTTTTTTTATGGCCGACGCTATTGCTGCCTAAGACAACTCAAAAGCCCAAAGGACTCAGCGCCGACTAGTGTCAGGCTCTAACTATATTTAACTAAGAACTATTTGTTGGGTTTTAAGTGGAGTAATTATTTAACTAATTGCTTCTATTTAGTATAATAATATTATTAAAAACTACGATTATGTCTAAAATCAAAGAAGAAGCTGACTTACATAAAGACTTACCGCCAAACAAATTAAAAAGGGTGATTTGGCAATATAAGTTTTTATCTATTGCTAATACAGAAATTTTTAATTTTGTGTTTTACCTAATAACGTTTGGAGTACCCGTCTTATGTATGTTGGGAATCACAATAGCTACCTTATTTCTTATGCTCTTAATTCACTTTGCATTCTTTTGGTTATTTCTTTTCAAATACAAAAATTTTAAATTGGTTAGTGATGAAGCTAGATATGAGATTGATGAAATTGTAAAAATTTTAGAAGACTATCTAAAGGAAAATAAAAAACCCCTTGAATAAAGGGGTTTTTCTGTATATCTATAATCTAATCTATTCATTAGCAAAATAATTAAAAGAAAAACAAAGATAATATGAAAAACATCAACGAGTACTTCTCAAATATCAATGAGGGCATCAATTACAACAATGGCAGAGACGCAGATTTATGGGATGTAGGTGCACAACTGCTAAGCGGAACCAGTAAGAATGTCGAGGACATGGAAGACAAGGAAGTAGAAGTAGTTGCGGTTGAAGCAATGAAGAAAGCTAAGCCTGTTCCACTTACTGGAATTATTAAGAAAGACTTACCGCCTTTTCTTGAGTATGTTGCTGATGCATTCAAAAGATGCGGTGTAGAACTTGACGTTAACAACACAGAGATTGACAGTTCTAACTTTATGAACGAATTACTAATACCCGTGGCAGACACTGAGTACTACCTTAACTCCATGTTAGACTATAGTGAGCTTGCTTACAACGGTTCAGAATTTGTCATTGGTGCTGCATTTGCAAGCGACGACGAGGGTAGTCTTGATTACATAGTTGGAGATTTAAGCAACAACGGAGAAATCGTTAAAGCTTGCACAGGGTTTAAGAAATACCTAGAAACTCAAGGATGATAAAATCTTAAAATACAAGCCTTTATCTTATCTAACTCAATACGAGTTAAATCCATTTCCACCTTTACCTTTTGTATATGGAGTATCTAATCTGTTTGCTCTATCTGAATATCCTTTTAACGCCATTGTTATTCCTGCAAATACCATTGCCACAGTTATCGGACCTGAGTATCGACCTGCCCCAAAACCTTCAACGAAGTCGTGAATTCTCATAGTTAACTCAGATTCTGAGTAACCCGTAAATTCACCAAGAGCAGTAATCATTCCTGTTACCATTGTTGCAAGTCCACCACCGATCATAGCCTTTTCTTTAAAACTTTTAAATCTATCTCTCAAGTCTTCATTAAGATATTCTTCTGTCATTTCAGGAGTAGCTTCTCTTGCCATATCTTTTAATTCAGCCTTTTCTTCTGGCTCTAATTCAGGTAGTATTTTAGTTTTAAAGTATTTTGCGATAAGTTCAACAACTTCAGGTTTAGACATTTCATCTTGGTCATAATCGCCATATATATTGTTATTAGACATATCGTCACTAGGCATATATTCTGAGTCACCGAATTGCTCAATTTCTTCGTTTTCTCTAACATATCTTTCAAAAAGCTTAACGTATCTTTTCATTAGTATTTTTATTATTTTAGTTATTTATTTAATACTGCAATTTATTTTCCCTGACCCCTATACTGCTTAGCCCAATTTTTGCTCTTTTTAGAAAAGCTACGCTTGGTCTTTGCGTGTATTCCTGGTCTCTTTTTACGAGAGCTTGAAGTTAACGTGTTATTAGTTAATAATTTTTTAGTTGATGCCATTTTTATTCAGCGCCTATTTTAATTATTTATTTAGTAATTCAATCTATTTTTTCTAGTATAAAAAACTTATTAAAGAATTATCTCTAGTATTTTTTGCGCCACTAAAATAGCATCAGATTCAGATAATACGTCTTCGTCTGGATGTCGAGCAACAACTGCATATATTAATCTACCTCTATTACCTATTCCTGATATTCTATGGTCATCGTATTCTGACGAATCGTCATATTCTTGAGTAATCCCATCAGAATTACCAGGTACTAAAATTAACTGATTAATTGAAGGATCTTCGTTATCTTCATCTGTATTATTTTTATAAAAAAGAGTCCAGCCAGGAACAATTGACTCGATATATCCTGCGCTAACTCCTTCACCATCAGATCCTACATCACCACTAATATTAAATTCAGAGATAGAAATATTATCTGCAACCATTATAAATAAACCAGGATACATATTCGTAAAATATTTAGAGCCCGCGCCAAAATAAGAGTCCCCTAACTGAACTGCACCGTCCATAGGCGGGTTATAATATTGAGTTGGATCGTCTTCCTCATCGTCTGCTTGAGTATGAGTATATGGTATACTTGCTGCTGCAAGTATAGCATCGTCATCAATTTCTCCATCTTTAATATCGTCCCAAGTTGCAGTAAGATTAGTATTCATATAGTTTCCGCCATCATACATGTCATCACCACCATCATTTATTCCAGACATAGGGTTTTCGTCGTCGTCTTTAGTATAATCATCCCAAAAATTATATATGTTTGGGACTAATTCTGTAACTTCAGAATATCTTAAATTAAGATTAGCTAAAATAGTTTCTATGCTTATTTCTGCTAAACTTTCGATAATACTACCGCTTCCTCCTACCCCAGGAGACTGACCGCCTCTTGCCCGACTTGCGTTTACTGCCTGCTCGAAAAGGGCCTGCTCTTCTAAAAACCTCCTGTAATTTTTTTGTTCTTCAGACTCACTGCCCCAATTTATAAAAGTCATAATAGTTTATTTTTTGGTATTATTTATCAAAATAAAAGGCGGATGTATCCTAACTTCTGAGCCATCGCTGTTAAAATAATAAGCAGTATCTTCGTCAAAGCTGATGGTGTCAGTATACCAAATAGCATCATGTAATATAGTAGTATCTGACTTAGGAACTCTCACTTGCCCCTTAATTTTATACTTGTATTTTTTATTAGTGCACGTTACTAATGTTAATCCTAGAGTTGCAACAACAGCTACACCTACGATAGTTGATTTTAATGTTTTCATATGTTTGTATATTTAAAGCTTTTTATAGTAAACTCTGATGAGCCGAAATTACCAATATCTTCTCTGATATGGTTGTTTATTATGACATTCATTTTAGCATCTTTAAGGCTACTTAGTATTGTCTTGTCCTTAATTGTTCTAACCACTCTTCCGTTGTAATAAAAAACAATCTGATGTTCTTCCCATAAACAGCCATATTTAATAAAGTTCTTCTGCGGGTTTTTAAATCCAAACCAGTGTGTCTTACCTCCGATCGATCCTCTCTTATCTTTTGTTTCGTAATGATAGTTTGTTTGAACATTCCAAAAACCAAGCAATGAATCTAAATATATCTTAAAATAAGACGGTATTTTTATAGAACTGTAAGCTTCAAGAATATCTATTTCTGGTGGCCAGGTATCAAATGACCACATCCAGAAAGCAGGCCAAAGGTTTCTACTAGTTGGCAGCTTTGCTTCTATTTCAAAATAACCATAACCAAATTTAGTTGTATTAGAAACTAGACCGACTCCATAATTACTTACAATTTTCTTTTCATTAACTGTAAATTCTTTAGGATTGTACTGTGTTTTTAGGATTAAGTCTTCACCTTTAATCTCAACAGCACTAGGATCATACCAGTTATATGTTTTATCAGGGTGGATATCTCCCCATCGTTCTTGAGTTAACCACTCATATCCTGACCAAGTTATTGTTTTTTGCATTACTTTATCTTTTTAATTTTTTCTCTAATTCTTTTAATCTCAGCAATCACGTCATCTCCTAATTCAATTTTAGACATCATCGTTAAGTCTACTACTTGTGATGTTAGCAAGTCGATCAGCTCCTGCTGTGCTTCTTCTAATTGTGTCATGTGTTTTATTTAAGTTCAATTAATAAAGTGTAACAATACTAAATTAATTTAGCTTTTGAAAATACTTTTCGATCCTTCTGCTTAATCTAATTCTTGGGTCATCTATCTCTCTGCCCAACGTTTCATATGGTACTAGAAAACCAAAACTTATAAAGACTCGTCGTGAGTTAAAAACGTCTGTCCAATGCTTGTAAAGAGATGCCTCAAAACAATATAGATCTCCAGTGTTGATATGAAATTCAGTTCCATCTACGTGAAAAGTGTATTCATCTGACAGTAAACATAGGTTGCACTTATAGTTGATGTAACCATCAACTGACGCATCATAATGCGGATTTATCTTACCACCTTTTTTCATGTCGACTGCCTGAAAGAATACGTTGTTTGTAGGAAGATTAAGAGTATATGCTATCCTACTGATTAAATCATACACTAGTTCTGGAATGTATTCGCCAGAGCTCTTTGCTAACTTTTGATAACTTGTTATGTAATTAGTCATCTCAGTCTTTGAGACGTCATAGATGTGGGAGACACCATTTAATTCTTTTGCTAGTTCAGTAAGATGGTGATTGACTGTAGTATCGGTGTAAGCTATTCCTTCGATCCAGTTTATCAGCAGTTGAGCTTCGTCTTCGCAAATAAAGCTTCTAGCTACTTTATGATTGTCAACTTCCACCTTGATAAGAATTCTTTTGGACCTGCCTCCTCAATGATGCTGTTCTTCCTTAATTCAAGAAGCTTTTCAAAACCATCTTCTGTGGTGGAAAGGCAACAGAACCAGTGTGTTGCAGGTTCTTCACCTTTCTTAGATGCTGGAACTTTTAAAACGTCGCCGTTCGTTATTTCTTTTGCTATCTCCCTAGCCTCCACCACATTTTCAGTAGTACTTAATATACAAACTCTTTTCATCTATCTAAATGTTATTTTAATCATTAAACCAACCCCAGTCATTCAATATAATACGGGCGTTGTTTTCGTCAGGTAAGTTGGCTTCAACATAGTCTACTCCAAAAGGAGAGAACAAATACAGTCTGGCGTTATAATATATGCCTCCATCGAATATCTTATCTCGAACTATGACTAGTCCGCGGTCCTCAACATACGCTGAAAATTGAATGTCTGGCTGTGGAATACTCACAGTATTTAATAAGCTACCTTGTATGGAATAGTGTCTAATCGTAAGATCCTGTGCTTGAGCCTCGTTCCAAACGATCATTCTATTTTTACCTAGAGCAAACCCGTCAAACTGAGGAATAGAATATGAATTGACCGAACCTGTCCCGTTGAATACTCTAATTGGGGATGGAGCAGTAACACTTGTTGTGATTATGTTTCCCGTATCATACATATCGTTGCCTCCATCCCCAATTCTGTTATATTGACCACCGCCATAGTCGCTAAAATAATAAATTTGACCAGGCTCGCCAGAATCGTATGCTGGAAAGATGTCAGTGATGTTAGAGTAGTTAAGGTTCAGAGTAGATAAGGTAGTAGCAATATTAGCACCATCTACTAGGTCTAAATATTCAGTTATCACGTCAGTTATCTCAAGTTCAGTTGCCTCCACTCCAGCATCCTTAGCAAAAAGCAGGTAGTGAATCTCAGTAGCAGCACTGATTCCTGTTATTTCATGATAGTCATCTTCGTTTGTCTCGTCAAAATTGTGAGAAACACCAGTACCGTCTGTGTCGATTATGATTATATGATTAACTGAAGGATCCCCAGTTCCACCTACTGTTTTGATATATGCAGTGTAAGTCTTGGAATAACTTGAGATTGGCAATATATCTGTACTAAAATCACCGCTGCCGTCTGAACCAAGATCTCCAGATATTTTGAAGCTAGAAATATCGATTGATTTTGCAGCTAGTACAAATAACCCAGGATAAAGGTTAGTGAAATAACTAGAACCTGAACCGAACTTGTCATTGCCTGCTGCGACTGTCCCATCCATTATAAAGGTTCCAGGTTCTTCACCATCGTTTTCTACAGATAATTGAGTGTGTGTGTACAGAACTACATTATCTCCATACGTAAATACGTAAGGGGCACGAGTCTGATCTGCTTGAGTAAAAAAGTCAGAAGTTAATTCACTATTGTATGCTTGGTATTGCGACCATACGCCAGTCGTAGAATTGATAAAATTATAGTTACTGTCTCCTTCTACTATGTAAGTGTTGTAGCTTGACAGATATGACTGAGCATCAGTATCAAGCTCAAGTCTACCTGGTAACTTTAACCCATTTGCAGAATAAGCATAAACATAGGTATCGAGTGTCACAGGTTCGCCAGAAGAATATTCAACTATTATGTTTATTTTTTCTCCTACTTCATTGATATCAATATCATCTAAGTCAATGATCGTGTTTGCAAGATTAGTAACGATTGGTGCGACTCCTGCCTTTATTACTAGTGAAGATATTGTGCCATCGTTATCGTTGTCGACTACATAGAGGAAAAAGTTTTTGTTTACTCCTTCATCGCTTAAATAGATCCTTTTACTTTCGCCGTCTGCGAAATCAAAATAAGATGGTAGATTACCTGCAAAAAAGTTAACTATTCTGCACTCATCTATTTCAAGGAAACCATTAGCATTGCTGAACGTCTCACCATAAAACACGATCGCCGCATTCTCAACTACAGGGTAAGAGTAGCTAGAGCTTAGGTACCTACTGCGATACACATAGTCCCAGTTGGTGTGTACTTCAGCATCAACCGAGATATAGTCTAGTGTATTTGTAGTTCCATCATAGTTATAGACACGATGTTCGACCGTTAGGTCACCACCGTTTCTTAGGTGTAAGAACCAACTACCACTTCCATAGAAATAAAAGTCGTGTGCAGTATAAACTACTGGATCAATCGTTATAGTCTCTTCAATCGTTCCAGTCAAGGAAACTACTTCTAGTTTTATCAATAGACCGCCACCATTGATTGTTTTAACTATTACTTTATTTGCATTAAAATACGTGTTGAAAATGATAGTATTAACAGGATCAGTAGTCTCATAGATTTTAGTTAAGTTGGTCGAGTTGCAGATGTAATACTTATAAACACCTCCAGCTGAGATAGTCGACATGCCGACGCCATCAAGATAAGCATCGTCAAGGTCAAAGCTAACAGTTCCGGTGAAAGCAGTCTCATCAGTAAGCACAGTAGTCCCATCAAAGATCCACAAGAGTCCAGCGTCATAATCAGTCACTGTGATGAATCGACCGCTGTTACTGACCATTGTAGCATCAACTGTGATTGCAGTTATAGTATCTACTACCATCCCAGTGGAATCAATAAAAATTATTTTATTCTCATTGATATCTCCCCGATAGAATCTTAATGTATATCCGCCATACTGTATTGTTCCAGTAGTTAAATCACCTATGCTGTAATCAGCCTGTGCAACTCCAGTATCAAACGGGCCATTGATTGCTCCGCTCGCATTGTTTGCGATGTAATACTGATAGTTAGTAGAGCCAATCTCCTTAAAAACAACTAGTGCAGTCTGATTAGTGATGTTTACGACACTACCACCGCCGACTCCTGGGGTGTTTCCGCTGCGACTGCGTGCATTATTAATTGCCTGTTCAAGCAGTGCCTGTTCTTCTATGAATGAACGGTGTTTTTTCTGTTCACTTGATTCGTGACCCCAATCAAAAAATTTCATCTATCTTATTTTCATTTATTTATTTAGTGCTGAGTGTCCTTTAATCTTAACTAATCATTTTATGTCTGATGACTCAATCAAGGTGTAGGTAAAAGAGTTTCCATGAATGTCTCTTGCCTTTCTACAGATCTTCATAAATTCTTCAAAGTCTGCAGATTTCTTAAATACTTGACAGCCTTCAGACCAGTTTTCCACATAAGTAGAATCAGCTCCAGCTTTATGAATGTTAATCCCAAAGACTCCTTCCTGAATCTTAGTTTCATCATAGTTCAGGTCTTTGTTTGCGTCTCTATAAACTTTAACGTTTTTTGCTTGACCTAGAGCCTCATATTTACCTTGGTGTAGCCTAATCGTATGTGATCCCCTGTACTGTCCTTCTACTAGACGAGCGACACCTGCTGTATTATGATATTCTAAAACTCCTTTTTTACCAGGATCTGTAGTATTTGCCCATTCTTTGTATTGCCACACACCATTGATCTTGAATGATACTGTGATAACATCATCAAATGCATTTGTTACCTTTTGACCAGTCGAAGAAGTTCTAACCCCTACAATATTAACATCATAATCTTTTGCGCCTTCGAACCAAACATAGCCTTTAGCTTTAACTGCCTTTTCAATCTGTTCTCTTGTATAATTCATAATTTAGTTGTTTGTTTTATCTATTTGTTTATTTTGTGTATTTGATTATGTATATTAGCAATATGAAAAAGAACATAAAAAGGATAGCTTATATTGAGACTGAGAATCCAGAAGCAGTTGAAAAGTTATTTTGTAAAAAACTAGAAAATTCTGGAAGCACGGAGCCATTAAGTGAAAGTATGATGTCTGTGCTACTTGCACTAGTGTTAAGTGATGTTTCTAAAGTCAAAGAGATGTTAGCTTCTTCTAGGAAGATAACAGGAAATATTGAGATACTTGAATCTAGAGCAAAATCGATAGGCCTTAACCTAGATGAAAAAACTCTAATCTTTTTTGGACTAGTTAGCGGAACTCCAGGAATTGCAGTTAGTTATGCATATTATCTGGCATACGCATTTAAGAAGGCAGGTAAAGAAACTATGGAATTCGATGACATTATGGTAGATGTATTTCCAGAAGGTTTATTTACTGATGCATCTCTTACTGAGCACTGGCAGCAACAAAAAATAGATTTAGCTAAGACAAAAGACTCAGCACTTGCAGATAATTTATTAGATTATCCAACTGCATCTAGTTCAATCTCATTAGTTAACATGTAATAATTCACATATGAAAACAGATAAAAATAGTAAATTTTATAAATCACCAACATTTAAAGAACGTCTGACTAGTCTTAAGTATTCTATTCTCTTTTGGAAAGGTCGTAAGAAAGGTATGATACACACTCGTAAGATTAAGCTGGATGATTTTCGTTACATATTTTTTCCTAAAGGATTTGAAAAATATGGTTATTTAGGAACACAATTATGGAACGAAGATGGTGTTTATTTTAAAGCACTTTATCCATTAGTATTAGCAATGGATCATGAAGCAAAACCAAAATGGTGCACCCGATGGTTTCTCCGTTTCCTACACGTATTCGGTAGCGACCGTTCAATTGTTAGAGTTCGTAATTGGACCCTACATAATCTGCTTAGGAAATTAACTAAAGGTATTGCGTTTGTTGATTGGAAAACCAAATGGCAAGATTACGACTTACGAATTAGTGTTCACGCACCACAGCACATACAAGACCTAGCTGATTGGATTGAACATGGATTCTATGACAAAGGCCGGCAATCTGAGCTAATTGAAGAGATTAAAGCATTAGATCCAAATGCTAGTATTATTCGAGGCAGCATTAGTAGATTAGAAAAACAATTAAAAGAGTTAGAAAAAACAGAGTCATGATAATAACAGCCATCTCAGACACACACTCTAAGCATCGATATTGTGAATCAGATTTACCAGGCGGCGATCTACTAATACATGCTGGTGATTTTATGAATAGCGGATACCACAAAAGAGAAGCGACTGAATTTTTAGATTGGTTTAGTTCAATAAAAGGTTATGATAAGAAGGTTTTTATTGCCGGGAACCACGATCGTATTATAGAGAACGATCCTACTTGGAGTCGGTTAACCATCGCAGGCTATACGAATCTAATTTATCTTGAAGACGAAGACTTTGCTCTCTATGATATAGACGATGACTCGTCAGTTAAACTATACGGTTCACCTTGGCAACCAGAGTTCTATAATTGGGCTTTTAATCTTCCACGAAATGGTGAAGAACTTAAAGCTCGATGGGATGCAATACCTGAAGATACTGATATTCTTGTTACTCATGGACCGCCGTTTGGACATCTAGATATTCCAGGAGGACAAAGTATACGAGTAGGTTGCGAAGTGCTGCGTTATCGAGTAGACGAAATCAAACCAAAAATTCACGTGTTTGGACATATACATGGAGGTGCTGGTTATTATTATAATGGTCACACCCACTTTATTAATGCATCAATATTAAACGAAAGATATAGTTACACTAACTTACCTGTTAGTTTTGAATGGGATAAAATAACAAATGAAATAAAATGGCTAAAAGATTAAGCAAACAAGAAAAAATAGACAAGTCTATCGTTGATTTGATCAACGAAATGTTCAGGATTGCTGGACATGAAGTAACTTACGAAGACATCAAAGATCGTAAAGATGATTGGTACGCCCAATGGACAATGACTATGTCTCAACACGAAGAATGGAAAGAATGGGGTAAAACATATCTTGTAAAAAATCTTAAGATGAATTTAAAATATGCCGAAAAGGAAATGGCATGGGTCGGCTTGATGTGGGGATTAAAGTTTAGTGACTTTCCTGAAAGTAATAACTAAAAACAGAGTAGCAGTATGAAAGCAAAAATAGAAGGAGTAGAACTAACTATTAGTAAATTAGAATATTTTGCAGGTGAAGCGTTGCGTGGACTACTTGCAAATCCTAATCCAAACATAAAGTCTGAGATGGTAGCTGAAATGGCAATGGTCTATGCTGAAGAAATGATGTATGAGCTTAAAAAATTAGATAAAAATGCTGAGTTACTTATTAAATTATATGGAACTAAACCTGCACAAAAATGAAAAATATAATTAAATTAGCATACAATCGATATGTAGTTGAAGCTAGTTCTATGCAAGAGCCTGACTTTGTATTCACACATATAGACGATCCTGAAAGGAATGTAACTCGTATAATGACTATGGAAGAATTCATTGATGCCTGTAAAAATAACGATAAGATGACAAGCAGATGGATGCAACCAGTCTTGGTAGATTTAGTTGTATACCTAAACAGTAAAATACCAACCTTTGAATTTTTAAATGGAGCGTCTGGTCTTAAGGAGAAATACCCTGAGACCTTTGATGCTATTCTTGATCTTATGGCTAAGTGTATTATGCTCACCGACCGAGAGTTTCGACAAATAATTAATTTTAAAATAGAGTAAAATGACAAAGAAAGAAAGTTTAATTGCCTCTTTAGTGGGTTCAATAATAGGTTTAGTTATCGGGTACCTTATATCTATTTCTGTAGTAAACGAAGCAGATAAGTGCAGAATCCTAGTTGAAGAAAACAAGATGCTTCAGCTGATGATACTTGAATGTCAAGAGAGGGATGAACACTAGTTACTAGTCGACCGCTTCTTCTAGTTCTAACTTAAGGTAAAGATAAATGTATTTACGATATCTTTTTAATGCAGAGTCAGTTGCTTTATCACTGATCCATTGCCACATTCTAGACCTAGGTAAAAGCTTAACGCCAGCATCAACGCTTGTTGCTCCCATTGAAATCAAGTCGTCTACTACTGAATGAGAAAACGCCATCACCTCGTCCTTGTTTGATAGATATTCGGTCTTGTCCCTAATGTCATCACCACCTAGCGCCATTCCCTCAGGTCTACGCTGTAACTGGCCTACATGAATTAACTCATGTTTTAACATTTTAGAGATCTCCCGTCTTTCTCTAGCAAACAGCATTGGTAGATTCACAACTATTCTAGGTCTTTCAGTATCTGGGTTTACTAGTGCAAAGAATGGAGCCATCCTCGGCGGCGCACTTTCCCTTTTTTCTTCAGGTATCTCACGAATGAATTGATCGTAATTTACTACCTCTATTCCATAGGGTGTGGCCATGCTTCTTAACTCTTCAAAACGTAGTCCACCAATCCCTGGATCGTTAATCCTTTCTAAGAACTCCTCTACTCCATGACCTTGCCAATCGATTATTGCCTCAGTTATGAGCCACTTATTAAAACTGTTAACTGCCTTCAATTTGCATATTTTTTAGTTATTTATTTAATATCTTTAAAATTAATAGTATTTTAAACAAAAGTAAAATTAATGAAAAATAAAAAGATTATAATTTGGTTAATTGCGTCGTTTCTTACACTAGTCGGCTCGATGTTTATGTATCAATATTTTGTAAACACTTCGAGCTGGGTAGGTATATTTTGTCTAGCAATAGGCGCAGTTTTACTGGGACCTGCAGTTAAGGGCTGGTCAGAACTAATTGAATTATTAATAGACGGCAATCGAGATGAGAACTAATAAAAAAGAAAACTTTAAATTGGATTTAGTCCAGTGCTTTATACCAGCAAAAGGCAAAGAATTTTGTTATCTTGGAAAGGCTTATTACAGACTAGACGAGAATGGACTGCTTACTGGAAAGCATGCAGTGCTTTTTGAGTTCTACAGTAGACTCGATAGAAAAGTAAGACCGCTACTGTGTCCAGCCTTTGTGCTTAGGCTACTGCTTTTAGCTGAGTATCGAGGCTCACGTTGGGCAAAGAGAACTAGGCTTTTCCTGATAAAGGGTGTTGAGATTGAGTGGATGGGTTGGCGATGGGATAAGTTTAGGATCAAAGGAAACTTCACAGCGGGTACAAAAACCCTGGCTAAACAGGCAAGCACCGCAATTGAAGACTCCAGTCACGCAGGTTGGTTTGTATAAAAATAAGAAGATGAATCTAGACACAATAACATTATTACCTGAAGAGATTAGAAAAGTTCTTATCCGTGGAATCAAGGCAAATGGTTCAACCGACACAGATCGTCGAATACTCATAGAGGATTGGGAATGCAGAGACAACTTTAAGAAGACTACGTCATGGCATATTCCTTCTGGAGAACTTGTTCGTGCCTTAGTTAAACTAGGGCCAGTTGTATCCGTCGGTGCCGGTTATGGTTACACTGAGAGTTTAGCTTTAGAACTAGGCGCAGACTTAATTGCAACCGATATTAAACCAAACAGTTCTAATAGCTGGTGTAGAGGAGGTAAGTATTATTGTAAAGTAGAAGAGTTAGCGGCAGTCGAAGCAGTTAGGCACTGGCCGGAACGTACTGTATTCTTAGCATGGCCGCCATATGATACTTCAATGGCTCATGATGTTGCTGAGGCAATGTCACCAGGTCAGCTACTAATCTATGTAGGCGAGTCGGCTGGTGGTTGTACGGGTGACGATTCATTCTTTAGTAAGTTACACTCTGAATTTGAAGAGATTGATGAGATAACTATTGCTTCTTGGAGCGGAATACACGATCAGTGTATCGTATATAAAAAACTAGATAAAAAATAAAATTATGAAAAATATATTAATCATCACAATTAGTACTACTGTTATCGTAACTCTGTTTGCTATCTTTATCAATAATCAAACAGAGCGGAAGATTAGTCAAATAGTAAAGGACAAAGAAAAGATAGTCGATAGTCTTATGAAACATCCCCGCATAGATACCTTGTGGTTAGCTCTACCTGGGGACTCGCTTAAAGTAGAGATGGAGAAGCAGCTAACGAAGATTAAATCACAAAGATACCGAAATAGAGCACTGAAAGAATACATCATTTTCTTGGAGAATGAAAACCAGTTTCTAGGTTCGGTGCTTGCTGAGAAGGAATTAGAAGATGGAATCGAATAATTATGCTAAGGAAAATAAATAGTCTTACTAGTAGACTAAAAAGAAAGGAAGAAGGTCAGAATTACCTGATAACTGTAGTACTGCTAATTGTGTTAGGGTTTATAGTGGTTGTGATAGTACAATGGTCAAAACCAAATACTGCCTGTAATACAACAGTTGAACTAAGGGGCAATGCTACTATACAGTGTAAATGGGTAAATAACTATGCCTCTGGCTTCAGTAGTATACATACCTGTAATGATTCGGTGATTACCATCGAGACTAAATATATCGAGAATGTTATCTTGATAGAATAGATTAATGCTTAAATTGGTCCCATCGACTATCGGTTAGGTCGTCAGGTTTTCATCCTGGAAAGTCGGGTTCGACTCCCGGCAGGGCTACAAAAGCGATCCACTGTGCGCTATATAAAAAGTTTGCTTTAGCATGCTACACAGTGGACACAGTCAGGTGGTGGAATGGTAGACACGCTTAAGACAATAATGTTATGCGAATGTGTGGGTAATCTTAGTGAACCACAGTAACATAATTTACAGGTTCGAGTCCTGTTCTGACTACGCAAAAAACACTGAACCGAGTTTCCTTACCCTGCAAAGGATGGGTTTTACAAGTTCAACATAGTCAGGTAATACGTAATGTGAAAATGGTATCACACCCTGAAAACACAACGGTCCATAAGCTCTTGGACGCGAGAAGTCATAAAGGTTGTATCGTTGCGGGTTCGAATCCTGTCCTGACTACAAAAATTTAGATTATGGAAAGTATAACATTTTATGTTGGTATATTACCAGAAGACAAGGCAGAACTTTTGAGTTTTGTTTCTTCACTAAACGAAGAAGAGGATCCAAAAATCTATGCCCTGATACAGGGGACCTTTGATGATCCTTACGGTTACTTTGAATATGCAATCAAAGGAACTTGGGATTGTTACAAACTCTTTGCAGATAATAATTTTGTAAAGTCTATTAATCATTATGAAGAGGACTAGGTTAATTTTTATAAATAAGACAGACTGGCTCATACGGCAACTTAACATTGCTAGAGGGAGTGCAGATAGTTAAGTATCGTGGCACCGGGTGCATTACTGTAGAGTTAAATGCGGAATACAAGAAGGCAGGTGGGAGCTTGTATTATTTATAACAGTACCACCCTGCGTTGAGATAACGTAGGACAGGTGACCATCGGGCATCCCGTTAGATCTGCTCACTTAGATGGTCCTTTTCAGATACTGGGAAATTGGATCTGATTTATGGGTGCATGACGGTGCCTTCATAGACAACCTTATAACCAGCTATCGCACCCTAGTAAGACTATCTGATCAATAGAAACGGCTAGGGTTTTTAAAGGTCCTTTAGCTCATTCGGTTAGAGCAACTGACTCATAATCAGTAGGTGCTAGGTTCGATTCCTAGAAGGACCACGGTTAGAATAGTGAGTTGGCTTAAAAATTTATAAAACATGATAGAAACAGAAGCTTGGGTTCTAGGCACGCTCACGACCGCTGTAATACTCTTATTTACCTCAGTTGTGGTATGCCTAGTTAAGATAACTCAATTAGAAAAAAAGGTGTATGAAAATCAAAAGCTGGCTGCAGAGAATCGACAGTTGCTTAGAGATATCAATCGTGATATTAACATGGTTGAGAGAACCCTAATGAACAGGATCAGTCAGGACGAGCGTAGGCTAGCGAGCATAGAGGCTAGACTTATCTCTGACCAGCAGGAACTTGCAGCATCGGCAAGCCCAAAGCGGTAAGCTCATAATTCAATCTATTAAACCAGATCAGTTATTTAATGGCTGTTTACCTGATGCCGATACTGTTAAACAGCCACCTAGCGCATTAGATGTGATTGGTCCGTAATGCAGAAACCCAACTGGTAGTGTTGAAGTAGTAGATGGCCTCTCGAACTCTACATAACCAACGACTCCGCCGGTTGTCGCTTCCCATACAAAACCAAAGTCGCTGTTTGGAGTCCACTGAGTTGAAGTAGAAATCCTAAAGGTTCCAACTACGACTCCTGTTCCAGTTGGTATGATAGGAGATGTTTCATTGGTGAAGATATTTGTTGCTGAAGAGAAATTTAATTTTCGCTGTCCTGAGATATACGGTAAGTTATCTGTTCCTTTTTTAGGCCAACCTAACCATTCCGGCAGAGTATTGTCGTTTAGTGCCTTCCAGGATATTGCTCCCGTTGTTATCTTTGGAGAGTGTACTCCACGAATAATCAGAGCATTTAATTTAATGGGTGCGGTGCCGGTGCTCGTTAAACGTATCTGGAAATCAGCGGTGTTTCCAGTTGAACCCAACCACTCCATGTCCATTTTGACAGATATTTTTGGGGCAACCTCAGTTAATTCTTGTAGTCTTTGTGTTTTGGTGTCTAGAGCCATCTTTAACTATTTTTTTAAACTTAAACTAAACGTTTCAACAACGGTATAATCTTATTTAACCTCTACTATTCTGAAATATCCTCTATGATCAACCTCTCCAACCTTAAATCCGTTTTCAAACTTACAGTAATAACCGGGCGAGAATAGGGAGTTACCATTTTCCCCAGTATCAGATAGAATCGGTTGACCGCTGCGTAGCTCATCTCTATAAGCAGCATCATCTAATCTTTTCAAGTCATTCGCTGTGGCACTGGATTGAGTTACATATATTTCTTCCGCCTTTGGTCTATATGATGCCCAGTAATCAAATTGAATATTTCTTTGGATATCCCAAGGTATGGTTGCAACCTTTACCATGTTATAATGTTCTCCATTATTGACTAGAGTAATAGGTGAGACCATTGAAGTGTATCCTCTAGCTCCGTCTGAATTTTTGGATTGGTTTGTGAGTTCTTTAAACTCATCTGTCAACTCTATCGTGATAGAGAAGGGTGCCTCCTCGCCAAACTCATATCCTTCAAATAGTTTAATATGTTTCATGTTCCTGATTCTTTAAGTTATTTATTTCTACCTGTGGCTAGAATCCGTATTCTTTAGGTTAGTTATTCACCAAGTCACTATGAAGACCGTATGGGACTACGGAGTAACCTCTCGGCCAATAACTAAATAAAAAATAAAAAAACCAGTAAGCCTAGTAGTAATAGAACTACCCCTAATCTAGATACCTAGACCTAACTATACTATACTACTAGATAAGAAGAGAAGAGAAGACACAGTCTAGATAGAGAACCAGACTAGGACCCAGGCCGGTGACAGGAAACAGGATCCTTAAGCAGGCCAAGGTTACCCAACCCATGACTACCACCAGCCAATAGGGACACCCGACTACCCTAGACTAGGCCAGGTGACCGCCGCCGTCTGCACCCAGACTATAAACTAGGTAGCAGTAAAGGTCTTTTCACTAGTGGGATCTTACTACGGAGTCCCGATTGGGGACCCTTCCGGTGGTACTCGAGGCTATTCAGCGCTTACCAAGTACTCACAGCTACTCATGCGGTTACTCAAATGGACAGGCTTGGCCAGTATAAATAAGACTATAAATCTAATATACTAGAAACATGAAGGTAAGAGAAGCAATGGGGGTACTCAAGTGTAGTTACTCGACAGTCCGACGATACGCAGACAGGGGTAGACTCCGGACTACAAAGCTGCCCAGCGGCCAGATACTGTACTGGGATGACGATGTCTGGGCTATGGTAGGTAAGAAGCTTATAAAGGAGAACTGGACAGTGGTCTATACCAGAGTAGGTGGGACTACGGAGTCCGACCGGGGAACTATGCTCAGGCAGCAGGAGCTTATCCGGGGCTGGTCTGCCGTGAGAGGCCTAGTGATCGACCGTCTCTACGAAGACTGGGCACCGGCTACAAGCTTCAGTCTAGAGCAGAGACCCGGACTACATGAGTTGCTGCAGGATGTAATAAAGAAGAAGGTATCGGTAGTAATAGTTGAGACGCCATGTAGGTTAGCTAGGGTGGGCTGGGAACTCTTTCCCGCCCTGTTTAAGTACTATGGAGTAGAGGTAGTTGTAATCAACGGGGCCATCCAGGTACCCGAATATAAGGCCGAGCAAGAGAAAGATCTTGTAAACCTGCTGCTTAAGGCGGGAGTAGACCGACTAGATAGCTTGGGAGTGGATCCCCTACCCGTACCCCGAAAGCGGGAGAAGGTGCAGCATCCAGGTAAGATAGTACCCGACTGGGAAGACAAGCCTACAGTTAAGGAGGATCAGGAGCTTAGCGATCTTATGTAGCTATACTTTCTTCAGTTCGCTAGTTTCCGGAAAGGTACCGCTTTCCAGGGGCCTCCGAGCTCCATGGCAGCGGGGTGGCATCGGTCTCTGGCGGGCAGGGGTAATTAACCAGAGACGAGAGACCTGTGCAAGCCTGGGCTATCGCGCGACGCGGCGACACGCCCGTGCACGGGAGACAAAAAAAGGGAGCCTCTCGACTCCCTCTAACCAACGCCCCGCTTTGGGGGCAACCAAACTCCTTATCCTCCTTTACCAAATATCCATTCAGTATAACTCATACCATCGGGTTTAACCTCGTCAGGTACGTCTACCATATCACAGAAGTCAACTACCTTTGCTTCAGTCTGCTCCTCTTCAGCTACTCCATACTCGTCTTCAAAACGAAGCTCGTCGTAGACTACTCCATACTCTGGATCGAGGTCATAATACAATCGCCTGTTTACTTGACTACCGCCCCTACGATTCTTTGAGAATTCAAGATAGCGACCGCCATTTGGATCGAACCTGATCTCTAACATCGAGGTGGTAGCATGCTTAAGGTAGGTACTACCCATATACTGGCCGGTCTTCGTCATGTGCTGTATCGCCAAGACAGCCGTGCCTCGGGTCTCAGCCGACTCGATCATAAGACCCGTTAGCCAGCTTTCCGACCGCTTCTGCCGCCAGCCCATTGCTTCAGTCAGCTTGATCGCCGCGTCTTGATAGGAATCAAGCACCACTATATCCCACTCTCCCTTAAAGGTGTCTTCTAATACCTTAGCCAGTGTACCGCTCTTTAGGTGATCGTTAAGCAGTAAGGTAGGCACTGCACCGATTGTCGGTGACTTGCGATAATAGAAGAGTATATCGTTACGTGTCATCTCGCTGGATACATAGAGTATCCGGGTCTCTGGTGTCCTAGCCTTTACACAGGCCAAGAGATCAAAGAGCACGGTAGACTTACCGACACCCGACTCGCCGACGACTATATTAACCGTACCGCCGTAGACTCCTCCTCCTTCTTCGTGGTCTGAGAAGAGTCGATCGACTGCCTTGCCTGTCCGGTGCAGTGCAAAGTCAGGAAACTCCATGTCCTCGACTAGCAGGACCTGGGCCTCTACTACGGAGTCCCCTTCTAGCACCTCACTGGCCGAGTATCCTTCTTCCATAAGCTTCTTGATGACACCATTAAATAGCCCATAGCTCAGGTCACTGTCGGGCTGGCTAAGCTCAAACTCTTCATAGAGCTCTAGCACCTTTGCCCTCGGTACCCTGCCTTCGTGTTTCTGGTTAAACCATTCGCGAACGATGCGTTCCTTACGGCCTCCTCTTATCTCTATCATATTGCTGGTTTAATTGGTTTAGTTAATAATACTAAATTATAATCACTGGATAAAATCCATTTATACTATATGGTACCCGTAACGTAAATCCTTGAACCAATCGTGTGTAGCCTGCCAGTGCTGCCGTTGTCGACGTCTCTCTCAAGCACGGTCCAGTTGGGGGCTACCCTCGGATTGTACTGAGCTCTTAGTGAGGTATCCACTAGCCTGCCTGGTGTCTCTACTCTTAGCTCGTCGCAGAGCACCCATGCACAGACAGTCTTGTTCGCACCATCATAGATCTTTTGGGCCGCCCGCTTTGAGTTCTTAAAGGTACAGCCGGTCATGATCAACTGTACCTTAGCGGGTTCTAGAAATTCGACTGAGCCGTCGGGTCTCAGGATTCTCCACTTCATATAGTTCCCTCCTTTACCAAGGTTGAAACGTACTCGAGTCCTGTGTCTCATCCCTATGCGTTATTGGTTAGTTCCTTTAATCTTGCGAACTCCGCCTCGGCTAGGCCACCTACTCCCACCTGACCCACTAGATCGAGTAGCTCGTCAAGACTCAAGGTACAGGACTTGCTGACCTCGGCCGTATTGAACTCTAGGTCGAAGACTCTGTTCATTTCATCGAACCTTTCAAAGCCCATCGCGTTGAGCGTGGTGCCCGCAAGACCAGCCTCATCAAGTATGATTATTGGCAAATTATCCTCGTTTTCTGCAGCAGCCTCGTCAAATGCCCGCTTGACCTGGGCCACGCTCTTGTCTGTGTATAAGAGCGATGCCACGCCATTAGGGATAGGACAGCCAAGTAGCTCTCCATCGGTTGGATGCATGTCGAGTTTATCCATCATTGCAAGCACATCGCTTTTAGTTGGGACGAGCGAGCCGAATCTGAATACGACGATCTTCTTTTTCATAATAAAAGTTTTTAGTTGGTTAGTATAAGTAAATATAACTAATTCCTTTTAACTATGACAATCTGGCGAACTATTTTTTGCACATTTAACCAGAGACCCATGCACACCGGTTTTAGCTTCCAAGTTGACTCACACAAAAAAACCCGATAGCTAGTCGGGTTCTCTTATGGTTCAGCCCAAGGGTTGGGCGCCTTAGCCTTGGACGTGACCTAAGCTTATTCTCTCAGCGAAATGGCGTATGGTAAAGGGATGGCGATATCTTCGACTCCTCCAATTAGCCACTCTCCTTCTTCGCTAAAGACATAACCGTACTCTTCAAAATCTGATTCAAAGAAGGCATCTACTCCTGCATCGATTCGCGGTGCACAGTAATCTTCTCCACGGTCTCGATGGTAGGCAACAGTCACTCCTCTTTCTGGCTGGTCAAATGAGTGATTGCCCTTCGCTACGATCTCCTTCTCAAGAAAAGAAATATCTCCCAGCGAGACGAGTGCGTCGACCTTTTCCCGATCTAGAAAAAAGTTCTGTAGTTTCTGCCCGACTCCTTCCGGATATCCGTCGAAGTGACAGTAGATTGATTTAACTAGTCGAGTACCGTTCTCGTCGGTAAACTCCATTCCTATTCTGCTTCTAGTTGACATATGCGTTCAGTTTTTAATTGGTTATAAGTAAATATAATAATTTCTTTTTAATCTTGACAATTGGGTCAAATAAAAATTAAGAGATCTCTGCCTCTTCTCTCTCCTTTATAAAAATTTCAAAATTATTAATTATCATTTTGCCGTACTTGCTAAAATAGTCTTCAACAATTCTTTCGATTCGGCGAAGAGAACTAGCTCTAACCTGTGACTCTGAACCTTTGCAAATTAGAACCCACCAGCCGTTGCTGCGACCGGCAAAACTCCAGTCTTCAATAAAAGAATAATTACTCTCCATTATCTCTTCAAAGCAATCAGTTGAATAATTATTTGTTAGGTCTCCATGCAGCCATTCTGACTCCATGAGCTCGATGTGTCTATCGGTCAAAGGTATGGTAGGATTCTTTACGTTGAACTCAATTGTAAAACTACAATTAAAATCTCGATTGTGTCTGTTAAATTCTGCTTTCATATCTCTTTAATTAATTACTTTACCGCAATGAGAACATTTTACTAGCTTAATCCCTGATACGTGGCGTACTGCTACGTATGTTTTTTCGTGTTTACAAGTTTCCTTATCCATCTTTATTAAGTTTAATTGGTTATAGGTAAATATAACTATAATTCCCTAATCTTGACAATCCTGCGGAAAAACTTTTGCGAGACCCTTACCTTTCTAGAATCTCTCCAACACCGTCGAGCGCAGTTATAATGCTTGCCCACATAGTTTTTTCCATCTCGTTGCCGGTATCGTGTATTGCCTGCGAATAGAGCTCTTTACTCTCTCTAATATAATCATCGACTGCTTTTAGTTTTTCTCGATCGGTCATGGCTAATATTTTTTTACTTTTACTATTGTTGCAGCCTGCTCTCCTTCTCTCTGCTTGACAGTGACTGCACCTTTCTTGTTTAGGGTCTCTAATACTTTACGATAACCCAAGTCAGGTCTAGATATCTGGCCTAGAAATAAAGCAATATCATATGCTTTCTTAGCATTATTACAGACACCCAAAGATTTCTGCAGAGACTCTTCCCACTCTCCTTCTTCCCCGTTACCGATAACTACGTATACTTCTGGCCGCATTGCTTCTTTATCTTATTAAGTATCTTTACTAGTTGTGCGCACTCTTCGTATCTTTCTTGAGGTTCAAAGAATTCGATGAGGTCGACAATCGAGCCAACTAGCTCTCTGCTTTCTTGCTCGGTCGAGACGGGTTTGTCCTGCTCATGCATGATTGCAAGGTACTTTACTTCCATACAGACGACCCTGTCGATCTCACTCATCTCCCTAAGTATACGATCTAGTGCATTATCTTTTGCCATTTTTGCTTCTTATTTTATCTAAGTTTATTGCGTTACAAGTATCTGCAATTATTATCCCAGCTATATCAAAACCCAGGTGCTCTACCAATAACTCAATCAAGACATAGTGACCTTCATCAAGTCTCTTCTTACGTTCGATTGACATTGGAGAAGAGTTGATCGAGCACAGTGCACTACCTAGGTCTTTCTCTAATTCGTTTATCACGTCTAGATAGACTGCGGTATACTGGAATAATTCTACGAATTCTTTAGTTTTGTTCCTAACTAAGTCTTCTAGTTCTAATTCGGTTAAGAAGACCTCGTCTTCTCCATTAAATGCTAATATATCCTTCATCTTACTACGGAGTAAATGTTTATTATTAAAAGCTGAGACTCTCTACAGCTATGGATCAAACCATTGAGCTCTTCATTTTTTCTAGTGAGGAGCGAACGATCTGACTTATTCTAACGTTTGTCATTGAGTGCTTCTCGGCGATCTCTTTCGCGTTTAAGGAGTACTCACGGTCGATTCCAAAATAATCAAATATTATCTCACGGTCACGGGTCTTCAAGGATTTTACTGCGATACCTACCTTGAACTTAATCTCTTCCAGCTCAATCTCTATCTCAACTTCAGGCCGTGACACCAAGATCAGGTCGGCTAACGTGTATTCGCTGTCTTCGCTGATCGGCTTGTCTAGGCTTACACGAGTAGGCACGTCTGGATCTTCGCCTCTCATCTTTGCTTTATAGATCTCATACTCCTGATTGTGGGGTAAGCGGACAACTCGGCCAGTCTTAGCAACAGTCTCGTTAATATACTTACGAATCCACAGGCTGGCATAGGGTACGAAACCTCTTTCGTGATTTGGTCGAAAGTTACGAGCAGCTTCAAGTAGTCCAATATTACCTTCCTGTATCAAGTCGTCTATGGGAACCCCTTGCCCCTTATGGCGGTTTGCAATTCTAGCTACAAGTAATAGATTGCTTTCAGCAAGTTCGCGGACTGCCGTTGTGCTACCGTTAGCTATCTCAATAGCCAATACCTTCTCTCTTTCTTTACTTACACCTCCGCTCTTTCTTATTTCACGAAAGTATTTTGGAAGTCCTTCTGATGTTTCAAAGCCCATGATCTTTAGTTTTATTGGTTTATGTAGTAAATATAACTATTTGTTTCGACAATGTACAATGCTGTCAATAACTTTTTATTCTTCTTTGCCAGAAGCAGACTCTTCTAATTCAAGCTCTTTCTCTTTACGTATCGTATCTAATCTAAACCACTCTTCACGAGTGATATCAGGGTATCCGCGTAGTTCAGTCTGAACACACTTGCTACAGGTTATTGATTCTGCCTGCTCGTCTACCTTGTCTACGAGTTCGTTACATTTTTTACATGCAATCTTTTTAAATCCTAATGCTCTCTGCTTACTCATAAATTAGTTTTTAGTTTATTAATAGCTACGCACTTTTCGTAATCTTCTATTGATATTGAGTATTCAATACAGCCGTTTAATGCTGTCCTAAATTCCTCCTTCTTTAATGAGAAGACGACGTCCAATTCCTTTATTTCAAATACTTCTACTTCTTCTAATTTATTCGAGACTGCCCAGTATACTGCCGACTCTACTGCGCTTGAGATAAGTGCACGATGAGTTGTCGTAAATGAACTTACATCCATGGCTCCCAAGCTAAAGCAGGGAATACTTCGATCATTCATTTGATTATCAGTAGGTTGCATACTATCTTATACTCAAGTTATACCATTTGTTCTTAGTAAATATAATCAATCTTTTCTATACTTGACAATCCTGTTAAAAAAATTGACTAAGAAGATTTAAAGTAGCTAGGTCAATGCCATCTTTCATTAGTTCTCTGCGATCTTTATAGCTGAATGTTTCAATGAAAGTTGAGAATTCAGGCGAGGCTAACAGTTCTATCGCTTTGCCGAATTCTGAAAAGCCGGTGTATTCTTTAGCATAGGAGTCAGCCGCGATTGCCTCAATCGTTTCGCTACATGCCCTATGTATTCTTGCCATAGCTACACAGTTTAACTCTGCTCTTCTTTGATACTCTACGGAGTGTTTTACCAGGTGGTATCTCCCATTCTGCGTGGCACTTCTGACTACGTCTGAGTCGCCATCATTTGCAAGTACTTCAAGTTGAGCTAAAGGAACTCGAGTAGACTCAGCTACAAGCTGCCGAACTCTCCAAGAACGATGTGAAGTCAGGGCTATCAGGTGATCCTCTGTAATTAAATTAGAATTTTCTAGGTACCTCCATTCCTCTCTCTCCAATTCGTCAGTAGACGATACTATAATATCAACTGCTTCACGTTCTTGGCTAGTGCCAGCAAGGACTCCATTCTTTAGCAAAGCAAGTTGAACTTCTTTATCTCTAATTGAGATAAGCTGCTGTGTTATGCTGTCAGTAAGCTCAACCTCTCCCATGTGATTAGCAATAAATATGGAAGTATTCTTAATCACTTGGTCAGTTCCATTGATACATAGTGGAGCCAGTAAATTTACGACTTCTCTACTTGCAACATAACTCTCTCTAATCTCTACTTGCGCATACCCAAACAGGTCGCCAACGTACTCATCCTCTAATCCTAATATGATTTTATTAATGAGTTCATCACTACAGTTATGGTGAGCTGTTATACATTTAATAAGTGGCTTAGACTGGATACCACCTCTCTTCTTTATTCGAGTATTTGCATGCTTCCACAACCATTCAATCGACCGAGGAGTAAGCGAATCGTTGTGAGTAACGAGTATTTGAACTAGACTTTCATAATTGTGCTCTGACTTTATGTGATAACAATCTTTCAAAAATTCTAAAAGAGCAATGAGTACAGTATTACCTATCCCTTGATTAGAGAACGCTGACTTTATTATTCTATCTACGGAGTAACGACTTCTTTCTAATTCAATCTGCTCCTTCACGATCCCAATAAACTCTTTAGCCTTTATGTTTGGGTTAGCTAAGATTACAGATTCAACTAAACCTTCCTCTCTAATCAGGTACTTTACACAATCGTGACTTATGCTATGATTACGAAATAGGCTTCGTCTAAGCTCGTACATGTTTACTATATTAGACGGCGAGTTTAGTGTCTTCACCTGTTCTAGTGTAAGGTCAGTACGAAGAGCAACCTCCTTTAAAACAGTAAGCGACCGGTCTTGCGATAAACGACTAACTACTATTTCAGGTAGTTCACGCAGGCCGGCTAATCTCTTTCTATCGTAGACGGTTCCTTTTGCTCTTGCCACGTACTCGGCTGGAATCTGCTTTATCTGTATCTTTTCCATAGTCATCAATTGTTGTATAAGTAAATATAACCAATTCTTTTATACTGGTACAATCTGGTCAACATTTTTTGCGAGACCTGTGCACTAGGCTAGGTATTCTTCTATCTTGAACCATATCTCATAACCGTTTGCTACCTTGTCTTGGCGACCGTTCTTGGTCCAGAAGTAGTCGTGATCGAACTCTCCTTTGATACGCTGCACCTTCCCTATGATGAGACTCTCGCCGACTTTACCTAATACTACATCGATCGGTTCCTTGAATTCAAGTACAGCATCGGTGCTCCACTTAGAATCTCTAATAATAGTCACGCCTTCGTATGCTATCTTCAACTTGTTCTTCTTTCGGGTAAGTCTATTTAGGAAGTGACTTGCCCCTTCGTTCTCTAATGCGTTGATATCTCGCATATAATCACAGAGCCTAGGATAGGTACCGTCGTCTGTGTCTTGTGATACTTCGAAGTTAAGTGCATTAGTACTTGCTCCAAATCTAATTCCTTTTAGTGGGCCGTCTCCATCGAGTATGCCCCAAATCGTGTGTGTTGTTTTCATAATCTTTATGTTTTTAAGTTATAAGTAAATATAACTATTTGTTTCGACAATGTACAATCCTGTCAATAACTTTTTATTCTTCTTTCTTTATACGCTAATATACGAAAGCCTTTTTAATAGGTTTATTCCTCTATTACTTCAAATAAATCTTTATTAATAAATCCAACTGAACCATCCTCAAATTGAACTTGGATAAATTCTGTTTCAACAATGTTATATACAATTTTTTCTACTTCAAACATTTCGCCTTCAACTATTTTCTCCTCTTCCATTATTGGTTCTTCTTCACTATCAAAACCAACACATACTTCAATATAACAATCTTTCAAAAATTTAATTTTCATAACTTTTATTTTTTTTATACACTGTAAATATAACCAATTATCTAATACAAGTACAATCTGGTCCCAAACTTTTTTGCGAGACCGCTCACAGCGGAAAGTTATCTTCCACCAATTGAATCATCATCCTAAACTCGTCGTCTGCTCTAAGCTCTTCATAGATTAGATTCTTATCCTTCTTGTTAATCTTGTCCCAATTAGAAGCAATCGCGCCAATCATGCCGAACGTATGGTTTAATTTACTAGCAATAAGCAGTGAGCTCTTGACTGAGAGCGAGTCAGTTAACTTGACATTTACACCATACGGTAACCAGTCAGTATCGCATACTCTCTTCTCTTGCACTAATGACGACCTCGTGACTCTAGCGACCTCGTTTAGGTGTTTAGTAGTAGTCCTACTCCATTTACCGTGTACTATGATCTGGTCAGCAGCAATGGTCGCAACTACAGTGTAATAACTAATAACTTGATTATTACATATGTGTAGATTATTCCCTAGTTTAAGTGTTAACATCTTATGGGTCTTTAAGTTATAAGTAAATATAACCAATCTTTTCTAATCTTGACAATTGGGCGGGATAAAAAGTTAAGAGACGCGGCCCGCTGCCAGGCTAGAAGCTTCCACTTCGTTGGATGGAGAAAGTAAGCTATAATCCCCAAGGAAGTTTATAAACTCTGAATCCGCCTGTTCCCATTGACACAACATCCTGCGGGTCCATTTGAGCTTCGACTAGAAGTCGAGTTGCGGTACCTTTAATATCATCCATATCAGGCACCTCATCGAACCACTTCCAATCTACTGATTGCATGTGTTTAAGTACCTTATCAAAATCAAATCTCTCTAAGATTTGTGCTACTACTTGTGCTTGTTCTTGTGTCATCTTAGTGTTTTTAGAAATTGTTCTGCTTCTTCATGTGTCTCAAAATCGCCGATGAGGTAGAAAGAATCTAAGTTATCATCCCCATCTACTTCGTCTAACATCTCGTCCTCAGTGAATACGTCTCCTGATTGTTTACATTTGTAAAAGTCCATAGCGTTTAGTTTCGTGAATCAAACTGGTTTACCATCTCGTCATAGAAAGACTCGCTTACCCCTTCGAATTTGCCGTCTCTTCCTTCATTGATACGAAGAGTATTTCCTTCCTTCTCAATAGTTGTGTGGCCAATCGCTGGATGTAATTGAAGAGCGATGTACTTCTTCTCTCTTTTAAGTTTCTTTAGGGTATCTAAGATTTTTTCTTCCATGGGTCCTGTTTTAGATTAGAATGAATACTGTTTCTTCTGCGTTGATACCTTCTTCTGTGGTAAGCCTCAGTCCACTCAAGATTGGCTCAAACTCTTCCTGATTATTGACAACTATCATAAATCCTGGATCGTCTGTGATATCCTCTCCACAGTTGAGGAATCCTAAATATCCTGGGCTATTATAATCAAATTGGAAATCGTTCTTTACGTTGATTAGGAATAGAACGCCTGCTTTAAATTCTTCTTTAGTCATCTGCTTTTGTTTTTAAGTTATAAGTAAATATAACCAATTACTCCTAACCATGACAATCCTGCCATAAAAAGTTTGAGAGACCTTTGCACCCAGTAGTAAGGTTTACTACGGAGTAAAACGACAAAGGGCCAGCTTGCGCCGACCCTCGTCTCTAACTTAAAACAACTTCTTCTAGCCTAATGAAAGATAACGATACCTCCTCGGCCAGCTATCTCAAAGGCTTTCATAAAATCTTCATATACTTCAAGGTAGTCTACTATCTTCTCCTCTTCCCAACCTTGGCTATCAATATATTCCTTAAATCGGTGACGGTTATTTGCAAAATCATGATATAACTTATTACTTATCTCAGCCCCTATGCAACCTTCACAGTCTGAAAAGTCAATCATCTCAATAAACGCGGTGTTCTCAAATTTAAACTCGTTGACCGCATTCCATATCTGCATTGGCATTATCCCATGCATCGACATCGACAGTGTCTCGCGGAACCTGTTATAGTAAGAGTAGGGGCCTGCCCGAAAGGAGTGCTCCTCAGACTCTTCAGACCTGTCGTATTCTCCAGGTTCAATCTCTACACGGTTAAACTCCGGATCAGCTCCGACTCTTATTCCGCCCTCGCCATCTACCTTTACTATCTTACTTATTGCTATTATGTCTAGTCCCATGCTATTTTAGTTTATCAGTTTTTATTTTATTAGTTATGCAATAAACACGTCAACTCGACGACTTACGCTTCTCCATTCCTTCTTCTCTATGTCAAAGTAAACAACCACTTTAGGTGAGCTCTCTCGCACACCCTTAGGGTGATGGTCCACATGGACGTTAGATAAATTAGTCGTACCTACTGCGGTGCGTAGACTGCCGTCTAGTTTTCTGAAAGCGAACTGTACAATACGCTGCGCTAGTACTCTTTTAAGTTCGTCGTGTGTTGTTGGTAATAGGTTCATGTTTTAAGTTTTTAAGTATAAGTAAATATAACCAATTCTTTTTAACCATGACAATCCTGTTGAAAACTTTTTTGCGAGACCTGTGCACCCGGCTCTAACCAAAAACAATTTCTTTAAAGAAGACTGTCTGTAATATACAGTCGGCAGTAACTGCGTCGTCTGTCTCGTTGACTGCATCCATTAGGTGACTAAGTGGAGTCAAGGCTACTCTCTCATGCACGTCAGCAAGGGTAATAGACACTGAATACTCGCCATCATACCCATCGTCTATAATGGAAAGCTTCTTACCGTCGCGTAAGATCTGCATGAGCACGTCTTCATAACAAACCGACTGCTCAGTCTTCTTCAGTTTTTTAGCAGCAGCCGCATAATCAGCGGCTTTGTAATCAAGCTCTAAGTTATAATAGCGTAACTCAGTCAGCCCATTACATAGAGAATTATAGAAGAAGTTTTCAGCCTCCTCCGTTTCAAGTAGTATCTTCATTTCTTTATCGTTAGTTTTATGTAACTTAGGTCCCACTTCTTACCTTCAATGATATTGCCGTTTACATAAACGACCTCATCAGTCAGTGTCTCCAGGTCGATAGTGAACTCCACATGGTCACCTATCTTTGGTTGCTTTGTTCTTAAGTCTTTAATCTTTGCTTTAATCATGTCTTCTAGTTTTAAGTTATAAGTAAATATAACCAATTCTTTCTATACTTGACAATCCTGTTGAAAATATTTCTTAGAGACCCGGTACACTGGACAGATAACTGGACTACGGAGTAAACAACAAAAGGTCAGCTGGAGCCGACCTTCGTCTGTCAAATTAAGAAGTACTGTTTGAGAAGATCTTATTACTACATTACTCTCTTTAAGAAACCTCGATAGTTGTAAATCCTAGTAGTGTTATCGGATTCGAGCACGCGCACATCGTCTCCACTCCATCTTGCTCGTACACCTTTTGTAGAATAATGAATATTCATAAAGAGTCTAGCGTTCAGCGAGTAGACGAGCCCATCGCTTCTTACTATCAACCATTCGCCAGTGACTGGGTTTAGATCTCCGTCAATCACGTCGCTTGCAATGACACGGTATTCGATCTCCCTAGAACTAAGCCAGGTTTTTAATACTTTATTTTCTATCCAAAAATCCATAGCGTGTTTAGTTCTTTTCATCTTCATCATCATCAGAATCTTCATAGCCAGTCAATGACACATCCCAATCTCCATAGCGATCTCTAAAAGCAATCCATCCATGTATGTTAGGACCCACTTCGCCTATCCAATCACCTATGCTCATTCTATCATCTTGGTGATTTTTTAAGTTCCATTTGGCTAAGTCTTGTCTAACTAGACTCCACCATTCTTGTTTGGTAGTTGGTATCATCTTTCAAGTATTACAAAAGAACCAAAGTAATTATCAAATACTGCTATTAGATTCTCGTAATCTCCTGCCATCATTTCTTTAGTAATTACAGCAGCATCTAAGTCTAGTTGTCTTGCGAAGTCCTTAGCTCTTCCTATAAGGGAATATGCATTACCGTCAGGTCCAGTTAAGTCAATAACTATGGGTCCTTTCTTTTCCTGTTTAGCGCGTATCATGTTTAGTTTTTAAGTATAAGTAAATATAACCAATCTTTTTCATACTTAACAATCCTGTTGAAAAGTTTTTCAGAGACTCCATCCACTGGAGCCGGTCTGTTTTTTCCAAGGAATCTGCTGGACTACACCGGTCTCTAATAATTTTGGGAGACGCCTTTCCACTGGTCATAAAAAAAGCGAGATAATTCTCGCTCTTCTTATATACTTATTACTTAATGAAATAGGGATAGTAAACCTGCCTTGTCATGGGTCGTTGACACTCTAAACGAGGTGACATCGATGTTTAATACTTTATGGTCTTCAGAAGGTTGACCATATTTGGCAATTGCCTGCTCGATAGCTTCCTCTCGGGTAAATGCTACTTCTGAATTCCAGCCACCGCTTTTGAAATTGAAAAGGAACTCCCATTTGGTTGCTAGAGTTTTTTCTAAAAGGTCAAGCTCTGCCTTTGTCTCGTCGATGACGCTTAAGAGCTCTATGCCACCTTTGTCTGATACATTATATGATAATGCACTAAGTCCATCTAACCTTAATTCTAATAGCTCCAATCTTTGGATTGCCTTGTTTCTTTGTTCTCTTGTCATGATTTAGTATCCTCTTTTTATTACCATTTTTACCTCTGCGACTATCTCTTTTGCTTCTTCCTTAACCGTTACTAGGTTAGCACCTGGACGATTCGTCTTAAAGAATTTAACAAGGTTAGGTACGTTTAATATACCGCCGTTAATTAATTCTACGAGCTCTGCTCTGATTTCTCCTGTTGACATTGAGTTCATATTTTAAGTTTTTAAGTTATAAGTAAATATAACCAAAATAATTGACACCTGAAAATTCTGTTAAAACTTTTTTGCGAGACAGCGTCCTCTAAATCCAACCTTGATTTTAAAAAATATTTATACGCAAATTGGGATCCTGCAGCCTGGTGAAGGGGTCTCTACCTGGCCTAGGCGGGCAGGGGTTTACTACGGAGTAAAACAACAAAGGGCCAGCTTACGCCGACCCAGTGTCTCTAACTTAAAACAAACTATTACTTACCGAAAGTCTTGTCCCAACCGGTAGGAGATATTCCTGAGATCAGGAATTCACGGACATCGCGAGATACTGTAGGCAGCGCGGTCTGTATAGGCTGACCGTTGAGCCAACTCTCAAGTCCATCTGTTGGTATTTCACATTCATACCACTCATTAGTAAAAACACAAACGCCACTAATCTTGGTCATGCCCTCTGTCTCTGACTGAGTTCTTAATAGGTTCTTCTTTCCAATCATCTTCTTTCTTTTTTTTACGTGAATACTTCTTCTTGTTCTTCTGTACTACAGGTCGAGTTGCCGCCCATATTTCCTGCATAGTTGCCTCTATCTTTTTCATCACTAGTTGCGAGACGCGAGCTCCCGTTCCAGGAGTATCGAGAGCTCGTTGTTATTTACCCATTTAGCTATTTTTCCCGAATCATAATATTTTAAGCCACGATTCTTACATATAGTCATCATTGCCCTGAGCGAGCCACAGGTGAGAGATGACCACGGTCGACACTCTGCCATGATTTTAATATCTGTATCTTTTTCTTTCTTGTCCATCTTTCTGCGTTTTAGTTATAGTTAAATATAACTAAAAAATATAACAAATAACAATTTTTATCTACTTTTTTTGCGAGAGCTTTGCAACCCTTTTTTCTTAATACAAAATTCAAAACTAGGAAAATATAGTTGGGAGACCCTTAGCACCAGGCTGCATATTCAGACTTTAACTTTTCGCGAAGGTCTCGTATCGTGCTGCATCGTTCGTAGTCTTCTGTCTCTAAGAAACGACGCTCTAATTCGTCAAGCTCGTTAAGGTGACTTAAAGCTTCTCTACGGAGTAAATCCCAGCGATCGTTATAATAAACCAGTGATTCCTCCCACCTGACACAGTACTCCTCGTCGAGCCGCCAGTAAAAGATGGGAGACCCTTTCTTGTCTACCTCAACTTCCATAAGTTCCTGATATAGTTCTTCAAATCGAGAGTCCATTTTTTAAATATAAGTTTATATTCCTATTATACTCATGTCTCTAAATAGGTTTACAAAAAAGGCCCGATTTCTCGAGCCTTACTGGAGTCCTATCGACTACCCTTCCAACAGGTCGTTGGCTTCTAACTCGAACCAGAAGCGTTCCTTCCAGCGATCGACAGTTGCTCCCTCTACGACTTGATCTTGAGGAATTCCTTCTAAAGTAGCGCTAGCCAATTGGTAGATTCCAAAATTAAGGAGAGCGCTTGCCTCTTCACGTTTGCCGGCTTTTAAGAGAGCTCTGGCATTTTCATACTTTTCTCTAAGATTTTTCATACTGTTTGTTTTTAAGTTATATAGTAAATATAACCATTATCCAAATACGTTGTATGCGTTTACGAAAATAAATCTTAGAGACCCGCACAACTAGACAAGATTCCCGGAATCAAGTACAAGAAAAAGGGCAAGCGTCTCCACCTGCCCTCGCGCCTGGATAATACAGGAAATTAAAATTCGATCAGGTCAATCGCCATCTCGCCAGTAGGTTGGCCGTTGCGTGTGATCTCGTAGTTGGGGTCCATTCCGTTGGTGACAACGTCTCCCAAAAGCTCATCAATGGTTGAGAACTCCTTTGTGTAATAATTACAGTCTAGTGAATACATACTTTCTGTTTTTAAGTTATTAAGTAAATATAACCAAATTCGGAATGCGCTGTACACATTACTAAAAATATATCTATGAGACCCTACCCTGTCTAGACGGGCTGGAAAAATAAGTCGACACACCTTTATTTTTTTAAGTTTAATCTGTCCGCTCCTCGCAAAGAGTAGTGTTGGACCAGGTAAGGAAATAGTATAATCTTTATTAGTAAATCCATAATCTTCTAGAAGTGTTTCAATCCTTTCGATCTTCTTATTCATAGTAAGTATTTTAAGTTAAGGTTAAATATAACCAATTAGGGTATCTGTTGTATACCCTTCATAAAATATAGTTGGGAGACACAGGTCAACTGCACTGGTTAGGCAAGTGTCCGCATAGTTGTTTAATCCATACTGGTCTCTGGTCTTGAGAGACCTGTGCAGACCTGCTAGGTGTACACTACGGAGTGACTTGACGCAAAAAAAGGGCTCACTGTTGGAACCCTTTTCTTTGTAAAATGTATATTTAAAATACTTAATTGCTATTGAAGGCTGCGATGAGTCTTGCAGGAATTACTTTCTCTAGGTTGCATGAGTCGCAACATCTACCGCCGTTTACTGGTTCTGCAGTGTTACCGTACCTTCCATAGGACTCTCCACAAATAGAACAGTCCCTAAGTTTAGCGATCTCTTCTAGACAGCGCGGACAACCTACTTCATCTATTCCCTCGATTCTAGCGTGATTAGTACTTAAGGCTGGGGTATTACATAGGTTACCTTTACCTGACTTGTAGGCGTGTGCGGTGTTACTCCACACGTTACCCTTGTTACCAAAGATGAAGTAGCTTGGACCTAGGTCTTTTATTAGTTTCATAGTTTTAAAGTTTTTAAGTTAAAAGTAAATATAACCAATTTGGATATTCGTTGTATGCGTTCCCCAAAACTTATTTGCGAGACCGGGACCACTTCAAGATCTTTGCCCATCGCCCAACCGCTGGTCTTTTCCAACCGTCGATAATCGGTAAAACTACCTCTTCAACAAATTCCTTCATCTCCCCAGTGGAGACCTCATCGACTGTGTCGGCTAGGCTATGACATACTCCTAACCGCCATAATTCAAACTTTCCATGCTCGTCCTTTGGCAACGGGTTAATTACGCAAGAGTCAATACCTTCTCTCCGCATTATAACTGAATCGTTAAACGGAACACTGACTAGCTCCGCGCCATGCTCCTCTACTAGATATCTCTTCAGCGGACCTTCTATATTATCACCGATAAACCAGCTCTTACCGCCTCGACCCGTAAGTTCGAAATTGAGTACCCAAACGGGTCGAGGTAATAATCTATTCAGAACAAGTTTTGCATAACGAGCCGCGCCTAGTCCGCCGACTTCTTCTCCATCGGTCAAGACTAGCATGACTTCTGGTCTCTGCAGTTTGGTTGCAATCGCATTGATTATTGAAGCTGAGTTATCGTTCGCATTATCACTCGCTGGATTTACAATATCGTGATGAGCCATGATTACGATCGGACTCTCTACTACGGAGTGTATATAGATGTTCCAGCAACGCTGACCACTGGTGCGGTGCCATTCGTCCAGCTCATAGGCTATGCCTAATCTTTGGAGCAGAGTCTCGATCCACTGGACACGAGGGGTTGGCTTATCTGTGTTACGATAACTTGTGCCTAGGTTTTTTGCTCTACACAGACTCCCTATCTGCTCGTATATTTCTTCTTTCATATTGTTATTATACTAAATTATCCTAAAACTAAAAAGGGCCCTTCAGCAGGACCCTTACTCACGATGGAAGTTATCTAAAACTCTCGGCAAGCGGTGCCCGAATAGTTACCCGTACATACCGACCAAACAGCATATCCGATTGAAACTACAAGTATCAACATTAGTGCAGCTGCCCATACCTGAAACGCGATTAAAACCAAATCTTTTTTCATGTTGTTTGTTTTTAAGTTATATAGTAAATATAACTATAATACTCCAATCCGTAATGCGTTTCCTAAAATATATTTGCGAGACCTCGTCCTATAAATCCAATCTATTTTTCCAAGTGTTAAAACAATTAATCCAGTAGACGGGGTCTCTACACTTCAGAGACCTGCAAAGTTACGTGCTAAAAAAGCCGGTATTTAAACCGGCTTACTTAAACTTTTATTACAGGATCAGCATACCTATGTTTAATAATTCGTTCTTTAGGTTTCCATCCATCTTTTGATTACCACTAATCGAGAGAATTATAGTGGGACCCTGTAGGGAAACTACATAATCTTCTTGGGTAAATCCATAAAGCTTTAGGAATGCTTCTGCCTTTTCAATTTGTTTTCTCTTATTCATATATCAAGTTTTTAAGTTATAAGTAAATATAACTATAATACTCCAATCCGTAATGCGTTTCCTAAAATATATTTGCGAGACCACCTAGACAGTGCAAGATTCCTGGAATCGGGTGCAAAGATCCAGTGGATCGGGTCTCTGTGGAATTCTTAGAGACCCCAACCTGCAGCGTGGATCCTACTACGGAGTAAACTTCATTAAACCAAAAAGGCAGACTCTCGCCTGCCCCTAACACTATCCCGATTTATACTAACCCGTAAGCTTCTTAATCACGAGCTCAGCGTCAACCTCATCCTTTACTGGAATTAAAAAACCGTTACCTACAACATACCAACCGTCGGCTAGGTGGAGCGATCTGATGGGCCCAGAAGTATCTATCTGGACTCCATCACTGAATTTTAAAATGCTCATCAGATGTATATTTCACGTGAGGAACTTACGCTTCTCCATTCCTTCTTTTCCAAGTCAAAGAAGTTAACCTGTTTTTCAGAAGCTTCACGCTTACCAGTAGGATGACTCTCTACTGGAATCGTACTTAAGTTAGTTGTTCCGACTGCCGTTCTCAACGAGCCGTCTACCTTTTTAAAAGCAAACTGAATTACTTCGTTCTTTAACCTAGAGCGCAATACTGTAGGTGATACCTGTTTTAAGTTCATGTTAATTGTTTTTAAGTTATAAGTAAATATAACCATAATATCCAAATGGGTAATGCGTTTTAGGAAATAAATCTTAGAGACCTCGTCCTATAAATCCAATCTATTTTTCCAAGTAACCAGCAAGCTTAATCTAGTTGACGGGGTCTCTGAAGCTAAGAGACCATGGCCAATACGTATCCAATCTGAAGCTAAGAGACCATAGCCAATTAGATATAACAGATGTTTACTAAACTAACCTCACAAAAAAAGGGCCGACATAAGCCGACCCTCTCCTAAATTAGTGACCGTTAGCTCTCTTCAGCCATGTCCATTCTAACCAATTGAACGAAGGCTGGTATAAGTAGTAACAGACCTAGGCTATTACCAAAAGCAACCATTGCTAATCCCATAAATTGTAATAATAAGTTTAATAAAGTTTTCATTTCTTTAAGTTTTAAGTTATAAGTAAATATAACCATAATATCCAAATGGGTAATGCTTTTCCTAAAATATATTTACGAGACCGGAGCCAAAGATATAAATATAATTGAGGTTTACTTAAAATAAGAAGCAGCTTCTCTTATGGAAAATAGCTAGTATAGCAAAATAGGTACAGGTCTCTGCGCTTATTTCTTAAAGAGGTAATGATAAATAAACCTATAAAAAACAAGATCAAATGAAACTAGCTACCCGAACATTCCTTCAATTCATAAACGAGTCTCGCCATGGAGACGATGCAACCGAACAGGAAGTAACCATAACTGCGCAGTCTGCAGTAGAAGACTTAGGCCCTCGCGAAAAGGAGATACTTGCAGATTACCTGCAATCGGATCCAGCAGGATTTGAAGAGTTGGTTAGTCTAGAACTAGAAGGAGAAAGCTTCGGTGCTAATCCTAGCGAGATGAGCGATCAGGAATTCAAGGTCAGGTCAATCATAGACAAGATAATAACAAGAGTCGGACCCGTTGCTGGTCTAGCTATTGTTCCAGCCGCAATGTTTATCTCAGGCGGGGTTGCACTAGCTTTAGGAATTACAGCAGTCGCTGCAGTCTACCTAAAGGATGCTGCCTGGTATAAGTCTAGCGGTTACGATAGGAATCAATCTGGTCACCACTATAGAGAATCAGACAGGGCAAGACACGGAGGAGAAGAGAGACACCGACACCACGGTAGCAACTAGCTAAGCGTTAACTTATATACCAAAATATACCGAAGCATAGCCAACGCCTAGCAGTCTGCACAGGTCTCCTTGCAGCAGAGACCCTTAACACCCTGATATAATCTTACCTGGTCTATACACAGGTTTCACTACTCACCAATCTATAAATATAACCAATATACCGATCCGTTGTATACTTATCGCTAAACTTTATCTGAGACCTGCAACAGTGCTAGGAATCAGGCTAAGCGTAATCCCAACCGCCGGTAATTTACCGATTTCTAAGCATGATAAGCTTCTATCCGATCTCTGCAGGCGGTTACCTAGTCAGAGACCCGGTCCCCAGGGTATCCAAGTAGACATAACTAGCCAATCTGCGCCACAGAGACCCGGTCAACAGGCTATACTAGACAGGCTAGCGCATGCAGGCCGGTAGAAACCTACCCTGGGGACCGGCAGTCGGCGCCCTGGGCGAGATTAGTGCCTGTACCGAGCCCCTGGCCTGCCTGGAGGCCCCTGGGACCGTCTGGCCGAGCGCCTGTCAGGACAGGCTAGACAGGCTAGATAGACTAGCTAGGTGATTTTCAAGTTAAATTTTGTAACTATAGGGCCCCTGGCCCTGGTGATGTGACCTCCCGCCGGGCGCCAAAAACTCTTGGACCAGGGGAGTCTCCACCTGGACCTCTTGTACACTGGGGTAGCTCCGTGGTGTATACTCCCGCAGGTGCGCGCGCCGCGCTATTCTTTAATACCCCTAGACCCTGGGAAGTGACCCCTCTTATGCCATAAAAAAATCCCCCAGGAAAATTATATAATTTTTTTGCTTTTTTGTATAAATAATAAAAAATTTATGTTATGAAAAACAATGTAAAAAACTTTAGTCAATTCGTGAATGAAAGCGGACTGGGATATGGCTGGGCAAATCGTAGAGAACTACGTAAAGAACTAGTTGGAGGCAAAGGTCAAAAAAGACAATATGATGAGCTTTCAGAACCAGATAGAATGGAGCTAGAAGGTCTATTTGCTAGCATTAACTTACGTGGAGAAGAAAGCGCAAAGGAAATACTTGCTAACTTTACTAGTGCCCTTTCAAGATATAACACAATTGGAGAAATTAAGGCTGCTCTTGAAATTGCTCGTGAAGAGTTAGATACTCCGACTGGAGATAATGAAGAGGAATCGTATGGCCAAGAAGAATATTAAACGATACTTTAAAATAAAAAGGCCCCTCTCCACCAGGAAAAAAATCCCCCAGGAATTTTTAACCGGTCTAGAACTAAAGTAATTATCCTGCTGATCTATTATAAATAACTCTATAAAAAATATAGTAAGAATGAAGAGAATAATAAAAACATTTTATAATTTTATAAACGAATCAGAGTCTGCCCCAACTAGTACAGAGGTGATTTCTAAAGTTCAAGGAATTTTTATTAATACTGCCTCTTATGGGGATCCTAATTCAGTATCGATCTATGTAAATAATCAAACGATCAATCCAAAAGGTGAAATACGCATTGATTTTAATAAGAGAAATACACGAATTCTTTTAGATCTTTCTGGAGATAAAACTAGACCTGGAACACTAGGCGACGTTAACAAGGTTGTAGAAAATTTATTTTTAGCAGCCGGTGCAAAGCGGGTACCTTACACGAAAAAAGACGGTAGTTCTAGCTATCTTAACCATACTGTAGACTATGGGGGGATGACCTTAACTAAAATCACAGAGGTGCTTACCAAATTAAAATCAATGAGTAGCTACTAGTTCCTAGCTTCACACACCCCAAAACCCCCATAGCGCGGGGCGGGGATTCCTAAATATTAAACTCACCACTTTATTTTTTTGGTAGTATCTGGAATAAATAACTAAAATATAAACTAAGAATGAAAAGATATTTATTAGACTATCAGAGTTGGAAGACCGCTGTTGTTGAATCAGCCCGATTAGAAGAAAACGAAGCGACGATACAACCGCTCATGGAGGCAACTGTCGCAGATATTCAAAAGTTATTGCCTGTCGCTGAATTAGGTCCAACTGGTGCAGACGGTAAGATTGGAACAAACACGATAAATGCTATCTACAAAGCCTTGTCTGCAGCTAAACCCGTTGTGCCTTCAGTAGGTACAGGCGGTACTGCAGGTGCAGTAGGTACAGGCGGTACTGCAGGTGCAGTAGGTACAGGCGGTACTGCAGGTGCAGCCGCTCCGGTAGGTACGACTGGTACTTCAGGTAAAGTCACTCTCACGAGTCAACAGAAAATCGACGCAGCTAAGGCAGCATTACAAAAAGCTGAGGACGAGGCTAAAGGGGAGAGAAAGGACGATAGACTAGGCCGTAGAATAGAGAGAAAAGAAGGAGTTGTAAATGCACTAAAAAGCAAACTAAGAGTAGCTGACTCTTAATTAATAGACATACCTTAAAAAATAAAATTAATGTATATCATAAATTATAATGAGTGGAGACGGGTATACGAAGAGACTGAAGCCGTTGCACTCCAAAGCACAGTTATGCTTAAGATACAGGCAGCACTAGGTAAAAGAGGTAAATCCCTACCTGACTTAGAGGCAGCGCTAGCAACACTAGTACCTGCAGGTGATGACGTATTAACTGACGACTCTCTACCTATCGCAGAGGCTAGACTACATGAGTCCTATACTGAAGAAGCTATCGATATTGTAATAGACTGTATTTCAGCACTTATTTCAACCATTCCTTTAGCTGGAACGGGGATCTCAAAGGCAATTGATCTTTTACACATAGCATCCTATGGGATTCGTGCGTGGTTTGCAAGCGAAGCGACTAGTAAAGTTACGAATATGGCGATGACTATCTTAAATATCGCTACCTTGACCATGCCTGCAGGAGCAGGTCTCTTAAATATCGGGTCTAGAGCAGCAGTCAATAGCGGTATTGCACTAGCAAAGAGATCTGTTCGCAAACTAGCAAGTTCAAAAGTGGCCAGTTTTGCAATAAAGAAAGGAGTACCTACCTGGCAAGGCATGCTCTCTATTGTACTTGCAACAACGCTAAAGGACACAATATTGAATACACTAACATCTGTTTCAACCAACTTAAAATCAATATATTCAAGCCTAACGAAGTCTATCGCTAGTTGGAGAGACTGGCCGATTATTGGAAGCGTGATTGGTTACCTGCTTGATGCACTAGACTGGGTTTCAACAAATATAAGTTATTGTGTATCGAACATGTCTGGGGTAAAAGCCGCATTGTCAATATAACCAAGAGTGGATGAAGGCAGCTAGCAGTTTCGTTAAATTTATCAATGAGAGTAGTTTAGAAGAGTGGAGCCTTGCCCGAAACCCAAACACCGATCCTCAAATATTAGATGAACTAAGTACAAGTCAATACCTTTCAGTTAAACACGTAGTCGCATCTAACCCAAACACTAGACCCGAGACAATAGGTAAACTTTTTGCCTCCTTTGGTAGTGACATTCATTTGGGAATAGCTGACAATCCCAGTGCGCCAGTCCAAATCTTGATCACGATGTTAACTCAAGGTCTAGAAGAAGGGCGTGATATTTTACTAAATGTACTTGCCAAAAATCCTAGCCTGCCTGAAGAGGCGCTTACTCTACTTAGAGATTATGACAGCAGCGAGGTACGTTGTGCAGTTGCATCTAATCCCAATACTGGCTTGGGCGACCTGTTAGAATTAGCGCTTGACTCCAATCGCACAGTAAAGAAGGCAGCTGCTGCCAATCCTAAGCTCGTTGACCTTAGCGGTTATTTAGACTAACCCGTTTGATAAATAACTAGATAAAACAAAAATTCATCTATGAAACACATACGCGCATACGATGCATTTGTCCTAGAAAGTATAGTAGGTACTGAGTATCGACCGCTTGCTAAGATTCTAGAGTGCAAGTTTACACCAGATCTAAAACATCTAATGCTAGATGGAGTATTCTACTCTTCTGAGACTGGCGAAATAGTTCCTCTAAACGAATGGTGGTCGCTAAGTGATATCTTACATGCCGGTGCAGATGTTCTTTCCGCAGTCGTTGACTTTGTTATTCCTGGTTCAGGTGCAATCGTCGATACTCTAAATGCACTAAGTTACCTCATCGAGGCACAGTTTGTCTCTGCGGATAAGAAGGATGGTCTCTATCTAATGGCAGCAATAACCTATGCTTTTGTAATTCTACCTGGACCTTTACAGGCCGTTTCAATTCCACTCAAAAGATTTATTAAGAGTGGAGCAAAGGTAGCCTCACCTCTTATAAAGAAGGCATTAGGTATGGTAGCAAGTTTTTTACCAAAAATATTAACAGACCTACCTAACCTAATTAATAGTGCACTAAAGAGCAAGCTAGCCGGTGCTATACTTGGTAAGTATGCAGGTAAGATCGGAGCAGCAGTTAAACAGTTTGGAGCAAATATTCTTAAAACCTTTAATAAGGTAATGGGTCTACCTGACATGGCAAAAACTGCAGGTAAAATAGCAACAGTCAAGGTTGCTGTAAAAACCGTATTAGATTCTGCAGCAATAGGTATGCTTAAGAAATTTTTCTCCAGTAAAGCCAAGTTCAACATAGCAAAAGGAACTAGTGAAGTTGCACTTAAAAAACTGGGTTTTGTCCCTGGTAAAGCATACAGATACATCAATAAGAGCGGTAAAGGTGTGACAGCTAAGATAGTAGGTTCTGGAGTCGATGGAAAGACAGTATTAGTAAAATTTGGTAATAAGGCGGGTTTATCACCGACTTCTGTGCCACTTAATACTTTTGTTAGGCAAACTGTAGGTGCACCTTGGGGTCGTAGAGGATATACGGTAGCTGCACCGTTATTAGTAAAGCAATTTGCAAGTATGATGAATTCAGCTGGTGAAATAGACCCAGCATTAATTGAACAGATCCCTCCATTAGATCCGGACCTAGTTTCAAAAGAAACAATGGCTTACTATTTAGACGAGGTTCCAGAATACGATGGAGCTGCTGAGGCTACTGAGTATTAAGAATAGAAAAAGAGAGACTATGAAACACTTAATGTTATTTGAAGAATATAACACAGCAAGTATCACCAAAATGGAACCAATTACCTATACTGCTCCTAGCGGAGACTGGGACGCGATGCACTCATTTCAGTCCCGTAAGAAGGACGGCTTTGGCGGTAAGATGAACGACAAGATAGAGAAGAAACTACTTGAGTTATGGGAAAAAGGTATCAATCCTGAGGTAAAGAGTCTCAAGGTGAAGATGGACGAGTCTAGCTGGAAGGTGACTATCGACGTAGAAGTAGGACCGTCGAGCGACGGCAAAGCCTGGATGGGTATCACTTCACGTGGCGGAGCGGGTAGGAACACGGGTTCCTCTGCAGCAAGCATAAGAGCTCAGAACCAGATCGACAAGAAGCTTAAGGATCTAAAGAATGATATCGGTGACAGTGCTACCGAAAAGTTTGAGACAAAGAAGCTACTTGATTTTGAATACGATTCTAATAACAAGAAGACTCACGTACGCCAGCTCTTCTACACCTATACTAATCCTAAAAAGTATCCTAAGGAAAATCCCAACGCTAAGAAACCAAACGAAGAATCAAAGTAAAAGGTCTTTATGAAAAGACCGATTGAGTATGCAGCGGAGTCCTTTGGGCTTGATACACACTCAGTAACACATATTCAGCAGCTATTAAACTCTGCTCCTACCTTTAGCCAAGTCGTAGCCATTTCAATTAAAGGAGCTCGCTGTCAATGGGCAGTATACAGATGGCTGATGCAGGCCACTTTGACTAGACCCGAAATAGACTCTCACTTTACACTCCTTAACTTTTCTAAAAATCCTATGCTTGTACCTAGTCTACTGTGTGAGATCTACTTGAATCGACATCACCATTACCTAGCAGTTCATTTAAAATCAAACTCCAGATTTTCACCAGATTTTATTATCAGTCGACTTGCAAACGAGACTGACTCGTTAGACATAGCACTTGACCTGTTTGATCTTTGTTGCAGGAACAAGATTAAGATAAGTCAAAAAGCACTAGATGTCGCATGGAGACTAGCATGGTCGACTAGTTCTGACACACTAAAAACCGCTGTTGCTACTCAACGTGCAGCTACACCTATACAGATTGCGGCATGGCTAGAAGGAACGAGTATACAGGAGCAAGAGTTAAAGTTAGACGGTATTTCTCAAAAAGAAATAGATTTAATCTCTTGCTTGTTTTGGGAATGATAAATAAAGATATGAAGAATTACATAAAAGACTTTGATTTACTTATTGTTGAGAACAAAGGTAACGAATTTACTGAGTTTGCACAAAAAAGACACGATGGTGCAAGCGATATAGTTGAGAGAGCACAAAAAAAGGGAGGAACTGCAATGTTGACATATCATCATTTTGTAGTTAAATTGCCTTATTATAAGAAGGCAGCCGCTGGTAAGTTTGACCAGACTAAAGCCAAGGCTGAACTTAAAGTTCTTACTAGAGAGTTAGCACAGTTACTAAAGACGTTTGAACCCAAAGATCAAATACCATTTCAAAAGATCATGGGTAAAATTGAGGCAGTTGGCGAACTTATTATTCGTTCTACTCAAAACCAATAAATCTAGCCTTAAGTAGAATAAATAACTAAAAATAGTAACTTGATGAAGCACCTAAAGCTGATCTTTGAAGCAGACATCATAGAGGACCCAGCAGACTCATTAAACTTACCTGGAGAAACTGATTATTCGGCATTATCTTCTGATGAGCTAATGATGCTAATAGACCAAGCGGCAGCAGACAACGACTTTAAAGAGGTTGAAAGACTTAATTTTTATTTAAGAAAAGAACTTAATCAAAATGAGGCACCCGATCTATTAACTATCGAAGGCTATGTTCACCTAAACGAATCGGTAGCAGAATCAAAGTTGATTCTACGAAAGCTTGCCGATGACGAGATACGTCGAGCTCGCCCTGAAATCGATAAGGTGGTAGAAGCTCTTCCGCAAGAGGAACAAGAAGCTGCTTATACCCAGGCAGTCAAAGAGATTGAAGATTCTTTTTATCGACACCCAGACTATCTTGAGATACAGGATATATTTAAAAGTAGTCCAAAGTACATAAGTACTTTTGTGATATTTAGGTTTATTCAAGGTGCCCCAATAGAACAGTTAAGACAGGTCGCGAATCTAATCATACAACTTAGACTTAACCTTGACGAGTTACCTAAGACGCCTGATGAATATGCTAAGATTAAGAATAGAGCTGGTGAAGCACCTGGCTATGAACAATTAGGGGACGAATTAAACCGACTCTTAGAATTAAGTAGAGGTAGGTGGCTAGTGAAAGCCCTGCCTAAAGTTGCCTGTTCTACTGATGCACACGTATCTGCAGGCCTAGGTCCAGTAAATCTAAGAGAATTGTATGCAGCAGCAACGAAGGAGAAAAAGAACGAACTACTTAGACTCGCAGCTCAGATAAATGATCTAGATAAACCTGCACTTATTTCGGCAATTAGAATTGAACTAAGTGGTAAACCATCAATCGATGCAATAATAACAGACCTTAGCCAAAAACTAAATTCTGCAAACACTGATCGTGGTGACCTGTACCAAAAAGCAGTAGAGGCTTACCCAAGTGTAGCTGTGCTTTACGATGGCCCTAATCATCTGGTTTTTTCATTTAGAACAGATGCACAGTTACCTTATCTTTGCGGTAAGGCCGCTGGTTGGTGTATTCAGCCTGCATGGTACAACTCAGGTTATGCTGGTCTGTTTTGGAATTATGCATCTGGCTCTTTACAGCTTGGTGTACTTGACTATTCAGTCGACTCAACTAACAACTTCCATACTGTTGGCTGGACGATATATCCAAATGGTTCAGTAAACACTGCATGTAATCAACCTAATCGCTGTGCAAACGGCGGAAGCAGTGGAAACTACAAAGAAATGATGAAAGGCTGGAGTGCTTCTGGCGAGAGTCACGCATATCCTCAAGATGTAATAGATGCAATCTCTCTAGTATTTGATGCTGAAGTAAAGACAAAAACAGCAACTGATGCTATCTACAAAAAAATATTTGAGTTTTCTAGAAGCGAAAGAGATAAATCCGAAGCAATGAAGAAAACTATACTTGGCCTTGTTAGAAACACCGAAGACTTGATGAAATCAACAAGTTCTAGTTTTGGTGATATTTCTGCGCAAGAAAACATAAATAAGCAGGTTATTGCCGCTGAACTTAAAAACCTACGTAATAGCGATATCATCAAAGAAGTACAACAGGAGTATATAGATAAAGCAAAAAACAAAGGTTTGATAAGTCCAGCAGACGTTAAGATATTTGAAATTGTAATGGAGGCAGCAGCCGCTGCACTAACAGACCAGTTAATAAAGAACATTAAGGATAGAAACACGACGTTTATCAATAAAATTAGTGAAATGTTGCCTAAAGCAAAGTCTCTTAGTCCTGCTACTCTTGATCGTTGGAAAGAAGTCGTTAATACAATAACAGACGCTAATACTTACTTAGATTCAATGATTTTAAAAATAAAAGGTAATAATGAAAAAAAATAAAATTAAAAGGTTAGACGAGTTCGTTGCAAATCGACCAGCGGTTAGACCTACTCGACCTGGAACTTCACCTACACCAACCACTCGACCTGGAACTCCAAACACAACGCCTAGACCAGGTAGAGCTGTACCTGGACGTCGTCCTGGAGAGAAAGAAAAAGGCAAGCCGATGGCATCTGTAGAAGAATTACTAGAAACATTCTTTAGCGTATTAGGCGAAGAATTAGACACAGTAAGCGGTAAGAAGATGATTAAAAAACTACATGATAAGTATGCGAAAAATAAGTAAATTCAAAGAATTCATCGGTGAAGCATCTTTAAGGGGCAATACTGGTATACCTGGAGAAGAGGGTTCTGGCCGAGAGTCATGGTTAGACAAAACTAATGCAAGCTCTGACGCCTCTGCTCGAGCGTTTGCTATGGGAAACCGAGCAGACCTTGAAAACTTTAGTAGACTTGCTAGGCGAGCTCAGGAGTTACATGCTGGTCATGAGAATCAGTTAGCTGACCTTACTGAAGAAGCTATCCGTACTATTTTTGGTAGCATGATAGACGACATAACCTTAAAACTAAAGATCGGAAGCATGGAAGAAGTTGCTGAGATGATGGAAGAGACTCCAGACGATCAACCACAAGAACTTGAAGAGATAACAGATAATGCATTATTGGACGCAATTCAGGTACGTAAGATACTTCGCACCATTCAACAAGGCAAAGGACTTAGCGTGAAAGAGATCTTAAACTCAGAAATAATGAAGTCAGGAATCGAAGATATCTTAGGTGAAGACGCTGCTGAATATATTAGGACACTAAATAAAGTATGTAACGTTGCCCAGTTTTTTGACTGGACTGTTCCTGAAGAAGTACAAAAAGGTGCCTGGCAGAATCGAAATGGTTTTGCAGGTGGTGTAAAATTAGACTTTCCTGAAGAGTCAGAAGAGCCAAAAGCAGATGCTGCAGAGGCTTTACTTAAGGACTTAGAAGAAGGTAACGATATTATTAATAATCCAGAAGCCGAAGAACTTCTTTCTGATATCAATACTACCATTGAGGCAATCGGTATCGATCTTTCAGTTTTAGTTCATGAGACAGTAAAAGGCATCTATATGTTGACTGTCCAATGGTCCTTAGATTCCCTGTCAGAAGAAGATGCAGAAAAGGTGATTGCTAATACTGATACCTTATTTGATGAGCTTCAGGAGATCAAGTATGGTCGACAGATGCAGAATACTTTTTTTAAGATCGTTGCTAGAAATGTTAAAGTTATCGAGAAGATCAGTGAATTAAGTAGAAATAGCACAAGTGATGATGCTATTATTGCTTTCCAAGAACAGCTAAATTTTATCTTCTTTGGAAAACTTGTTGCAATATCTAAGGAAGACCCTAAAGAGTTTCTAAGGATAGTAAATAATATTCTTAGTGAAAACGACGAGGCAGTTAGAGAATGTACTTCTTTAATTGAGGAATCAATGGAAGACATAGAACAGGAGGCCCGCTATCAAAGAGGCGAAACTGAAAATGAACCTGCCGATAGTTATTTAGAAGATGAAGAAGATGAAGATGACAGGGAAGTTTATTATCCAGAAGATTTTCCTAGTGACGACTTACAGCAGAACGATATCTCAAAAATGAGCAAAGACGAGATTGCTAATGCTATAATTGATGCTTATCAAAACGGTGACGAAGCTGAGATTGCTCGACTTAGAAGAATGCTGCCAGAATCTTATCGTTTCCCTAGGTTTAATGATTATTCTAAACTTTTTGAAAACAGAAAAAGATTCTGATCGATGAAATTATTAGAACAGGTCATAGGCTTCTATGAGTGGCAACAGCTAAATCGTGGCATACTTGTAGAATCAAACGTTTCAGGAAACTTTGAAATATTTACGGTTTTTAACTTTGATGATAACCCTAATTTAATTCATAAGCAAGGTCAGTTATACCCAAACCTTGATAAATTACGCAGCGCATCAGCCGAACAGTTAAATGAGTTCTTTAACACGTATCTTTCTGACTTTAAAATTGAACAGAATCTATCTTTTCAGTATTTCGTAAAATCAGAATCAATAGAAGAGCCGTTAACTTTAAACCTAGATATCAAAGATAGTGGGATGCAAATTTCTAAATACTCTCAAAGTGAGGGTGTTATTAATTTTAATTTCATAGACGCGATTAAGAAAAACTCAATTAGAACAAATATTGAGAATCTAGCCAAGATAGAAGTCGTTTTAAAGGATGAAATAAACTTGGTTCCAGAAGACAAGATACTAACTGCACTACTGGACTCAAGTAAGCCTGCATGGCTCTCAGCCTTTGATGCAGGCGAATTAAACTCTGATTTGGAATCTATACTTATTTCAAACTCAGTCGGCGATTCATTCGTTAATAAAACAGAAATAAGTAAATTGGAAAAAACTATTACTTCTTTCGTGTTATTTGAACTATACTTAAAGG